GCCCCTCTAACAGTACAAATAATAAACATTCTTTTCATAATTTTAAAATATAATTCCTAACCAATGCAAAATTATTATAATCCATATAAAGATTCCCTGATAAAAAGCTGCGATCATTCTTTTAGTTCCTAATCCGGAATCGAGTCCTTTAAATAACCAGTATATTCCAGCAAGCGGTATCCAAACTTTTTTATTCACTCCACCAATATCCAGACTTAATTTCTTCTATTTCTTTTCTACTGCATCGACGAAAGATCTTTTCTCGTACACATCCATAACAATTCGTTTCTACAGTTACTTCCCAGCAACACAGGTCATCAGTAATTACTTGATGCGGAGGTACTAGAATTTTAGTTACATGTACATCTACCAGATTCATATCTTATTATCTTAAATCATTTCGAACTCTCATTAGTACCTTTCCAAGAAGATTCTGACCATTCCAATTCTTTTCATCGAGAATGCGATCATCACTCCATTTAATTTTTACTCCCCAAATAGGGTCAAACGGGGTTCCTTCTACTAGTATTCTATTTCCTGTATCGAGAAGCTTCTTTTTAAGATCTGGATATTGAGAAAACTTTTCATAAATGGCTTCGTACATCATTTCTTCTCTAACTTTACCCCATCTCTCTTCATCATACCATCTGATTTTTCTTCCTAGATCTTTAGCGTCTTTGGGATGAGTTCCTAATGAGACAATCTTTGCAGCAGCTAAGTCATCACCAAAAAATTTGGCCTTCTTATACATGAATAACTGTTCTGACGTTGTAAATGTCTGACCATCGTATTTTATAGCTAGATCCATGGGAATCCAATTGCTAAGGAACGAGCCCCAAAAGTAGATATGTGTATCAGTTGTTCTCATTAAAATAGTGGTTTTTGTATATCATTAGGATCATCGTCTCCAGGCTTCCACTCCGGAACTTCAATTCCTAAATTCTCTTCAATCCATTTTGCTACTATTCGACGATGACAGAATTCTCCAGGATTCTCCCAACATAAGAGAACCTGTCCCTGTAGAGTATCATAAATCTTCTGCGGATCTAATTTGGAGAGGACTCGCTCTCGATATTGCTGCTCATATTGTTCTTCTGTAATCTGATCAGCTTTTTTAGCAAAAAAAGTTTGGCGATCCGGTTCTAGAGCAGGAAATCTGGCATCCATCCAATCGATAGGGGGATAAATGCAAATAGCTACTCCCTTATCCCCTTTATATGTTTTGAAATTTGAGGTCTTCATATATTAGCTTTTATATCCAAATCCGGCTTTTCTTACTTGAAAATCTTCTCCTTTAGTATCGTCCCCATAAAAGTAGAGTTGAGCTAAAGACATGGGTTCATTTACCTCTATATTCTTCCCTAGCTTTTTGGCGAGTGCTTGAGCTTTTTCTTTAGATAACTTATCGAATTTGTATGACTTAAGAAGCCTCCCCTGCCTTAATAGAGCCTCATCTATATCTTTTGTTGTCGTATTAAAGGTTGCAACAATGGAAATATTTAAGCAGTCAGAAAGAAGACCATCGGTCATATTTAGAATATTTGAAACTGCTCCTGATCTTCCATCTCCTAATCTCTTTTGGAGAGCAGGTTCTGCATCCTCAATTATGAGAATGGAATCACTATTATCCAAAAGGAAAGGAATAAATTCGGGAGAAGTTATATGATGAACCATATCAGGAGAGATGAAAATAATATTTCTTCTGAGCTTACTAGCCAGATATCTTATATAAGTAGTCTTTCCTGTACCTGGCTCGCCATGAAGAATAACAAGTCCTGTTTTCTTTTTATCATTTAGCTTTCCTATAATCTCTTCTGATATTTCCGGAAAATCCTCATTATAATTGTCAGAGATATTGATGTTTCTCTTTTTAACATCAAACGGTTTTTTCTGAAACCCATTAGATGATCGATAAACAACATAGATCTTATTTTTAACTACGAGAGGAAGTTTATAATTCTTTATGATTCCAAGGAGAGTATAAAGAGGACTCTCTTTATCATTAAGATATTCAGGCGGATAGAGGAGATATGATGAATGACCATCAAAAAAGAGAACCATTTTTTCCATAGAGAAATAGAAGAAATGAAGTTCCATCTTCTTATTGTTGTAAGTATGTCCAAAATGACAAGAGTCTAAAGGAACTTCCATTTTCTGGAAAAACTTATCATAAAATTTTCCTGATATTACTTCATTCCTGATGGTAAGATGATATGGAATAATTCCATATTTTTGAATATATTTGTATCCTACATAGGAAAGGGAATAGTCTGCTTCGAAATCTGCTTCGGCTACATCTTTAAGTTCAAATATCTCCTTCCACGGAGTAAATTTTATTTTATCTTTAACCCCGGGATCTTCAAATCGAACCTTTTTAATTTTTGTAAAGTCCAAAATTTGGGAATAATGCTGAATAAAATCTGGATCTTCATCTTCAGCATATACTTCAATTTCTGGAAATTCAAAATCATCCGGAATTAAATCTAAAAAATCAGTCTCTTTACTCATATTATATTTTTTACTTTTATTAATTTATACCCCTTCTAGCCATGATTTTCTTTTCTGACTCGAATCACCAAAAGCTATTTCAAGAAATTTTTTCGAAGAGCGGTCTTCAACAATATTGAAAAGGACTTTATGGCTCATTACCCATTCCCAATCATCAATTGATAAAGATCCTAATCCTTTTAAGTAATTAACATTCAAAAGTTTCTTATTTTTAGAAAATTTAGCGAATTCTTCTAGCGAAAAGAAATATTTTCTCTCCCCCTGGTAATCGCAAGCAACCAGAGGAGTAACAAGCTTCAATAATCTGCCCTCTTTTATAACATGGGGAAACCATTTATAGAAGAAATTGATCACCAGAGATGAAATATGCTGACCATCTGGGTCCTCATCTGCTGCAATTATAATATTTTTATAAGCTGGCGGAGTTTCTTTCGATGGATCCAGTCCCAGTACACTTATGATTTCAAGGATTTCTTTATTCTCAGCTAAGTCCGCTAATCTTTTTGTATTTTTAATCTTTCCTCGAAGAGCATAGACGCCTTCAGTTTCACTATTTCTTGCCTGCTTCACCGGGCCTGCAGCTGAAAGTCCTTCTGTAATATAGAGGAAATCTTTCTTCATGGAAGCAGGAGAGTACTTATCAGAAATCTTTCTCTTTGAAGTACGCTGAGCCTTCTTTATCTTTTTAATACTCTCATCATGAAGTCTATCCTCTATATCCTCAATTATTTCCTTTGAGATATCTGAATTCTTAAGATTTCGTATGAGTTTTGATTTGAAATTATTCTCAAGTTTCTCCTCTATCTCAAATCTGGTAACATCATATTTTGATTTGTTCTGGTCTCCAAATCTCATGAGACTTGATGGAACATCCAGTGCTATGAGAGTATCATAGAAATGGTGTGCAAGATTATAATTAAAATATTCATTACACCAGTCATTAACTATCTTCTGATGAATTCCTGTACATCGACTTCCATTTATAAAAGAGACTGAATTAGACCCCTCATAGGACTTCCATAGGAGGATCGTACCAAGCTCACTCTTGACAGATATGTTTTCCTCTGGGAGAAATGCTATCGTCAAGCCTAGATCCTCCTCACGGCCGTTAGAGATGAATTTACCACTTATCTTCAGGTTCTTAAGCCTAGGATCTAAAGATATGAGATAGTTCTTAAATGAGAGATAGGTTTGGATAAGTTCTTTATCCCATTTGAATTCCGGAAAGATATCGGGGGAGGGGATAAAGGATACGGAGGTTCCCCTTTTATCAGCTGGTGCTTTCCCTCTTTTTTCCTCACTTATGACTTTATAATCATCCCATTCAAAATGAACATATGAAGTAGCATTAACCGTGGTAACTTCAAATTTCTTAGATAAGATGTTCACCACAGCGGATCCAACACCATGAGTTCCTAAGATATTGGTAGATGAGTCAACGAAGTTACTTCCTGCATGGAGATCCTCCATTGCAGTACGAACTACATTCTTTTTAGTCTTTTCGTGTCTGGAAGCTGCTTTATGAAATCCCTGACCCTCGTCTGTGATCGTAACCTCGTTTGTATCTAAATTTACTACGACGGTAATATTTTTCATTTTGCCCTTCATCCTCTTTGCCTCGTCAAGTGCATTCTCGAGGATTTCTACAATAAGGTGCATAAATCCAGGTGACCAGGGTTTATCGTAGGTCTGAAGCTTTCCATCTCTGATAACAGGGATTCGTTCCTCCACCATTGAGACTTGACCAAGATACATTCCCGGCCTAAGTCTAACGGCTTCAAATATATTTAGTGCAACAATTTCTTTTTCGTGTTTCTTAGAGACTTTTACAGCCATATAATTTTTGTTATTTATACAAGGATAATAAATTTTAGTTTTAAAAGGGGAGGATCCTTTCGGAAACTCCCCTTTAGTGTAATCAAAACCAAAACGACAATGAAACTAAACCAATTCTGTTTCGGGCATGAAGCTTTCGGCTAACGTCCAGAGCTTCTTGTTATACTCGAGATTTCTTTTTCCGTTGGTGATAACCCTCGGTGATGATTTGCGGCCTTTAGGGGAGGTCATTTCGAACATACCCTTGATTGTTCTCTCCTGAACGACATTGAAGAGGGTCCAGAGGTCATCGGCTTCGTCCTGAGGTCTTACGGGTTCGTAGATATCGTGGATGTCCAAAGCACTGTGGATAGCGGATTCGTTGATAGTTCCATCTTCGAGGATGAATTTCCTGGGGTCTCTGTAAGCAACTGCCTTGATGGCAAATTCCTGCTTCTGATCCTCGTTAAGAGCGATCTGCTGCATGTTAGAGACATGTGAACCGACCTGGCGGTACTGTTCTGCGGTCTCAGCCAGCATCTCAATCATTTCTTTCTGGTCGATACCGACGTGGAGCCATTTAACATTGGTTGAAAGACCGGGGATAGCGAGAACGAGACCATTGGTGCAGACGAGGCGGAAGAGGCCGAGGTGAATCTGAGCCTTCGTGAACCCGTCGTGCGAGTTATCAATAATAAGCTGGGGACGAATTTTGTCTCCTTTGATGGGGATGTAACCCATATCAGGGTTCAAGAGACGAATGATGTGGCGGGAGTAGGGGTTGCAGCCATTCTGCTTAACTGAGTAAGGCTCCCAACCGAGGGCGGTAAAAGCTTTGAGAAAATCCTCTGTAGAAAAATATGAATACCTGTCAGTCAGGATAGGGGATACGGTGCGTGAGAAAGCGGCCGGAGCCATTCTTTTGAGGTCTTCTTCAGATTTGATTCTGTAACCAATCGAGAGAAGTTCCGGGGTGTTTGTCTGTGTCATAATCGTAAATTTTAATTAATTTTAATTACATAGTAAATATACACAAACTTTCCGAGATAAAAAAATTATTTAGGATAATAATTCGTTAAAAAACGTTAGGGAAGCAGTTCCAGAATTTCATATCCGGATATATAATAAAAAGATTAGGAATTATGATTAAAGATAAAACAGTCAAAGTTAAAATGATAGGACCCAATATAGATTATTACAAAAGTATGGGGTTAAATTTTTTTAATAAAAGCATAGTCGAAATACCATTTCATCTTGTTAATAGAAACTCTCATTATAAAGTTATATCCATATGTGATATATGTGGGAAAGAGAGGACCGTGACTATTAAAAATTATTATAAACAGATAGAGGGGGCAGATAGGGGAATGGACTTATGCCAAAAATGCTCCCATTATAAAAGGAAAAAAACGAATAAAATAAAATACAATAACGAAAACTATACTAATAGGGATCAGGCAAAAAAAACATGTACCAAAAAATATGGAGTTGATCACATTTCTAAAGTATCCATTTATAAAAGTAAAGTTAAAAACACTATGAAGGCCAAATATGGGGAGCATTTCTCCAAAACTGAAGAATTTTTACAAAAATTTAGAAAAACAATGAATGAGAAATATGGTGTTGATTATCCCATGCAATCAAATATTATCCGTCAGAAATCCATAGATACATGCATAAAAAAATATGGAGTTGAAAATGTTTCGCAGAATGGCGGGATTCACGAAAAGAAAAAGAAGACTTCTTCTATAATACATAAATTCCGGGATACCGATTTATTTTATCAAGGCTCATTTGAATTGGATTTTCTAGAAAAATTTTGGGATTTGGTTGAAATAAAAAATGCTCCTATCATAAATTATATTTTGGAGGGGAGGAAAAAAGTTTATTATCCAGATTTTTATATTCCTGCCTTCAATTTAATAGTAGAGATCAAAGGAAATTATTTTTATAAGAAGTTTGAAAAAATCGTAGAGCAAAAAGCTATATTCACAAAAAAAGCAGGCTATAATTATTTATTAATAATGGATAAGAATTATAGCGAATTTATTAAGATAATTCAATTATCTTAACCGCACATTCAAGAGCAGTTTTAACATCAAGTTCGCAATATTCTTTAATTCGAATTATTTCCCCCTTCCAATAGGCCTCCTTAACTCTCGACCCGGATAAATCATTTTTCGGAGAGGGTATTCCTAATGATACAGATATCAGTTCAAGCGGAGTAAAGCTTTCCTGATATACGCCTTGACCCCAAACCTGCTGTATATCATAGGCTTCTATCTCCCATGGTTTTTTTCCAAAGACATTAAGATTTTTTGGGGGTATAATTCCATTTATCATCATTCGTTTTGAAAGCCAGGGCATATCAAAACGAATGATCCCAGCTCCGGAAAGAACATAGCCAGATTGATTAACCTTATCAAAGACCTCCTGAACTTTCGTTAAGAGCTTTTTCTCGTCTTCGCCCCATACGGATTGAATAACGAATTCTCCCTTATTGAAGTATCCATAAGAGACACAAATCATCTTGCAGAATTCAGGATAGAAGTGAGCTTTTTCTTCCCACCATTCTTCAATATCTACAAATCTGGGAAGTCCTTCAAGCTCTCTCTGGTGTTCCCATTTGTCTACCTGGTGGCTAAAGACCTCTGCTAATAGAGGAAAGCCCTTTTCGAGATCACTATAAGTTTTTGATAAGGGAGTCCACTCACAATCAAAAACAAATATTTTTTCTTTTGGTGGTTTCATATATTATATAGATTTTACATAGCAATTAATTATCCTCCATGCCCTTCTTGGTTTTTGACAACGTATCTGCCCATCTTTATGGATAGAATACTTACATCCTTCGCATGGAGATTTGTTTTCTTTCATAATGTTAATATACAAAAAAAGACCGAATGTTCTTCGGTCTTTAGTGTTAAATACTCGTTAAAATTAACGACATAGTGCGTCTGCAACGTGAGTTGCTGCCCAAGCAAATGGCTTTCCGCATGCTTCGTATCCCATTCCCTGAGCATAGCCAAGACCAGGTGCATATAGAACGTGGGACCCAGCGTTTTCATTGGAGTTGTAGTCAACGTGGATTTTGATTTTCTTTTCGCATCCATCAAGCATGTTAGCTGCCTGAACAGTGTATTCTACTTCCTTCCATAGTTTTCCCTGAAGAGTAGATGTATCGAAATCCCTCCTACCATTTCTTGTGGTATAGACTTTCTTAGGCTTTCCTTCCACAGTTATGGCTTTGATGACGTGGGCTCCATGTCCACCACCGTACTTATCCTTAAAATGCATAACAATAACGATAGCATACTTTACATATCTGTTGTGTTCCTGAGAGTCACAACCAATTATAATTTGTCCATAAGGATTTTCCTTTACCCAATCCTGAACGTACTGGTTAACGTCTTCGATTAAGGTACCATCAAATTTTCTGAATACTAATTCTTTTGCCATAAATGCCTCCTTTCTGTATTAAAATAAAAAAGGTCCTTAGAATCTAAGGACCTTTATCTGTTGATATTTCTTATTGGTTCTTCAGAGAGTTTTTATCTCTTCGAAGTCTCAGATACTCGATCCTCTTTTTACTTTCTACTGTCCTTGGAAGAAATCTTCCATCATAAAAGCCTTGTTCCTTCGCGGACTCACGATTGGCCGCCTGTGAGAGCTTGTATAATTTCTCAGCAGCAATTGTTATCCTATCAGTATTAGTATTCACGACTTTTATTTTTTTTATATATCCTAGATCCTTTATAGAAGAATCGGTTGTAAATGTTTCCAAATATAATCATTTTTTTCTAATTTCATCGATATTTCCGTTAAAAAATTGTTAGAAAAAGATTTAACTCTTTCTTAACAAAAACTGCAAAACTTTTTTTTGGTCTTGCATAAAAATAGTACCTCAGGTCAGGCGAAGAATATTACTTAAGTATCTAAGAGGGTTACGCGCGCACGTCGCGTATAGAATATATTATATCCGAAATTTTTGGAAAATATCTCTTAAAATATTTTTTTATTAAAAAAGTTTTATTATATTAGCGATATGAGAAATTATCTGATTACATATGAAGATGCTATAGAAATAGCCAAGAGGTATAATAACAATAATTTTTGGGAAATACAATTCTTGAAAAACGGTTATAAACTCTCGTCCTTTAACTATTTTATCTGTGGCTGGGATGATTTCGCAAAACCTCTACCTCAGAAGCCTGATATTAACGCATTTGATATGAGAGGGGTAACTTTTGTCTTTAACAAGGATGGTTCCATCTGGAAGCGATTTCTTATGCTTCCAAAATTTTTTAATATAAATCAGGTAGAAAGTACTCAATACGGAAACATCAAAAATAAAAAAATAAAAAATATATCTATAAAGGAAGACGGATCTCTTGTAGCTTTTATGATGCTTCCTGATGGAAAGCTCTTTGCTAAGACTATAGGCTCTTTTGCATCAGAACAGGCAGAATCTGCATATCGATATCTCTATATGTGGGAAGAAAAAGTAGAATTTGTCAAAATGGTTCTTAATGCAGGATATACTCCTCTTTTTGAATATGTTTCAGGACCTAATCGTATCGTACTTAAGTATTCTGAAGAGGATTTAAGATTTCTTGGTCTCAGGGATAATTTCACCGGAGAATGGATGCCTTCTAGCGAAATGCTATCAGTTCCCTTTAATATTCCTTCATCCGAAAATAGTAACTGCTCTCTTGACGAGCTTATCGAAAAGGCTAAGACCGAAGATAATAAAGAAGGATGGGTGGTTATGTTTGAGGATGGGCAGATGGTTAAGATCAAAACTGCTTGGTATTTCAATCTTCATGGATTGCGAACTATGAACGTTTTCAGGGAGGATTTCATCATCGAGAGCTATTTGAAGGAGACTCTCGACGATATAATGTCTCAGCTTAATCCTGAAGAGGATAAAGATGCATTCTCTTTTATGAATACGGTGATGGGCGCTATCAATTCCTATATCAAGCATATTGATGAGTGCACTTATAAGCTGAAGGAAAAATTCGAAAAGGAATATAATTCAGAATGGCATTATTTTGCTAAATTCTGTAATAAAGAGCCCTATTTTGGACTTGCTAGATCACTTATCGAAACGCCTGATGAGTATCACCGTAGAAGGACTGAGATGATTCTCAAAAAGTCATTTAGACTTAAAGGAGCAAAAGACCTTATTGACCGTTGGAAAGAAAAATAGCATGAATAATAAAATATTTGTATTAGCAAAACCCCAGTTTAATGAAATTATGGCTAATAATGGAATTGATGATTCCAATGTTGAGCAGAAGGGAAAGAATATAGCCCTAATTTCTATAAATGATACTATGGGAGCGTGGAGCGTTTCTTGGTTTAATGGAGATCATGAAAATGTCTTGTGCCTATGGTTTGATGATGTAGAAACGGATCTTCAAGTATCTCCGACCAATCAGAATACTTGTCGTGCTTTTACAGAGGATCAGGCTAAGCAGATTATAAAATTTGTTGATGCTAATTCTGACCGGGATTTTCTTGTTCATTGTTCAGCAGGTATCTCCCGAAGTGGTGCAGTTGGAACTTTTATTCTAGACTATCTTCAGGGCGATAAGGATCATTTTAAGCAGTACAATTCACATATCAGTCCAAACGGGCATATAAGCAGAACTCTAAATAAAATAATATGGGAACGACAGTAATATCCAGCAGAATTTTTCCAGATCCAGTAATGATGATGACCATTACATTAAGAGAAGTAGAATTTCTTTGTCAAAAGGCCGGAGAGAATGCAGAGATTATTAAATCTGCTATTCTTTCTGCTGAAACAATTCCAGATATTCAGGAGATTATTGAAAAAAAATTCCCTGGTGAGATAATAATTGATGCATAATTTTTTTATTTAGATTTTTTTCATTATATTAGTAGTATGAAAAACCTTTCCTTCTTTAGATATATAAAGGAAACGTATGAGCACATATTCGAAAAAAAAGTTTAAAACCAAAGTTAGGATCGAAATTCCTAAACCCTATATTTGTAAGATCTGTGAAAAAGAGCTGAAAAGTATTCCTGGATTGGCTTCACATCTCAAAAATCAGCATGACAGATATCCATATGGGGATTATCTTTTGAAGTATTATAATATAGATGTTGATGTAATTAATAAAGAGTGGGAAAATGGAAGAGAGGATAGAAAACAAGATCAGCTTAAGGGATTACGGGAAAGGGCAAAATATTTAAAAGGAAAACCACTAAGAGAAAGAATGACTCCTGAAGAATATAATGGATTCAGAGAAAAGATGAAGGGCGTTTTTACTTTAAAATGGTTTATCGAAAGATATGGTGAGGAGGAAGGCAAGAAAAAATATGAGGAAAGGAGCATCTCCTTATCCAAAAATACTTACTGGCATAAGTATAATAGAAAAAATAATCAAAATTGGTCTAATATCTCTCAGGAATTATTCTGGGATCTTTATGCTATAATAAAGGATGATTATAAAAAAATATATTTTGGAGAATTAAATCACGAATTTAGTTGTGGAGTTCCTTACCATAATTTTGATTTTGTTGTAAATGACATTAATAAAGTAATAGAATTCAACGGGGATAAATTTCATGCAAATCCAAAAAAATATTTACAGGATGACCATCCAATTCCATTTTTAAAAGAATCTTCAAAAGAAATTTGGGATAAGGACAGAAGGAAACTTAAAAAACTTAAAGATAAAGGATATGATGTTTTAATTATATGGGAATCTGAATACTTGTCTAACAGGAAGGATGTAATTATAAAATGCTTAAATTTTTTAAAATGAAAAAAGATATTCCTACCTTTGAAAAAATGTATCAATTAGCTCCAAAAGAAATTCAAATTCTTTTGGATAAATGCAGAACAACCCCCCAATCCCCAAAATGGCATCCTGAAGCGCCCAACGATAATGTTCCTCATAATGTGCTTAAACATACCAAGATAGTCTATGAAAGAGCTAGAAAGAGCGGAGATATAAATCTTGCTGTTGCAGCTCTATTTCATGATCTTGGAAAGGTAGACGCTACCAAGAAAAATAAGCATGGTTCATGGAGTTCATATGGACATGAATTTATATCTGCGAGACTTGTCGATGCTCATAAAAAGTGGATTGGCTCTCTCGGAGCAAAATTCATGAGGGTCCATGAAATTGTGGAAAATCATATGAAGATAAAACTTATGTCTGATATGCGCCCCTCAAAACAGGAAGCTGTTAAAGCACTTAAGTCTTATCACGATCTCTTAATCTTTTCGGAATGTGATAACATGAAAACGCTAACCGAAGATGAAATGAATGGGATCTTTGCTGAATAAGGGATAACAGTAGGCAAAGAGGTCATAGGGGAATCATCAGTATCCCTGTGGGTTTAAATGGTACCCAAGACAAAGGTCCCGAAAAAATCCTTTTCTTTCTATGTCGGCACGGTATGTTTTCTGTTAGGATTTCCCCCGCAGTTTAAGGCTCTGAAACTTCAGAGCCTTTTTTGTTTACCCTTTTTTATTATGGGAATAAATAGAATAAAAGACTAGAACTGAATGCAGTTTTCTAATTTTTCCAAAAGGATAGAGGGTAATACAACTTATTTTGTAACTAGTTCACCCCTTCTAAATATCAAAGATATAAAGTATTATAAAGATAATGCTACAGGAGGGTTTGCAAAGAAAGAATTCCGCTGGTCTTTTAATGGAGATTACTGGTCAGCATGGACTGATCTAAGTCAAGGGAGCATCTCATCTTTTAAAATAGGAAACAATACAAGACTATTTCTTGAGATAAGATATATCTCATCTGGAACTGGAAAGGTATCCTCTTTTATCGTATATTATGAAGGGGCTGCTCAAAATGTTGCTCCCCCTGCTCCAACCCCATCATCAACGATAGTAACAAAACCTGCGCCTGTTCAGAAGCCGGGAGAATATAGTGCTTTTGCTAGAAATAAGCAGGGAAATATAATAATATTTTCTACGCCAAATCCTTTGGTAAATGTAGCAGATTTAAAATATTACAAGGACAATGCTACAGGGGGATAAGCGAATCTCTCTCATAATTTCTTGGATAAATAATTAAAATAAGATTCCTTAACATGCAGTTTCAACTCACGAGGTATGAATATGTAAAAAGCATCGAATTTAAGACAACTACTCCTATTCTCAATGTAGATAGGATTCGTTATTTTAAGGAATTTGAATTAACAGGAAACTTCATCTCCAAAGAATTCAGATATTCCTGGGATGACAACATTTGGACAAATTGGAATACTCTCACTCAAGGAAATCTTGCTGGTATAGAATTTAGAGATAGACCTAATTTCTATATTCATGTAAGATATAATAGAACTGGAGTTGGCACAGCTAATATTCAGAGATTCTATCTCTATTATGATTCAACAATACCTACTCCTCCAGCCCCACCAGATGCCTCTATAGATGCATTTACGCTTCAGGGAGAACTTCCTGCATATTATCTTGATAGGACTAATCATTTAGGTCCTTATACTGATATTGTTATTCAGAATTTAGATAATGGTGGAACTATAGGAGTTTATGATAGCAGAGTTGATACCTCAGTTGGAACCACATTCTATTTTAAGAGAATAGGTGGAAGAGGTGGTATAAACGTCTATGAAGAGCCATTCGGAAAAATCGTTGTTGATGGTTCAGCAATATCTTCCAATATTTCAGCTCTCGATTCATCTGTTTCGAATCTCTATTCTGTCATTGAGCTTTTAGATTCTTCTATTTCATATCTTATAGGATGGAACTCATCTATTGACGCCTCAATTATTCGAATTGATTCATCAATTGCGGATTTATACTCAAGAGATGTCTCAATAGGAGTAGTTAATGTTGGCGGAGGTGTTGCAGGATCTTTTGCAGGTTTTGATGCTTCTAATAATATAAGATTAAGAACTTTTGCTTCTGGAAGTCCTCAAGCAGTTGTTACTGAAGTTGGGGATCAGATTATAATTACTCTTGATGCCTCATATAGCGGGGAAGCTAATTATGGTATAAATTTAGGAGGCGGTGATGCTAGCATCTATGCTGGAAAAACCGGTGATGGATTAGAATTTAGAGAGATTAAGGGAATAGGATCAGTTATTGTTTCAACTTCAGATAATCTTATTCTAATTGATTCATCAGGGGGAGGATCAGGAACTTATGATACATCTCTGGATCCTAGTTTAGCTATGCCTACATCAGTCGGGGGGATTCCGGCTGGAACAAAAGTTTCTGATCTTTCAGGAGATACATTTATCCAGTTATTTGATAACCTCTTATTTCCAACGGTTAATCCGACATTTGTTGCTCCAAATAATGCATTTGCTGATAACCAGGGGCCTTATGAAGAAATAGGGGATAGCATTAATATTACTTTTACAGCAAGTTTCAGTAGAGGACAAATATTATTAAGCGGAAGTTTTCAAGATTATAGATCTGGATTACCCAATACTTATAATTATACCGGGTCTGGATTACCAGCAACCGTATCTTCCGTTAATCTTTCAGATATTAGATCAGTTACGGGTTATATAGTTCTTCCGGGAATTCAAAGTTGGACAAATACAGTTTCTTATGATGCTGGAGTTCAGCCATACGATAGTAAAGGAAATCCTTATAATTCTCCATTAGCGGCAGGAACTACAACAGCAAAATCAGTTTCATTAGAAGGGGTTTATCCTTTATTTGGAACGACGGTGAATATAAGTACGCTCACAAAGCAAACTTTGGTCTCAATGATTTCTGGGAATAATATTCAATTTAATATGGTTCCTGAATCTCTTGGGGAAAAGCAAAAATTTGAAATTCCAGATATGTGGTTAATATCAAGACCATTACTAGGGATCCAAACCTATAATGCTTTTACAATGAATTGGGAATATGAGGGAGGCAATGCTGCTCAATCTTTATTAAGATGGACTACTTCTTCTGTTCAGGAAACAATACAAGGAAATTCTATAAATTATGCAAGATATACTTACAATAGCACAGATAGAAGTTCAATACAGATAAGATTAATTTTTTAATGAAAATAATTTGATATAATAATGTCACGTAATAAAGGAACATTTAATTTTTCTGCAAACTTTGAGCCTCTACTTAAAGCACCCCTTGATGCTCGTCAAGTAGTTGGAACCTTTGCAGATCTTACCGATCCCTCAACTTGGAAAGATGCCGATGAGCTTGTATGGTTATACAATGGTCTTATCGTTGGCGTAGGTAATGATGCAGATCCTTCATTAAATGGAGCTTATTTTCTAAAGGATGCTGATAACTATACAAATGCTCTTAGCTGGTCAAAATTAGGCGGGGGAACAGTTATAGATGTAAGTGCTTTAATGGCTTATATTGATGGTTCCATTGCAAGATTAGATGCTTCAATAAATCAACTTTGGACATACGTTGATGGATCTATTACTCAATTATGGGATTATTTAGATTCTGCACAATTTGTTAAAGAATCTTCTTTAGGACCAAGTTTTTATTGGGATGCATCCGGATTATTAGATGTCAGTATTTCTGGAGGATCATTTACAGGAGATGTAAGTACAAGTCATGTATTTTATGATCCTGCATTAGATCCAAGTTTAGCAATGCCTGCTGCTGTTGGAGGTATTCCTGCAGGGACAAAAGTTTATGATTTACAAGGAGATTCTTTAAGATCTATTCTTAATGATTTATTATTCCCGACTGTAAATCCAACTTATGTTGCTCCATCCGGATCTTTTACAGATAATGTTGCTAATCTACAAGAAATTGGGGCAATGATAAATCCTCAATTTACGGCTTCATTTAACAGAGGACAAATTTTAGTTAGCGGAATTTTCCAAGATTATCGTTCGGGATTACCAAATCAATATGTTTTTACAGATGCTTCCGCAAATACTTTATTGATCGATGCTTCCTCAACCTCATTATCTAATGTACAAACGGTTAATAACTATTTAGTTAAGATAGGAACTCAATCATTTACAAGTACGATTTCTTATGATGCCGGGCCGCAGCCTTATGATAATAAAGGAAATCCTTATGGAACTCCTCTATCTGCCGGAAGTGTTGGAGCTTATAGCACATCATTTGAAGGGGTTTACCCAATATTTGCAACGACATCGAGTATTTCAGTATTAACCCAGCAACCATTAGTTTCTATGATTACAGGAAATAATGTGACAATGACCATGGTTGCAGAAAGTGGAGGAAATAAACAAAAATTTGAAATACCGACTGCTTGGACCGGGGCAAGACCTTTAGTAGCAGTCCAACAGTTTAATACAGTATCCAGTACATGGGAATACCCAGGGGGATCTGCTGCATCATCGGTAGCCCTATGGACGACTTCATCTGTGACCGAATCAGTTCAGGGGAATACAATAAATTATACACAATATACATACAACGGAACCGATCGAAGTAGCGTTCAAATTCGATTAGTATTCTAAAATAAAAAAATGAATGTCAAGGAATAAGGGAACATTTAATTTTGCAGCAAATTTCGAGGTACTTACCAAAGCCCCTCTAGATGCAAGATTAGTTGTCGATACAAAGGCAAATCTTATAAGTCCTGCTATTTGGCAGGATGCTAATAGCAATGTGTGGCTATATAAGGGAATTGTTGTATCTGTTGTTTCTGATCCTTCGGCTGAAAATAATGGTCTTTACTTCCTAACAGATGAGACTCAATATACTGATTATAATTATTGGGTCAAATTAGGTTCTACTCTTCCATCCGATCCAAGCGGAACTTCGTGGGCAACATTCCAACTCAACAATGGAAATAATGGAGTAATTCTAAAAGATGTCAGCGGAAATTTAGAAATATTAACTTTTGACGGAATTACTTATGCTAATCTAAAAGCAGGCCATCTTGATATTAATTCTATCAAAATTGACAGCTTAACAGGATCGCTTTATGCTCAGGATGGAAGTGTCTATGTTGTTCCAGGTACTTATAATTTATTAGCATATAGGGGATTTATATCAGGCAATGGTAATTCTACAATATTTCCAATTGTTCATGATTTAAGTACTTTAGATCAAAATATTTCAGTATGGGAAAAATCCACAAATGAAGAAATATATCTCGATATTATTAGAGGATCAAGTACAAACACATTTATTTTCTCAACTCCTCCAGGAGCTGGGGTTGAATATGATGTGACAATAATGGGATTTTAACGAAATACCCGGATTTTCTGGGGGATAAAAAAAAGATAAATAAAATAAAATAATTTTAGAAATTTATGGCAAAGTACGTGCACCCAAACATGATTATTGATTCAAGTGCTGCATTTTTGAAGAATGTTACATTTGATTCATCAGTCTATTTTCAGGGGGTCACTCACATAAATGCTCCTGCGGCGGTATCTTCACAAACACCATTTGCTTTAGTATTGGAGAGTGGTTCTGGAACGGACTTACAGGTTAAGTCAGTTCAGCTGGGTACAATGGCAAAAGAGAATGCTACATCGTGGGACGCCTCTCTATCTGCTATTCGAACAGATATAGGCAATCTCGAAACTTCAGTAGGAGCTCTTGACACATTGACTCAATCTCACACGACTCAATTAGGCATTCATAATGCTTCGATTGGAGTTTTAACAAGTTTAACAGCGGTTCATGATTCCTCTCTTGGATTCTTAAACGCTTATCGTTTAATTCAGGATGCTTCGATAGCAGCAAACTGGCAAAGATGGATTGATTCCAATAGATCTGGTTTTGTTGATAGAAGTCAAACAACTCTTTCATTTACTGATACAACCGGAACTGTAACACTCAATGATGTTGGCTCTGGATGGTCATACTATAGAGATGGTATAAAATATACTATTTCTGGAAATAAATCAGTAGCTCTTCCAGACGGTGGCTCAGCAGTTGCAGGAGTTTATTACATTACAATAGAAGGAACTGATGGTGCTCTTACAGTGGATACTACTGTTTGGGACCTTAATGATCCTAACGTACTTCCCGTTTCTATAATTATTTGGAATGCATCTAATTCTCCAAAATACTGGATGGCTGATGAAAGGCATACAATGCTTATCGACCGAAAGATGCACCAATATTTACACACTACACAAGGAACAAAATTAGTAGCAGGGGGAACTCTTGATGGCCCCGATGTTTCAGTTAATACTAATGCTGCTAATGCAATCGGTTGGGAAACTACAACCATAGCCGATGAGGACATTTTCCTTAACATAGCTGCTTTAGCAAGACCTAATGGAACAAGCAACAATTATGTTGTATTTTACAGAACGGATGCTAATACTTGGACTTGGAAACAAGAAAATACTCCTTTATCGGAAAATGGTAGTTTTATCGAATGGGATAATGCAGGGACTCTTACAACTGGTCAGACCGGAAAATACTATACCTCTTATGTAGGGTTTACAGACTTAAATGATGCTGCAAGAGTTATTATTATTCCTGGTAGAGGAGAATACGATACATTAGATGCTGCAAGAGACGAAGATGTTACTACATTTGATTTTACAACTCTTCCTGCAAGAGAATTTGTCCTTGCATGGAAACTTGTATGGAGAGCCGATACAGCTTATACAACATATGGTAAAGCTGTTGCTGCAGCAGAACCGATTAGAGTTCAAGTTAACGTTACCACATCTTCGGGGGCAACTACAGAATCTCACAACGATCTTCTTGGATTACAGGGAGGTACTTCCACAGAGAGATACCACTTAAGTGCAGCCCAATACAATGATTATATTGGGGAGTCGGAAGTATTAACTCTTATAAATGATGTATCGACAAGATTAGATACAAGGCTAGATAATCACGATACTTCTATTGCTACACTTAATACTTTAATTCAAAATCTAGAATCTTCAGTTGGCGATCTCGATACGTTAACTCAGGGACATACAACTGATATTAATAATCTTGAATCTTCAGTTGGCGGTCTAGATACATTAACTAGAACTCATACTTCTCAAATTGCTCAGTTAGATGCTTCAGTCGTAAGAATTGATGCTTACCAGGCAATTCAGGATGCTTCAATTGCTTTAGCAGTTTCTGGAACAACGAGTGCATGGAACGGTTTAACAAGAACAGATAACTCTATAGGATTAGGCGGAACTCTATCTCAGGATACGGTCATTAACACTTCTGCTTTCCAACTTGGAGTTTTAGGTTCAATGCAGATCTCTGGGGACTTAACTGTTGACGGATCTATAACTTATATCAATACAACAGAATTAGACGTTTCTGATAATATTATCCAAATCAATACTGGATTAACCGGAACTCCTCCTGTTAATATGGTATCTGGTATGAAAGTTAACAGAGGAAGCGAAGATCCATATTTCTTCATTTTCTCCGAAGCTGATGATACCTTCAGAATTGGTATAAATGCTTCAGAAGGTGGTTTACCTGGCGGAACTCAAGCGGTAGCAACAAGGGAGGATTCTCCAATAGGAACTGCAGTTCCTTTCTGGAATTCCACAGCAAATAGATTTGATACTAATGCTGGTCTTACATTTGCAGCAGCAACTGGATTAGATGTTGATAATAGAGTAACTGCTAATCTCTTAACTCTCCAGAATATTCCTAATTTAGCATCAGAAGCTACAGCTCTTGTTATAGCTACAGATGGTTCGGTAGGATATAGAGAATTAGGAACTAACGCATTCTCTTCAGCAGCTTTTGCTTTAGATTCTTCTTTAGCAGAAGTTAGAACCCTTGTTAATATCCACGATGCTTCTATTGGTAACATCTATGTTGAATTAGGATATGCAGATGCTTCAACAACTGCTCTTAACACTCTAATTCAGACTAATATTACCGATATAGCTAACTTAGAAACCTCTGTTGGTGCACTTGACGTCTTAACTCAGGATCATACAGCAGATATAGCTCAGCTTGATGCTTCTATTGTTAGAATTGATGCTTATCAAGCAATCCAAGACGCTTCAATTGCAGCTGTAGGTGGAGCATGGAAACCTTACGTTGATGGTTCATTAGCGACAAGGGATTCCTCAATCATAGCTTTATTTGCTAAAAATGCTGCACAGGATGCTTCTATAGTCAGAATTGATGCTTCATTAAATGATACAATCGAATTATTCGACGTCATTGATGCTTCATTCCAGGCATTATGGGATTATAATGCAATTCAGGACGCTTCTATAGCAGCTCTTGAGGCAGCAACTCCTAATGTTGCTAACGGTCTTCAGATTTTATCCGATGGATCTATAGGATTGGGCGGTCAATTAATTGAAAGCACTACTATTGATGCTAGTAATTATGGCTTCCGGGTAGGAACCGGGGGATTTGAATCGGGATTTGAATCGGGCAATGGAGATTATACAGATTTCTTTATAAGCCCCTCCTATGTGTATATGCTAGCCGTGGCAGCCAGCGGAGGAGCCGGCGTTATGGTGGGGACCGATGGTTTGCTAACGATTCAATTTACCAACGCCCAAATTACTGATTCAGGTGCAGGAGAAGGATTAGTTTATGCAGATGATTATTCTTCAACATTCCAAGCTAATTCTCTTATTACAAAAGCATTTGCTGAAAGTCTTGTAGATGAAGTTTCTACTAGAATCTTTAATGCTGAAGGAGATATAGCTTCTCTAGATGCTTCTATTGTAAGAATTGACGGATCAATAGTTAATATCTATAACTATCAAGCAATTCAAGATGCTTCTATTTTAGCTCTTGAAAATGCTTCAGTTGATTCATGGAATGGTTTAACAACCTCTGTTGATAATTCAATAGGTCTTGGTGGAACTCTTGCTCAGAATACTCTCATCGAAGTTAGTACAAATAAAACTCTCTTCATTGGAAGCGGCGATGTTACTTTCGGCCCCGGATATCCTTTAGGATTGGATTATAGAGTATTAGCAGTTTATAACGATAAGCTTCTATTAAAAGCAAAAAATGGAACAGATGAAGCTTATATAGACATTTATAATGATAGTGCTAAAATAGCTGCATCTAATGATGCTACATTATCTGGAGCTAAGTCAGCAACTATTCAATCATCAAACTATGGATCTATCTCTTTAACCGAACAAGGATTAGTAGTAACTGACAGTAGCACAACTACTCAAGGACTTATCTATGCTGGAGATTATGAGGATGATTTTGTTGCTAGATCACTTGTTACTAAGCAATTTACAGAAAGTCTCGTTGGAGAAGTTTCAACAAGATTAAGTACTGCAGAAACTGACATAACCAATATCGAGACTTCCCTTGGAATTCTTAATAACTGGAATGTTTCTCAAGATGCTTCTATCGTAACTCTAAGAAATACAACTTTATCGGCTCTTCAGACTGCTAATAACGGTTTAACAGCTAATGATACAAGCGTAGCTCTTGGTGGTGCTTTAACTCACGATACTGATATTGATGCTACTGGATACACATTCTCCGTAACTGGTGGATTAAGTGTCTATGGTACTTTAACAGTTGATGGCTCTGTAACTTACGTTAATTCAGTTGATCTAAACGTTTCCGATAATATTATTACCGTTAATTATGGTGAAACTGGAGCTGGCGTATCTAAAGGATTTGCTGGTCTCAAAGTTGATAGGGGGACAGAAGATGATTATGTTCTTGTATTCTCGGAAGCTACTGATACATTCAGAATTGGTATCGCAAACGAATCAGGTCTTCCTACTGGAACCCAGGCGGTTGCTACAAGAGAAGATACCCCTGAAGGATTTGGAATCCCATTCTGGAATGGATCTCTTTATAGGTTCGATACTTCTTCTGGATTTGAATTCACTCCTGGAGTAGGACTTAGCTTACCAATAGCCACTAATGATCCTGCAGAAGCAACGGCTCTTATGATCACTCCTGCTGGATTGGTCGTTTCAAGAGAACTTGGAACAATGGCATTTGCAACTGCTACAGATTATACTCTTAAGACTCTATTTGATTCTTCAGTAGCTGCTATTTGGACTAAATTTGGTTCGGTTGATACATCAATTGCAGGTCTTGATACATTAACTCAGACTCATACAACTGATATTAATAATCTCGAAAGCTCAGTTGGTGCACTTGATCTTCTAACTCAGAACCATACTCAGAGTATTGCCGATCTTTCAACTGGTAAACTTGATGCAGTAGCAACTGTAACCGGAATTAGTGGTGGCCACGAGGTCTTCTCAAATGAGGCAGATAACGTTGCTTATATCAAGAAGATCGTTGCTGGTACTGGTGCAACTATTACTTCAGATGCTTCAACAATAACGATTGCAGTATCAGGAGCAGCTGGTTACGTTAGTAAGTATGCAGGAACCTTTAATGGAACGTCAAGTACCTCGCTATCTATTCCTGCAGCAACTCACACATTAGGAACAGGACCTCTACAGGTAACTGTTTATGATGGAACAGACCAGGTTTGGGTAGATGTTGATTGCGCAGCTAACGGAGATATTACTCTTGAATGGACTGGAGGTTCACTAAGTGCATCTTGCAAGTACATCATAATGGGATAATGGAAATCTCTGAATAATATTAAAGGACTGGTTTACTAAATCAGTCCTTTTTTATTAGATATATAAAATAAAAATGTAGGGTATGTCATATGTAATTTATAACAACAAAAGAGTTTCGTTTGGAACTAAATATGTTACAGGAGTTGTTGCTGAACCTCTAGTTCCAATTTTTTCAAATTGGACAAACTCTACATGGGACACATTTACTTCTTCAGGCCTCAATATTAGTAGTGCTATAGATGTGGCAAATGGAATAGCATTAACTGATTATGAAACCTTTGTAGTTGGAGATATAATAGAAATACAGTATAATTTAATACTAAATAGTGGATCATTACCTACATTAAAATTTTGGAGTCAAACAAATGGAGATCTTGGAACAGCTAACATGGTTCAAGGAATTGGCATATGGCAATTTACTGCTCAAGCATTTGGGGGACCCACATGGGCGATAGGATTTAGAGCAAGCGCGTCTGGAACTAATGCTTCATGCACATTTAGCATATATAAAAAATAAAAGATATGTCGTATTTAATTTATAATGGGAAAAGGGTAATATCATCAAATAAGTATGTTACTAAAGCATCAATTTCCCCCGGACCAGCTGCTGCAAATTTCACAGTATCTAATGCCAGAATGTATGTTCACCAAGGGGATGGAAATAGTTTCTAAAAAACTTTAATATATAAAATATAAACACATATTTGCTATTAGTTTTTTCTGGATAGTGAAAGAAAAATAATAATAAAATGGCTGGAGAATTCAAAATTAAAACGGGGCTATTACTGGGCCCTTCGCCTACTCAACCAGTAATTTCAATTCAAGATACCTCTATTTCGATTACCCAAGATGCTTCTTCCATTCTTGTAACTGGAAAAGCTATCTATGATTTTCATACAGCTAATTCTCTTTGGGATGTTAGTACAGATACAACAACGGTATATTTAAAAGATCCTTCCGATAATGTTCAACTTTCATATATCGAGATGGAACAAGATGGCGGTGAATTATTATTAGTAGATATGCCGATTTCTTCTCCCTCTGGAGAACAAAGCTATGCAATGAAAATTGATGGATCTACCGCTCTTAAAATATACGGAGATCCTTCTGGAAATACTTTAAGAGAAACCGCCGTAGTAGTTGAAACTACATATTTTGCGTTAGGAGATCCAACGACTGATGGATCCTGGAGATTAAGAGTTGATGCTTCTGGATTAGAAGTTGAAAAGAGAGTTTCTGGAATATGAGAAAATAAGGGGCAATTTAATTAAGATTATGGGTATTAGTAAATTAATATTAACATCTAAAAGTTCAATAGGTTCTCTCACAGATGAAGATGGGAATATCTACACAACTGTAACTATTGGAACACAAACTTGGATGGTAGAAAATTTAAAAACTACCAAATATAATGATGGCACTCCAATTTTAAATTTCACTACCGATGCATCATGGATTTCTAGCGAAGCAGATAATGTAGGAGCATATTGCTGGTACAATAATGATAAAAATACATATGAAGTATATGGAGCTTTATATAATCATAGAGCAGTTTTATCCGGAAAGTTAGCTCCTGTTGGTTGGAAAGTTCCGTCATATAGCGATTGGGCAACTTTAGTAAGCTATATCGGAGGTGAACCGTCTGCTGGCCTAAAGCTCAAAGAAACAGGAACTGTTCATTGGAATTCACCAAACAATGCGACCAATGAATATGGATTTACAGCATTGGGTAGTGGAGAAAGAAGTAATTTAGGAGTATTTCGTTATAATAAAGATATTGGTTTTTGGTGGACAGCATTAGATATAGCCGTATATGTATATAATAACGGAGATGGAATAATATTTCCTACAGGATATGATTATAAGCATGGATTGGGAGTAAGATGTATTCTTGATTCTACTCCTTCTTCAAATTCAAATAATAAATTGCATCTATTTGGTAATGCAAATAGTAATGCAAATAAATTAAAAATAACGCCTGAGCCTCCTCCCGCAATTACCGATTATGATGGAAATGTTTATACCGAAGTGGTTATAGGCACACAAACTTGGCTACTTGAGAATTTAAGAACAACACATTATAATAACGGAGACGAAATTAAATATCAAATGTTTGACGCAAGTGGAGGATATGTGTGGCCGAATAATGATATTAATAATAAGAATCCTTATGGAGCTTTATATAACTGGTATGTTATTGATGATGCTAGAGGAATAGCGCCTTCGGGATATCATGTTCCGACATTGGCAGAAATGAATACATTATTTACTTATTTAGGTGGAACTTCTGTAGCTGGAGGAAAATTGAAGGAGACGGGAACGGACCACTGGAACGCAACTAATAATGCAAGTAATGAAAGTGGATTTACTGCTGTTGGTGCAGGATGGTATACTGGATCATATAACCTCTTTAGAACTTATACACTATATTGGATGGCGACTGAAGGCAAGCCAGGATCTGCATATAGATGGTATGTATCTAATACTGGATTAGGCGTTACTGTAAATACTTATTATTATAATTATGGTCTGTCAATTCGCTGTATAAAAGATAGTTAACTATAAAAATAAATTTTGACTAAAAAACAATATCTATTAAATATATAAAATAAAGTATCATAATGGCTTTTAAAACTAATAATATACAGGTTGATGGATCCATTAATATAGACGGATCCATTTATCAGTGGCAACAGCTATTTACCGGTGGCGGTGGAGGAGGAACTGGTAATGTAGCCTGGGGGTCTGGAAATGTAGGATCTAATAATCAATTAATAACTGCATTAGGTGATGGATCTATTGCTGCTGAGCCGAATCTTACTTATGATTTAAGTCTTTTTTCTGTCAATGGCGACGTTAGCATAGGGTCAAATATTTATATGACCGGTGGAAAAATTCTTTATTTATCTGGATCAACAGGGCAAATAAAATATGTTTCTGATGAGTTAAATCTTATTGGAAATAATATACATCTAAATGCAGCTACAAATATTATTTTAGAGCCTTTTACAGGTCGTGTAAATATACTTTCGGATGTTTCTATCTCTTCAGATCTTACAATATCAGGCGATATTATTAACCCCGGAATGCCTAATGCTTCTACTAATTATACTGTATATTTTGATACAACCACAAAAAAATTATCTTATGCAGATGCTCCTACCGGAGGGGATGTAGATATTTCTACTCTTTCTATAGAATCTTATGTAAATACTTCTACATATTATGATTCCTCTATCAGATACCGTACAATGCCTGAACCATCTACAGGATTTGGGTCTGGAAACGGGGCAGAAGGATTATTCGTTAATTTCAAAGCAGCTAATACTATATCATCTTATTATTGCGGATATATCGATACCGGCGGAAGAATTGCTTTAGCAGATGCCGATGCATCAAATATGATGCCTGCTGTAGCAATTAATACAACGGGCAGTTCTTTATCTGCCGGAACAAATTATAATTTATTAATATACGGGGTAGTTAGAAATACTGCTTGGAACTTTGCTATAGGTCAGCCGGTTTATGTTGGATTAAGTGGGGAGGTAACAACCACTATGCCATCTTCAGCTCCTGATTGTGTTCAAGTAATAGGGAGGACTGTTTCTCCGGACTCAATTATTTTTAATCCTTCTCCAGATTTTGTAGTTCTTAAATAACAATTATTAGTAAGGCAGATTTAGGAGCATTTGGAAAGGTAAATTTATCACAATTAGGATCTCTGGGAAGGGTAAATGTAGCTTCTATTGGATCTATAAATAAAATTCAGGTAGTCAGTTCTGTACCGGATAGTATTTCTGTTTATCCCGAAACTGTATATTTTTATGCGGATGGCACAGGAGATGGAGATATTAATGTGGAGATAACTTCTAGCGGTGCATGGACAAGCGAAGTTCAGAGTATGGGGGATGGAATATTTGCAGATCTAGCTCCTACTTTCGCAGGAGGGTCGACTACAGTTACAACATATTGCTATTCATGGAATGATCCCCAATCCACTTTTCGAACTTGCCGAATTAGGTTTACAAGAGGGACAGCAACCGCGGATGTAGTAATTTATCAATATGATTATATGTAATATATTATGGCTACTAAATACGTTTTTACATCAAGCAATGGTTACGCATATAAAATAGGGGAGCAGTATATTGCTATTCCTGATCCATCATTATATGTTAACGATACCTATATTCCATTTGAGCCTGCCGGAAGTTATCAAGATATCAGTGTTAATGCAACGCTTATGAATAACTGGGAGCCAAGTAGCGGTTCAGCATCTTGGATAACTTTCTCAAATATTGTTAATAATGGTGCGGTTCCTGGAGGTTGGGGAAGTTTTCGAGCAACTGCAGCTTCTAATAATGTTGCTGATAGAACTGGAACAATTACAGTTATATCTCGATATAACACGTGGGAAATAGATGTTTCGCAGAATGAAGCTGCTGCACCAGCAACTTTATCTTGTTCTCCAACTACAGTATATCTCACTACATTAGGAGGAGCTTGTTCTGGTTACACAACAACTGTTACAGTAACTGCTAGTGCCGGAAATAGTTGGACTGCGTCTGTAACCGATGGAACTAGCTGGGTAAGAATTAACGGTACAATTGATGGAACCGCATCAGGTACCGGAAATGGAAGCTTTACTATAGGAGCCGGTAGATTATTATCAGGAAGTAGACTAGGAGAAGTTGCAGTTACATCTTCCGCACCTACCGTTAATATAATGGTATCTCAAGGATTTTGTCCATAATAAACTTAAGAAAAATGGAAAACTCACCAAATAAAGTAATTTATAACGAAGAAGTAAAAAAGTTTGAGTATATTTATGACCCTGATTGCGAAGAGGAAATTAAAAAACTTGGGGATTTCAGAATTAGTATATGTTTAGTTTGTGGGGAACTTGGCGAAAAGAATGGAATAAATTTTTGTAAAAAATGTAAATGCGGATTATTTCAAAAAATGTATAGAAAATATCCTTTAGATGAAAACGGAAAAGCGTATTCTGATATTTTATCGGATGGATTTCGTTATGTTTGTCCTTTAAAAAAATGGTAATGATTATTTCTAAGATTTTCTGGGGGTTCCTAAATCTCTTTCTTCAAAATATAGGATTGCTCTCTCCGAAAAAGAGAAAAACTAATAGGGAGAGATTAGAGACTTGTTATAAATGCGGATTTGCTGAAGATAAATTCTGCTCAATATGTGGATGCTATATTCCTGCAAAAACAAAAGCAAATTATGATAAAGACGAAGAAGGAAAGAGCATAGGCGGGTGTCCAATGAGATATTGGTAGGGAGTTACTCACTCCCTTTTTTATTTCATGAATAAATAAAGAAAAGAAGAGTATAATGGCTGAATGTTCGGATCCTAAAAATCAAAATGTAAGTGGAGCCTTTCCTGGTTCTCAGGGGGAAAACTCCGGTGCTTTAGAAGTCAATCTAAATGCAACTGGGGCAGAGATTTTTAATCCGAATCTTGCTCTTTCGGCTGTCCAGACATACAATACTATGAATAGTGTTGCTAATCAGATGTTTGGTATAGAGGCTCGTTGGTTTAGGGCCGTTCCTCAGCAGAGATCAAAGGATGTTATATTTCAGGAATATACTCTATCCTGTGTTGAAGATACTCCTCTATGTATAAAAGTTGTACTTCCTGATGGAAATTTTCCGGATAGCAAATACAATTTTGATCTTATGGGTCTAGAGTATAATATTCCATTAGAAATACAAATTGATAAGAAATATTGGGAAGATGCAGCTGGATTTGGAACGGCTCCTCAAAAGAAAGATATTGTATATCTCCCTCTTCCAAATAAATTATATCAAGTAGAGTCCTCATATCTTAAAAGAGGATTTATGGAACAAGAGACTACTTGGGTTTGTAATTTAATTAAATACCAGCCAGAGGCTTCAAGAAAAGAAGGAGACGCTCTTAAAGAAACTATTGATAAGTATACAGTTTCCGAAGCCGATCTATTCGGAGAAATTCTCGATGGAGAAATGGAGAAGCTAACAGATAAGAAGCAAATGTCTCCAATGAGTTCCACATCTCAAGATAAGTATAAAGAAATAGATAAATCGCTCAAGATTCTTCCTTATACATTAGATTTATGGGGAATCATAGTAGCCGAATCAGTATATGATTTAAATACATCATCTATCTATAATGCCATAAGATATAAGAATTCTTCGGATCTTATAACAATAAATTCAGACAGGGCCATTACTTCATGGATTAATTCTCGGAAAGATATAGATAAACCTTATGATGTTGTATGGATTTTGCCAGATGATACATTGACCCCTCCAGCTAACTTCAAAATAAAAATATCAGGAAAAAAGAGATTTGCAATAGATGATACATTTGTTATTCAGAGATCAGAAGCTTTGAACTTCTATGCAAAAGTTATAGATGACAATCATGCTGCTAGCGGGATTTACTGGTGTAAAGTTGATCAAAAGGTATTAGATCATCTGAATTCTATTCAATATCAGTGGTGGACAAAGCCAGGATGGAAAATGAGAGTAAAGGATCCTATAGTTATAATTGATGGAATAAATGAAACAACAACAGGATTTGAAGTTACTATAAATGCGGATCAATATATTAAGATTAAATATGGATTGCAGGAATATATTACTGCTATGCCTCAAAGAATGATTCAAGGAGATTGGCATGGTTTTGTAATTAATATAGGGAATTCGTGGAATCAGTATAATGTATATGTTTGGAAGCCAAGTTTAACGGATGATACTCAGAAGCTCCAAAACATATTCTATGAGACTATTCCATTTACTGCTCAAGAAACTACTGTTGATCAATATAGCGTAGATAAATCATACTCATATATGACTAATATACGATTATTTAATTCTACGATAGAAGAGGAAAGACAAGTGGAAGAATTACTATCGTATTTTTCTAAGAATGCTGATAAAGCACTTATCTTAGATTCGGCTGACCCCCGCTTCAGGGCTCCATACATAAGTCATCAAAGATAATTTATTAATAAAAACATTTTAGATAATGCAAATCCATGATATATACTATATGAAAAATATAGTATATATTACTACGAATCATGTAAATGGAAAACAATATGTGGGTTCCCACTCTACTAATAATTTAAATGATTCATATTTGGGTAGCGGAGTTTTATTAAAAAAATCTATTAAAAAATATGGATCTAATAATTTTTCCCGAGAGATTATTAAAATTTGTGAATCCCGAGAAGAGGCTATTATCTTAGAAGAAGAATATATTAATCGATTTGAAACTCTAAATCCTAAAGGATATAATCTTAGTCCTTATGGAAATGCTGCTTTTCCTGGAGAAAAAAATCCAATGTATGGAAAGAGTCCTTGGAATAAAGGAAAAACCGGAATATATTCAGAGGAGACTTTATTAAAAATTTCAGCAGGGTCAAAAGGAAGAGGATTTCAAAAAGGCCATTCTCACTCTATGGAAACTCGGGAAAAAATTAGTAAAGCACAAAAAGGAAATCAAAAATGGCTGGGAAAATCTCATTCGGCCGGATCTAAAAAGAAAATGAGCGAATCGCATAAAGGCCAAATTCCATCCAATAAGGGAATTTCTATGTCCCAGGATCAAAAGGAAAAGCTGAGAATTTCTCATTTTGGAAAAAATCCTTTTGAAAATATGCCAATAGGGAAATGCATTTATTGCGGGGCAGAGATGAAAATGAGCCATCTTAATAGATATCACAATAAAAATTGTAAAAGACGTATTTAGGCGAAATAGAACTTTGTCGCTTTTTTTCGTCTCTTTTCGGATATATATAAAAAACTAATCCGAAAAGTTATGACTATCAAAGATGAAAGAAAAAATCTTGAAGATTTAATCGAAAAGAGCTCTCCTTCTTTGGAAGATGCACAAATACCTATGATGGACCCATCTGCTCTTCAAGGGATGAAGCCCACATTTAATATGGATTTTGCAAGGACAAAGAAAAATTGTCAAAGAAGAGCAAGGGCTATGATTAAAAAGGCTACAGGACTTATGCTAACCGATGGAATGGTGGCAGAAAATCCATATCTCCGAAGTAAAATGCAAATGGATATCCTCTCATTAACCGGACTCCTTTATCAATTAGAAGTGAATGAAATGATGCAGGAAACCCTTATGGAAGAGGTACGTGCGGGAGCGGCTCACCCTCGTATGTTTGAAGTTTTTGGAAATCTCTCTAAAACAATTGGTGATTTGAATAAGCAATTACTTCAGACTGTAGAAGCTATCAAAATGACATATAGAGATGTTAAGGGCGATATCCGGGAGAAAATGGAAGAGCTTAAAGCAATAGGACCAGGCGAATCAGGAATTATGAGAAATTCACAGGGACTTGTTACTATGGGGACTAAAGAATTAATAAAAGAGGCAAAAAAATTAAAGACAGTAGAAGCTTCTAATGAAAATATAGAAGACGTTAAAGAGCTTGATTGATATATACGTTAAAAGACCGTTAAAATGGCTCAATCAGTAGCAACAATTTGGACAACGGAAAAAGTAAATGAAGCTCTTGAAAAACTCCGATTTGGAGAACCTATAGATTCCACATGTTTTCACGAAAGGGATTATGAGTTAAGGGCTCAGAATATATTTTTTCAATTAACACCGGAGGAGGAAGCAGAGTTTGTAAGATGCTCTCAAGATATAGAATATTTTGTTGAGAACTATTGCCGATTCATGACAGACTACGGAAGGCAAACTGTGGATCTAAGAGATTTTCAGGCAGATATTCTAAATACTTTAGGGGAAGAGGTCTGGTTAGAGGATCTCGATGATTTTGGTCCCAAGGTCCGAAATTATATTCTTATGGCATCCCGTCAGACCGGGAAGACTACGACTATTTCTGCTTTCTTTGCTTGGTATCTCTGCTTCCATACGGATCGTAATTTGCTCATTATAGCTAATAAGCAGCAAACAACTACTGAGATAGTGGATAAAGTGGTACAGGTCTTTAGAGGCTTGCCATTCTTCTTAAAACCAGGTATACGGTCCATTCAGGCGCTGGGATTAAGGTTGGATAATGGATGTAACCTCTATTCTCAGGCAACCACAAAAACCACCTCTATAGGTTTTACTATTCACGTATTATACATTGACGAGTTTGCTCATATTCATCCAAAAACAGTAAGATCTTTCTGGAGATCTGTTTATCCTACACTATCATCATCCAAAGTATCCCAGTGTATTATATCATCCACTCCAGATGGTATGGACAATCTGTTCTTTGAACTCTGGGATAAGGCAAATAAGGGAATTAATAGTTTTGTCTTCAAGAGAGTTGATTACTGGGAGGTTGAAGGGCATGATGACGCTTGGGCGGATAAAATGCGTGCAGACTTTGGAGACGAGGAATTTGCTCAGGAATTTGAATTGAGCTTCGATAGTAGAAGCAATCTTCTTCTCTCCGCATCTCAATTATCTTGGCTAAAGAGAATTTCTAGTCAATATGTTTATAAGGAGTTAGAAAAGACCGCACTAGATGACCTATTCTATAGGGATAAGCTCTTATGGCATCCATCATTCGATCCTAATGAGGATTTTGACACAAAAAAATATAGATTTATTCTTTCTAATGATATCGCAGAGGGAAAGGATGAAGAGGAGTTAAAAGATAATGACTCTAATGTTACTTCTATATTCCAAATAGAATTAAAAACTCTTGCAAAATTGCGAACTCTTAGAAAGGATGAGCATCAGATTGAAAATCTATTCAGAATTCGTCAAGTTGGTATATTCAAGGACAATATCGGAGACGAGGATAATATGGCTAAAGTAAATCAGGCTCTTGTTTTTGATCAATTTGGAGATGAAATTTGTAAGCTGGTAACCGAAGTAAACTTTAATGGAAAAGCATTTCTCAGATCATTCTCAACTCATGATAGTTGGTATGATGGAATTCTTATGCACTCTTTTCATACTGCTCCTATACCAGGAGAAAAAGAACCAAGAAAAAAACCAGGATTTAAGACTAAATCCGATAAAGATTTTTTCTGTAGATTAGGTAAAAAACTTATAGGAAATAAGACTCTGATAACGACTGATAAAGAGACTCTTTCCGAGTTTGGATCCTTTGGAAAGGTAAAAACGACATGGAAAGGAATTGCTAAACATGACGATGCAGTTATGGCCGCTCTTAACGTTTCTCGATTCTATTCTGAACCCGAATATGGAGATTGGCTATATGATTTTCTTGAGGAAATGGAGGATTCCCCTGCTAAGAGATATGCTATGGATTTGCTTGAAGAACCATATGACGAAGCTGAAACTTCGGATAGTATGTTTGCAGCTCTATATCTAGATGATTCTCAAAAGGTATCGGAGAATGAAAAAATTAGAGAAATTTTCATGAAAGAGAGGGGAACTAGATATAAGCCAGGCACAACATTTCCATGGAAATAGAATAGAAGTATAAAATTTCACCTCGCGAGAAGAGATATATAATAAAACACAAGTACTAAATAAAAAGAGATTTTCAAGGAAATCTATATGAATAAATAATAAAAATAATTTAATCAAATATGGCTAAACTTGCTTTAGATTTATCGCAGTTTAAATCCGCGGGTGTCTACACGATAGAGATTGACCAATCAGAGAGAATAGTAGTTACAACACAGTCATTAAGACTTCTTCCTGGTTTCTCAAAGGTCGGACCTTTTAATGCTCCTGTGTTTATCAGGAATACAAGGGATTTACAGAAATTTTATGGAGATTTGGATAGGAAACTTGAGAGAAAGGGTTCTTTCTTCCATAGATCAATACAGACAGCACTTCTTCAATCTCCTGTATTTGCTATTAATTTATTGGGGGGACTTAATACTGCTCCTGATTCTTCTCTTGATATGAGTCAGGGAATCTCCCTTTCAGTAGATTCGAATACCGATAACTTTGGGGATTACTCAGACAAATATGTAAATTTCTTCAATAGGGAGAGATTTTGGAAAGCGGATCCTGAATATCTTCAAGGAATAGCTACTAATAAAGAAAGCGCAGGAACTGCCGAAAACACTTCTCTAGTTCAGGTAGCTAATGTTGGAACTAAAACTCTATCGTTTATATTTAGAAAAGCAATTGGCCTACAAGGATACGATGTCTTTGCAAGAGACTGGTATGGTGCTGATACAAATATTCCTTATGAATGGATACGTCCATACGATAAGATGAAGGATTATTTTATCAATATTATAGCTGTTGAGGGTGATTGGACTAATTATTCTCAATTATCATCAGATCCTTATTTTGCAGATTTCTTCTCTGCTGAAGGTATTCTTCCTTCAAAATTGAATGATTTTCTAAATTTACCAAGTGTTAATCTAGTAGGATCATGGGTCGGAACTATTATTCCAGACTTTAGAGATCAGACAGGGGCAAATCAATATATCGAAGATATTGTTAATGCTTCAACTCAGTTAACTGGTGTATTAGTTAATGTTAATAAGGAGGCTCTTGATCAACTTATTTGGGACGAAGACCAGAATCAGTGGGAAATGGGGGATGGATCTTCAACAGTTACAGCTTCTTGGCTAATTGACATGGTAGGACATAATCTTATTGATGTTGATGATGCTTCCGAATATTCGTCATTCTTAAGTTATGATCTTGTTGGTCTTGATCCTAGTGTACTTCATAATACTTTTAATATTACACTATATGGAAATGGAACTTCAACTGGAAAGAAATTCTATTTAGATAATATTTCAGATGCTAGCGCAATAACAGTAGGAACCTTAGTTAAAAAAGATGCTACTGCTGCTGATGATATTCCTGGAGTTACCTATGTAATTTCTAAGGTATTTACTACAGATGCTTCTACAGTTGGATCCCCAACTGGAGTTTATGTTCTAGAAACTGCTGAACCTATAGATGGATATGCAGGAATGGTTCCTGGCGGAGAGATCAAAACTCAGAGACAAATAGATGATCTTTTTGTAACAGATCATTACTTAATGAAAAAACTTACAGGTCTCAAGCTTAATTCTAATCATCTACCCGGATTTAATTCTCAGGGAGCTCCTTCAATAGAAGAAGGCGTTGAAAAGATTTACTCAATGCTTGAGGATCCAGGAATCTTAAGGGGACTTATGAATCCTGATATGATCAATTACAGATATGTAGTTGACACAATGGCTTATGGATTAAGAGCTAATTGCGGTGGTAAAGTATATCTCTCTAGACTTGCTAAGAAGAGGGGTAAAACTACAGCTATTATTTCTGCTCCTTCCATCAAGCAGTTTGCAACTTCTCAGGATCCTTACTTCTGCGATACCTTTATTCCAGGAGTAGATCCTAAACCAATATTCTCAACTGAGTGGATTGCTCAAGGAGGTAACCCTGATATGCCTAGAAGCTTCAGATTTACCCTTCCCGATGAGGATAATGGAAGTAGATATTGCGGAGTCTTTGGACCATTCCTAAGATATACTGAAGGCGATACAACTATTGATGTACCACCTGCATCTGATGTTTCTAACTCATACATCAGAAAATTCTTAGGCGGAGATCCTTATGCAATCGTTGCTAACCAGAATGGAGTTATTTCTAATCCTAATTTAGCAGGAGTAGAATATATGATCGACCGATATGACAGAGATTATCTAGAACCATTTGGATATAACTCTATCATTGAGAGAACAGGAACAGGTCAGGTTCTTATCTATGCTAACGTAACATCCTACCAGGCTGTTAGAAGCGATTACAATTACTTACATGTAAGAGAACTTCTTAATACAATAGAACTACAGGTGGATGAGGCTCTTCAGAACTTTGTATTCCAGTACAATAATCCAGTAATGAGACTTAACGTTGTTAATACTATATCTCCAATTCTTGAAAGCATTAAAGATGCTGGAGCCCTTTACAATTACGAAATCGTAATGGACGAAAGCAATAATACGGCTGAAATAGTTGATGAAGGATTTGCAATAGTTGATATTGGAGTTTGGATTACTAAAGGTATGGAGAAAATTATTAACCGTATCACTGTTAATAAGTCTGGTGGAGCTAGCTCCGGTGGATTTACAGCAGCTTAAAAAATGAATATATAAAATAAATTAACTCGATATGGCTGAAAATTTTAAAAGTCAGGGGTCTTTCGGCTTACCACATTTCAGAAATTCAAGAGCATCTCAGGAATTATATGAGCCGCTATATTTGAACTTATGGACAGTTCAGATATCACTCCCTGTGGGTGTTGGATCGACGGAAGAGAACACAAATCTATTACTTGAAAATGTTCAAAGTATAGGCGGATTAGAGTCTAACTCTTTCCCAGCTTCTCCAATAGGACAGTTCTATAAGTGGGCAGAAAGGCGTTTCGCTGGGGCTAAGCCCGAAAAGACCACAATGGATATAACTCTTAAATTTGAAGTTAACCTAAATAGAACCCCAAGTGCATACGTTCTAAAAACTCTTAGAAAGTGGAATGACCTAGTTTATGACCCCTTAACTGGTCGTACCGGATTAAAAGCAGATTATGTAGCTCCTTGGGCATTGATAACCCTTTATGATAGAGCTGCTAATCCTTATTGGCAGTGGAAGCTCTACAATGTATTTCCAACAACTGCTCTTCCTGCTCCTGAACTTGATTATCAGTCAGAAGAAATCTACAGAATTGAAGGTTACGGCCTCGCATGTGACAGCTGGGATGAAACTATTGTGTAACAACGAGTTACGTTAGTTATTTAAATAAAAGGTTTAGCTCTAGTAGAGCTAAACCTTTTTCTTTTGCAAAAAAACTTTTTCCTGGGACGAATATATAAATTAAAAATCAATATATTATGCCAAATTTTAAATATTATATAATTTATTCGATAACTAATATTTTGAATGGGAAAATTTATGTTGGCTTTCATGCAACTAATGATCTAAATGATAATTATATGGGCAGCGGGATAGCTATAAACGAGGCCTATAAAAAATACGGTAAAATGAATTTCAGAAAAACTATCCTGGAATATTGTAATGAAAGTAATTGGTCAGAAAGAGAAAAATATTGGATAGAAAAATTAAACACATATAAAAAAGGATATAATTTAACTAAGGGTGGCGAGGGAACTTTGGGCTTTAATTTAACTAAAGATATGAAGAAAAAAATAGCAGAATCCAAAATAGGAAAGAAATTACCCAAGGATGTTAAAGAGAAAATTTCGAAGTCATTAATTGGAAATATTCCCTGGAATACAGGAAATATTTTATCTAATGAAATTAAAGAAAAAATTTCAGTTTCCAATACAGGAAAGAAAAAATCGGAAAGAGAAAAATCAGAGATATCGAGAAGAATGAAACTGAATAATCCAGGAAAAAGAATAGAAGTTAGAAAAAAAGTTTCCAAATCTATAAAAGGAAAATTTTCAAAAGAAAATAATCCAATGTATGGGAAATCCAGGTCTAAAAAAATTCTTGAAAATTATAGAAATAATGGCATCCGGCTTAAAGGCGATAGGTGGGAATATATGAGGAAAAAAATAAAATGTATAGATCTATTATCTCAGAAAGAATTTATTTTTGATGGGGTCAAAGATATGGAAGAAAAAATTGGGATTTCTAAAAATAAGTATTATAGGGCTTTAAAAGATCCTTCTGCTCTTCCAAATTACAGATTTGAAAATATTATTTAAAACCAGGGAGGTTTTTCAGTCTATAATGATATATAGATAAACCGTGTAATATTTAAAATATGACTGAAGAAGATAAAATCAAACAATTTGTTGAGAATCAGGAAAAAACAGAAGCTCCTAATCCTCCTATGGAAGCACACGTAGGACCTCCTATAGCAGAGACTGATAAATCAAAGCTTCCCTGGCAAAAATCAGCAGATCATGTATCATTAGGTAACCAGATTGGCTGGGATAAGATTAATATAAAAGATCTACCAACTCAGGGCCTATTCTATCCGGAAGGAACGGAAATTGCCATTAGAGCAGCTACAACTGGAGAGATAAGACACTGGTCAACTCTTAATGAAGATGATCTTTCAGCACTAGATGACATGCTTAATTATGTCGTTGAAAGATGCTGCACTATCAAATTCCCTGGAAATAGTTTATCCTCATGGAAGGATATTAAAGAAGTAGATAGATTCTATATTCTTTTAGCTATTAGAGAAAGAACTTTTGTCAAAGGCGAAAATGTTCTACAGGTTAAAATATCTGAAACGAAGAAAATTGATGTGGCTAAGGATATGGTAGACTATATTACATTTGACGATCGTCTTATGAGCTATTATGATTCAGAAAAAAGATGTATATCATTGAAATTTAAAACCGGAAAATCTCTAAATGTACATCTCCCATCTGTAGGCGTTACTAACTGGCTAAAGAATTATATTAATAGAAAACAGAGACAGCAGGAATCCTTTGACCAGGACTTTCTTAATTTTGCTCCTTTTGTTATTCCTGATTGGAGAGGACTTAACGATGCATCTTATGAAAGATTTGTTTATGAATCTCAGAATTGGTCGAATGCCGAGATTTCTATGCTCACTGAAATCAGAAAAATATTTGCTGACACGATCAATCCTGTAATAAAATATAGGGATGAGCAAGGAGGTGAGCGGACCATTCCGCTAAACTTTCAAGGCGGGATTAAATCTATTCTCCTTATTTCAGATCCATTTTCACAGCTTGCGTAAGATATATTTTATCGCAACTGATAAATGGGGATGGACAACGGATGATACAGATAAGGCAGAATTCTATATGATGGAGTATCTCTTCCAAGATTTGGATGAAAAGATTTCAGAAGAGAATAAGAGATATAAAAAGCAGGAGGATGAATATAAAAAACAACAATCCTCTCAAAAAGCTCCTAAAATGCCTAAAGCGGGAGATACAAATTACGGAGGATTTAAAACTCCTAAACTCCCAATACCTAAATTAAGTATGCCTAAAATAGGATAAAGTGCTCTCACGAGCACTTTTTTATTGTTGGGATATATAAATAAAATTGTCCTACATATATGCAAAATGCTAATGAGCTATTATATCAGATCCTTCAAGTTGTAGGAAAGATTGAAGCAAATCAAAGGGGTTCAGCAAAACCAGCTGCGACAGTTCCTGGCCCAGCTGGATCGGGAGATGGATCAATAGCTTCAAAACTAGGAGGAGCATTAAAATCCTTTGCTGGGATAGGTCCTAAATCTACAAAGACCTTTTTTACCTTTCTAAGAGGAATGATGGATATTTCATCTAAATCGAAGGATAAGGATGTTAAGAAAATGCAGACCATTGCGGATTCTCTCGGAATTATGGGCACTTCCCTGCCTTCTATTGCTGAAGGTCTTGGGGACTTGGGAAAAATTAGAGCAAAACAAGTTGAGAGAGCTATCTGGAGTTTGGATCAGCTATATGAATTCATGGCTGAAGCTGGTGAAGCTAGAAAGAGGAGAAAGGTTGAGAATGCAGTAAAAACATTTGAAAAAATGGGTAAAGCACTAAAAGACGTTGCTAAACCTGTTAAAGATATATCCCTTTCTTTTGCATATTTGGGACTTGGTATACTTGCACTTGCAGGATCCCTAGTATTGACAGGAATGCTCCTGGGATTAGCTAAACCCACGGATGTATTATTATTCCTGGGCGGTCTAGTTGTGGGGGTTCTTTTGATGTTTGGCCTACTCTGGATGGCTAAGAAAATTGTAGATAAAGGAACAGATGTAATTAAAGATATAGGTCTTGGAATGGCCGCGCTTTCTTTAGGAATTCTTTCATTCGCTATTACATTAGTTCTTCTTCCAAAGATATTAGGTGGAGAATCTGGCGGATCAATCATTAAATCCATGCTTATGATTGTTGGGATTGTTGCTGCTATGGCTTTAATATTTACAATTCTTGGAGCAATGAAGAGTATGACATTTAAGGGATTTATGAGTATTGTTTGGATGTCTGCAGGACTTATAGTCTTAAGTGTAGGAATTTTGGCTTTAGCAATGACCGCCAAATTACTGATGACGGGTATGACTCCTGCTTCAGCAACTGATGAGGAGAAAGACAAGAATAAGAAATTTATCATGAAAGGCCTTGGAGTTATTGGTCTTATAACTCTAGCAGCCGTAGGATTATTTGCTCTATTAGGAACTCCTGTAGTAGCAGGTCTTGTTATGACAGGTGCTATAACAATGATCCTATTATCAGCTGCACTTATACTTCTCGCTAAGAGTATAGGAAAACTTGTAGAAACAGGAAAAGCTCTGGAAGGGGAAGATATCGGAGAGGTATTAACAAAACTTATAGGAGGATCATTAGAAGGATTTCTAGGAGGGATTTCTGTTCTATCCGGAGGGAAGAAGGGATTTGCGGCTGTTGGCGAATTTATTAAAAATAGTGCTAAGATATTTGCGGGAACCGCAGTCTTAATGTCTATGTCTCTTGCTCTATCTCAATTTGCCAAAGCTATTACGGCTTTTGCAGAACTTGAAAATATGAGAATCATAGAGGGATATGACAAGGATGGCAAACCTATATTTGGAGAGAAAGTTAATGTTACAAAAGTTGCATCTAATATTACTACTTCTATTTCTTCATTTCTATCGGCTCTTATTGCCTCTACAGAAACATTAACCAGAGATCAAGCTGGCGCTATTCAGAAAATGGCCAGAGCGCTTACTGGAAGAAGAGGTATATTAACAGCTGTTATACAATTTAGTGATGCTCTTAAGACATATGCTGAATTCGGTGAATCGAATGAAATTGGATATGTAGAGTATGATGAAAATGGAAAGGAAATACGTAAGAAGGTTTCTGCTTCAGCAGTTGTTGATAATATGATCGGATCCTTCCTCTATTTTACAGAAAGATTATTTGGAAGATCAGAGGAAGAATTTGGTGATGGCGAACCAGGGGAAGCAGGTGCATCAGGAAAGCAGAAAAGAAGGATTCAAAGGATGGCAAAAGCTCTTACCGGAAAACATGGTATTTTAGGAGCAGTTATGCAATTTACTGAAGTATTAAAAGTATTCGCTGAATTTGGAACAGATAATACTATGCCTTTATTTGATGAAGAAGGCAAACCTATTATGGAGGGGGGAAAACCCAAAAGAATTTCTATGGAGCAGGTCGCAGGAAATATTGTAGATTCCTTAATAACCTTTTCTGATACTTTAGCAACAAAACTAGAAGGTAAAACAACAACTAAAGATGCTAAGCAAGCATTACAGAAATATGAAGGCATGATTAATCAGCTGAATAAATTATCTTCTTCTATGAGCGGCCTAAGTAAAATGACAGCTTCTATACAAGACTTAGCTGATGGAATAGGAGATTTAGCTGTTAATATTGAAAAAATGGATGCAGAAAAATTAACTGATGTTCTAAAAAGAATATCCGAGGGATCTTTGGAAATATCCACTTCATCAAAATCTTATGCAGGAGCTTCTGCTGCTTCAACAACAGCTTCCTCATCGAAAGGTAAGGAAACCGCAATGACTACTAAAACGGGAGAACCTAAATGGGATGTAATTGCTGCTCAGATTGGGCTATCGGTAGGACAGCAGATAACAGAAGCGATGAAGAAGGGTCAAGTGAAATTTGAATTTTCAGGAACAGGATCCAATAAGGGGATTTTAGAATTGGGATAAAACCTCTAATCAATCTTTTCATATAATTTATAAACTATTATTGAATGAAGCAATATTTAGATCTACTCCAAAATATCTTAGATAATGGAGTTGAAAAAGAAAGTGGTCGTGCTAATATGCCTAATACTATTGAGATATCTAAAGGAGATATTTCAATGGATCTTTCAAAGGGATTTCCCCTTCTCACTACAAAAAGAATGTTCTGGAAAGGAATTGTTCATGAACTATTATGGTTTTTAAGAGGAGAAACCAATATCAAATATCTTGTAGACAATAACGTAAATATCTGGAATGGGGACGGATATAGATGGTATTTGAAAAAGTATCATGATCGATCCAGTGGTGATGAATTATCAATGGATGAATTCATCGAATTAATAAAAAATCCTTATTGCGATGACAAGCCAGAACTTCCTTATTGGACAGAAAATAGCGGAGAGAGATACACGTTGGGAGATTTAGGTAAGGTTTATGGATACCAATGGAGGAATCAGAACGGTGTCGATCAGATTGCTGATATTATTAAGGATCTGAAAGAGAATCCATACGGAAGATATAAAATTTTGGATGCCTGGAATAAATCTGATTTTAGAGATATGGCTCTTCCGCCTTGTCATCTGCTTTATCATTTTATAGTAAGACCTATATCTAATATTGAAAGAAACGAGTGGTATAGAAATCATGGACCAATTCATACAAATAGATTTGATCCAGATTATCTTTTTGATGACCCATTTTTAGATAAAGAAGGGGTTTCTAAATTCTATCTGGACCTTAACATGTATCAACGTTCATGTGATACGTTCCTTGGTGTTCCTTTTAATATTGCATCAATGTCATTATTACTAATGATTATTGCTAAGACTGTAAATATGATACCAGGCGTAGCTAATTGGATAGGCGGTCATACGCATTTATATGTAGATCATATACCTGTAGTAAAAGAGCAGATTTCCAGAACTCCATTAGATCTTCCTAAAATGAAGATAAATAGAGAGCTTAATAGCTTAGATGATATATTAGCATTAACTATTGATGATTTCCAATTAGAAGGGTATGAATATCATCCATCTCTTAAGGCTGAATTGTTTACCGGACTTAAAAAATAATTCTTATGAATGACAAAAATTTGGGAATTTTTACAGAAACTATATTGGGATGCTTACGATTTGCCTAGTTTTTATTTAGGTATTGAAGGGGAAACAGCATGTCATATCTTTACTGCATTATTTTTAATTCTTTTGGCATTAGGATGGGTTTGGATAATAAAAATGAGAATTGAAATATATCATATAAGAAAGAGCCGTCGGGCAACAAAAAAACGAATTGATAAATTACTTCTGGGTGTGCTAGAAGAAAAGGATAAAAATAAAAAAGCTAAAAATATTTAACATGGCTATAAAAAAATTGGGATTAACGATCAACGCCTTCGACGCATCAGAACTATTAGAGCATCTTATTGAAGAAATAAGGGATCAGGTTGATTGGGTAGCAGCAATATATCAGAAAAAGAGCTATTGGAAAAATCCAATGGATAAAAAGGATATGGATGAGATTACTAGATTGAAAGAGATAGGTCTCATTGATGAACTTATCGAATTTAAACCTAATTTTGCGAAGTATTCTAGAGAACAGGAGTGTGATAAGAGAAATATGGGAATTGAAATTGCTAAACAAAGAGGATGCTCCCATATTCTAAATATCGATGCAGATGAATTCTATGATGCAGAGCAGTTTAGGACAGCAAAAGAAATGATCAATAAGAAAGGATGGCCTATTACATATTGGAGTTATGTAAATTACTATAGGGATTTTGAACACTATCTTGTTTATCCTTTCAGACCGCTAGTTCCAGGAATACATTCAACATTCTTCAGCTATACTTATCAAGGACCTGCTCCTGGACCAACAGATCCTACTAGAAGAATTATGAATCCTCATAATATAGGAACTTATGTCTTTCCGGATGAGGTAATCAGAATGCAACATTTAGCTTGGGTACGAAAGGATTTAAGAAAAAAACTAGTTAACTGGAGCGCTAAAAACCATTTTGAAAAAGAGCTTATTGATAAAGCTGTAGAGAGATGGGAAAATTGGCAGGAGGGTCAAGATGCTATAATGCTATTTAATGTTCCTGATAAGAGCGTGAAGGTTAATAAGCTAGAAAAAAGAATTACAAAAATTCGAGTTCCCTGGGTTGAAGAAATGATGGAAGAGTGGAAAGCAAAGAATGGGCATGTATAAGGGAATAATATACTGTGCTATTTCTCCAAATGGAAAAAGATATATTGGACTTTCCACAAAATCACTAAATCAAAGGAAGTCCCAGCATTTTTTGATTTTCAAAAAATCTCCAAGGAATCTGTATTTTTATAATGCATTGAGGAAATATGGTTTTGATAATTTTGAATGGATTCTTCTTGAAGAAATAGAGGCCGATTCAAAAATTGATTTATTAAAGGATCTTAAAATCCTAGAATCATTCTATATTTCTAAATATAACACTTCTAAAAAAGAGTTTGGATACAATCTAACATTAGGAGGGGATGAAGGTCCTAATGAAGATACGATTGAAAAAATCAAAAAAATAAATACCGAAAAATGGACGGATCCGGAATATAGGAAAAAGCAGGAAGAAAATTGGGAAGATGCAGAATTTGTCGAAAAATTTAAAAATATTATGAAGGGATTAAGCAATGAAAATTCCAGAAAAATAAAAGAAAAATGGACGGATCCGGAATATCGAGCTAAATTGGTTAATATAAGAAATACGGATGAATATAAACAAAATCAAAGAAATAATGCTTTAAAACAATGGGAGAATCCAGAAATTCGAGAAAAAAGTTTAAAAAGTTTTAAAGAGAAAATCTGGAATAATCCAGAGAGAAATAAAAAAATAAGTGATGCTCTGAAAAGAAATGCCATCGAAAAAAGAAAAAAAAAGGAGGTTTAAGACTCCTTTTTATTTTTTGATTCCTTTAGAAATTTTCTAAATCTAGGATAGTATTCCTCCCCTACCGAATCAACAAAATCCCTCATTGAAGGATCATGTCTCTCTTCATGAGTTATTAGCTGAACTGAAGTAGGATCCACATTAAATTTTAGAGCTGTATCAAATTCTTGAACAATATAATGAAGAATGTTTCCTTGCGCATCATCTTTGATTCCAATAACTTTTCCGTGAATCTTTTTATTTTTCCCTAATACTTTTCCTTTAACTTCTGATCCTGCATGAATATATCTTTCATCTCCTTGCGGTGTAGCTGGTTGCTGAAGAATAGGGTCTAGAGGCTTTATACTATAAGTATACATTAGATTAGGTCCACCGTTATTAGACGAACTCTGGCCAAAACCAAAGCCTCTCCCGTATACGCGACCACCCATAGATGGATTTCCGTATCCCCCAGATCCTCCGCCCCATACGGCATATCCAGCTCCTCCTATTCCCTCTTTTAATACATCCTCCAAATCCTCTTTCCTAACCATTCTGGTCATTCCAGAGATATCTTTAGATAATATTTGGAGATCAGGATCTTCAAAAAGAAATAATTTCTGAATTTCCGGATTATCTAGGCTTTCAGAACTTACGTAATATTCTTTTCCTTTTACTATGACTTTTTCGCTGTTCATATCTTATTTATCCTTTTAGCCATTCCTTCTTTGATAGGAATCCAGAAGCCATTCCATCCTGATAATGAAAGACCCTGGTTCCATCTGGTAATTTTCCTTCTTGCCATATAAATGTTCCCCATTTATTAGTATTTGCCTGCCTCTTTTTAGGACCAACTGGCTGAAATTCTGCTAAGAATTCTTCGGAATCAACATGTTCAGGCAGCTCGTTTTCAATATACCAGTCTTCATCAAATCCTGCATAGTCAGTAAATGCTAATGGATCTGAAGGATTATACTCTATTTCTTCTAAAAAATCAGGTGGAAGTCCTCCTTTTTGAAACCACTCTCTAGAGGAGTCACCTTCCATCGAATCTACTTCAGGAAATCCTTGCGATAGAATAGCCTTTTTAATTCCATGATGGCCTATTCCTAGAGTATCATAAATATCGCCACCTCTTTGAAATTTTGCAGTCTCAAAAACTTTTTTAGCTCTCATTAGACAAATAGCATATATTCAATTTTGATATTAAATGTATGAGGATTATAGACATAGAATCCATCAATTAGATTATCGCAATCAGGACATCCGTCTGGAGCAGTAGTCCAAGCATAGAAATCTCCAAACTTTCTCCAAAGATCGTTTGATGTAATATAATCCAAATAATCCCCGGCACTCATGATTGTTTCCGTAGATGATCCATTCATTCCTACATCAAGTTTCTTAATGAATTTTTGATAATAAGTGGATGAATCTAAATATGTCTTAACAATAGAAGTGGACTCATTAATTCTTATTTCCTTACAATCCTCTAAAGTAGTTATTTCTTTTTCGCAATTATACAAAGTACATCTAATAAGCGAAACATCATATATTATGGAATTATAGATAGAAGAGTCAGATATTTCAGAATTCCAAATGGTTGTCTCGTTTATAACAGAATTCCCTATAAATGATCTTTCTGATGCATCTATTTGAAATAAGTTAATATTGCTTTTTTCTATAACACTATTTTGGAAATCCGTCCAGTATATCCTGGATTCGGTTATAGAGGAATCAACAACACTACAATTTATTAGGGAGCAATCATTTACAAGATCCGCAGGACCGATTGTGATATCTTCTAAATCCATATCATATAATCCTGTGGTTACATCCTCAACAAATGGTCCAAAAATTATACTCGGATCAAAAGTTATTTGAATTTGGCTAAAATAATTGTCTATTTCAATAGGCTCATAAATTTTAACATAATCATTAACATGTTTAATATAGAGCCATTTATCATAAGGGGATTCAGGAGTAGAATTAGGATATGTGCTCTTCATAATTATTCCCTGCATAGCTCCGTTTGGATATTTAGCATAAAGAATATCATAGTCTTCTGATTCTTCTAAAGTATATGAATCCAAATTGGCCTCATGAGGAAATGGGGATGCAGAATCTATTGATGCATCGATAATATTAAGTATAACATTAGAAGCTGTAAAATCAAATCCATCTACATCACCTGTAAATATTAAAGCGCTTGAATCAAGAGAGGCAGTAATGTTTATTCCCAAATTTCCAAATTGGATATTAAGAGCATCCACAATATTTATATTCTGAGAATAATTTGCGGTGACATCTATAGCTTGATTGTAAAATTTAAAATTCTTATAGTAATTAATTGATAAATCAACACTAAAGAAATATGGATTTAGGGATTCATTATAGCTTACTAGATATGGTAACAAAAATCCCTGCTGTCTCTGTTGAAGACCCTTTGATAGACCGGGAATATAGACTACCTCTCCCTGCCCTAAAACTTTAGTCTCAGTACTATAAGCAGTTACAGGTATAGATAAATTTGAAAAATCTATTTTTGCTAATATATCGCTTCCTGATATTATTCCTATTCCATCCTTAATAAATTCTAGATTTGCTGAATCGGAAACCCCTGCACAGGGGGATAGAGCAGGATATACATAATCATTGCTGGGATTGTTAAATACGTCTATAGCCATTATAAGCACCTTTATTTTATCTATTTATTCAAACAAAAAAAGAGGTTCTGAACCTCTTTATCTAAATTATATAAATATTTGTTATTTAGCACATTTCTATAGATACATCTGGGAAATCTTCTTCATAGTCTATATCTTCGTATTCCTCCTCCCTAGTGGCATAAGGCTCTAGATCAGACCAGTTCATATTATTTCTTAGCCAATCCTCAATTTCATATTCTGAATTAAGGGCATAATCTACTTCTTCTAGCCATTCATTGGATCCTATTTCATAACCATCGACAGATGAATAATAGTTTGCTCTATTTTCTGCTATCACCTGCGACGGAACAAAGAAAATATCTCCATTAGGGAATTGGATCTTGATACTTTTTTTCATGATTCCTGTTTTTAATAGAAGCAAAGTCCTATATAATCATCGTCATCTACTGTAGATAGTCCAAATGTAACATTAACTCTTTGAGAAGGCAGATCAACATCAACTTCTTGTATTTCCACATTATAGTGTCCTATCATATCATCAAGTTCATCCTTAATGATCTTTTTGATCTCTTCCTTATTTAGTTCTTTGCTCATTTTAATATATATCCGACTATATCCTATCCCATGTGCGCCTTTCTCTAGGCTCAGGTATTCCAAATTTATTTAAAACTGGTTTTTCTTTCGGGACTGCTTTGACATCCACAACCTCAACCCCATCAATAACCCGAGATGCATAATTTTCTGTCTTTCCAGAAGACGGATCAATATTCACCTCTTTTTTCCTAATTCTCTCTATCAGATCTTCTCCTGGAGAATATGGTTTAAGTTTTTCTAGGGATACTTCTGAATCTTTATCTGGGACGAGCTCTTTTTCTTCCCCTTGATCTAAGCTCGTCCCTAAGCTTTTTTTGAGGTTGGCGTTTTTTCAGGATCGTGTTTTACGAAAGCTCCCTTGGAAAATACATTATGATCGTCGTCAACATATTCAGCCATGAGATGCCATCCTCTCATCTTATTAACTGGAGCAGGATAGTATTTTCCATCTTTTTTCTCTTCATATACCCTAGGATGAGGATCCACTGTGACGGTTTCGGTTTTTATATCAATCTCAGGGATTTTTTCTTCTTTTGCTATCATTGAATCCTGAAGATCCATGAGATATTCTTGTTCTTCTTCAAAAGCCCTGTCCAATTCTTTATCTTCTAATAGAATACCTTCTGGAGATTCTTCTATCTCTTCATCTGGTATTAGCTCAAAAGCCTCATCTGGGGGTGGTTCAGAATGAATTTCTTCGGATTCTTTAGACTCAGATAATTCCCTTTCCCTTATCCTTTTCTGAATTTCATTTTCAATAATTTCTTCTACTCTTTCAGGCGGAAGTTTCTCATCTTCATCGTCCTCCCCACCTAATTTTTCTCCTTTCGCTAAACGAATATTATCAGCAACCAATGCTGTCATACCTAAAGCCACAATAGGGAGAAGAGCTCCGGATATCCATGAAATAATAACTTTATACATTTCTTGATTTTCAGCCTGTACTCCAAAAAGAATAGCTCTTTGCCAATAGGTCCAATCTGTTGATCCACTACTGTCCATAAATTTAAAGGAGGCATAAACGTTTGCTGTAACTTGAAGCGCTGTTAATAGGATCATCATTAGCCAAGCTAATATTCGATTCTTATTTTCTGTCATAAGAATGGAGAAAAGAACTGCTGCCTGACCAATTTCATATGCTGCACCAAGCAATATTGCTAGGCCTAGTGAATTTGCAAGCTGAAAGAACGTTATAGCATGCAGGGTTGAAACGAAAGCAACTGCTAAATATAGAGCAGTAAAGGTACCTATTAAGGCCCAATATAATTTTTTACTTCTATGAATTAATTTTGACATATTATTTTATTTTATTTACTTTTCCAGATTTTTAATCCTGGGAATCCACATTCAGGACAAGTTGTTCCTTCATGAATTTGATTTTGATTACCTCCGCATGTTTTACACTTGGAATGTTTTTTAACGTATTCTTGCAAATTAGCATAATTATCTAATAATACGCCTATTTGACTTTTTAAGTTTTTAATAGTTGCTTGAAGTTCTCCAACTCGTGTTCCGTCACCACACGAGCATTTATACATGCCCTTTTGGGGATCCGCATCAATCGGAAATTCTATTTTTCCATCACAAAAAGAACAGATGTTTTCTTTATTGTAATATTTTTCCTCTTTTTTAAATCCCATTATTTTTTATTTAAAGTATCTCTTTCTGCCCCTTTAATTTCAATAGTGGTATTTGTGCGGATTCTTTCCGCAGTTCTTTGTACTGCTTCTGCTCTTCTTTGAGCTTCATCTACCTTAATACCCGCAATTTTTAAATCTGTAGTAAGATCTTTAATAAGAAATTCTCTAGTTAGGATCTCGTTATCTAAAGAATCTATTATGAAATTTTTCTCTTTTATGATTTGATCTTTTATTTGTAATAATGAATCGCATTGCTCGGATAGATTTTTATTCTGAATCCTAATAGTAGCTTTTCGATTGCAGCTCTGGAAGGACTTTATAAAGAACAAAAACACTAATGCTAATGTAATCCACTTAAGATTTTTCTTAAGCCATTTTTCCATAATTATCTTTTTATGTTATATATTTCTATTCTACTATCTATCCTATATTATACAAAAAAAGGAAACCCTGGTTTTAGGATTTCCTCTAATTTTATAATTAAATAAGGATATTATCTCTCTTTTTCTACAAATTCGATGACTTTAGTTTCGGCTTTTTGCAGATTTTTTGTAGATTTTTTTCCGGAGGTCCAAGGATCATTGTGAGTTTCACACTGATCTAGATAATAGGTATCTGTATACCATGTTCCATCAGGATAATCCCAATCTTCTATTGCCCACTCTGTTATCTGGCCTGGCTTCATCTGGTATGTAGTAGACTGACCATTGCTAAGCCTTCTCTCATCATTGAAATCGCTACCTGCTTGAGTTACATCTACCCAAATTGTCTGTCCGGTTCGGTTAGTTACAATTACGGTTCCGAAATTATCCCTTTCGCAAGCTTCCTGTTTTTCGCAGGATAATATAATAGTCAATGTAGCAAGAGCTAGCGAGGCAAAAAGAGTTTTAAATAAATTTAGTTTTTTTCATCTTTTTTATTTTTATTAGTTACCAAATAGGACGAATCCTAGATTAAATTCAAATGTGAATGCGTTTCCATCAGGACACCATCCATATCCCACTCCTGCTCGAGACCAAACTCCTCCTGCATCATATTTCATACCTATTGTTGCAATAGTCATAGGCGATGTGAATTCGCCCCCCCAGCTATCTTCATAACGAAATCCTTGAGAAGCTTCTGCAAGAGACACATAGTAGGAGGATCCATATTCGCCTGCTTTAGCAGTATAATAAGTTATTACTCCTGAAAAGGAGTGAATTCTTTCTCCAGACATTGGCATCTTAGTTGGCATCCAGCCACCGGCGAGACCAAAGTTTCCAAATTGTGCTTCGGCGCCAAGAACGCCATACGACCAAGAGTAACCTCCCTGAACGCTAAAGTTCATTGGAGTTTGAGAGTTTGCTGTAAATACACTAAGCATAAACAGCATGACAATTGCAGAAAAGATTTTTTTCATGTAATTCTATTTTTAATTAATTGCAAATAACTATACCTAATAATACAAAAAAAACCCCTTAGGTTGTTCTAAGGGTTCCCGTTAAAAAATTGTTAAAGATTATTCTTGCACTGCTTTATCCTCTTCTTCAGGTACTTCTGGCTCCACCTCAAGATAAAAGCCTTGAACCATTGCAGCATACTTATCTTGAAGGAACTGAATATCTTTAAGTTCCGCTCTTGCTGAAGCTATCTGTTTTCCTATAGCATCAAAACATTTAGCATATACTTCATTTTCCTGCTCAAAGTCTAGAGCTGCCTGAAGTCCAACCCCTCCGGGATTCTGAAGAGAGTAGAACATAAATTCTAGGGCCTGATACCCAAGTTTTAGATGGGATTTGGGATTTGCTGTTAAGAATTTTTCTGCATCATCTAGTTCTTCCTGCATCTTAATAACTCCCATCCAACCATTCTTCGACCAGAATAGCCTGGCCCTAACAAAATGCTGAAGATAGGCTAGCATTTCTGATGCATCTGCTTCCTCACCTATGTTCCAGGATTTTACAGAAAAATCTCTCGAAGCCTCTTCGAATTCTTTTTTAGCCTCTTCAACCTCTTCGTCACTAGGTTTATTTGGATTATCTTGTATAGCTTCTGCAAGCTTTTCATCAAGTTCTTTTACATTATTGATCTCTAGTTCAGCTGGTTTTTCTTTTTTTGCCATAATTTCTATTATTTTTATTCTATTACTGCTACTCTAATTATATTTCCCGAATGAAAGATTGTTCCAGGATGTTCTGGATCCACATAAAAAACGATACAGGAAGCCTCCTTATTTTTATCAAAAAAGTCTTGGAGACCGAAATATCTTCCAAGCCTTAACGATTGAGACTGGAAAAATTTAGTATTATCTCCGCCAATATTTATTACCTTTCCCTCTTCCTCAATAAAGACTTTAGTTCCAAAATCTGATGATTCCACCTCATGAGGGAGAACGATAAGATTTTCCATATCAAATACAAATGTAGGACCTTTTGTAAAATCAACCGCTCCATCAAATTCATATTCTCCTAATTCTCTCTTTAAAGCCTCATTATCTGGATCAATAATTGATAGAAGCTTATATTTCTTCCTAAATTTCATGATACAACTTTTATTGTTATAGATATATCCCCCTAAATAGTTTTAGGATATATAAATAAAACAGTACTTAATGATTCTAAATTCATTAAATAATCAATTTGTAGTTCAGTTTCCTAAGGGATTCTTCTATCCCGAGATAGTAGCTAAGTGGGAACCGGTAGTTCAGAGATTAAAGCTTCCACATCAAACTATGGAGGATTTTATCAATGCTACAGTTCAGAGTGTCACATTTCCAAGTGTAGAACTTCCTCCAGTAGAGCAGGGTCAGGGACAGTTTAAAATTCAGTACAGACCAGGAAAGGAACTTGAACCTCTCCTAGAAAAGAATCTAACAGTTACTTTTAAGCTTTCTGAAGGATTTATTTCTTATTGGATACTTTTTGAACAGGTAGAGTCTTTTATCGAATATAGAGAGTCTCTTCCATTCTGGCCTCCAATGTATGTCTCATTTTTGGATCATAAGGGATTTGAACTAGTAGCATTCTCATTTGAGAAGATAATTCCGTTATCACTTTCCCAATTTGAGATATCATATGCTCAGACTGCAGCTGAATTTAATACATTTAATATGACCTTAAGATATAATAGGTATAATATTAAAAGACGTATTGATGATAATAACTATTCAAAAAATAATTCATAATGAAAAAACTTGTCAATGAGAGCCTAAACGAATTTATGGGGCAAGAGATCTCTACAAAGAAGGGATTCTTTACAAATATTGAGAAGGATACTCTTGAGAATGAAAAATTTCGCAAAGTCTTATATACAGGGGAGAATATCCAGTTAGTTCTTATGACTTTAGCTCCAAATGAAGAGATCGGACAAGAAGTTCATGAAAATGATCAGTTCTTCCGTTTTGAAGGTGGTGAGGGAAAGGTTACAGTTAATAATTCAGAATATAGAGTTAAAGATGGAGATTGTGTTATTATACCAGCAGGATCCGAACATAATATTATAAATACAGGATCCGAACCCTTTAAGATGTATACACTATATGCTCCCCCTCATCATAAAGATGGCACAATTCATAAAACTAAGGAAGAAGCAGTAGAGAAGGAAGAGGAATTTGACGGAAAAACCTCTGAATAAATATAGAAATAAAGATAATAAAGATATTATGGAAAAGAGACTAAGTCGCCCAGCTTTCGCCAATGAATCAGAAGAGATCCCAACTTATTTAGATTTCAAATATGCATTATCTTCGAAGATATTCGAAGCTCAAGAAGTTGCTGGAAGTACTCCAGAGCAACTTCAGGCAGCTGAAGATGCATATAATAAGATAGTAGAGGGCCTACAGAAAGGGGAGGATATTGACGAGGGACTCTTGGGAGCTCTCGCGGGAGGCGCAGCAGGAGCTCTGGCAGGACCTGCAATAGGAAGAGCTATTTGTAATGTTCTTGGAATTGATCAAAATGGAACTCTGGGCAGATTATTAACTTCTAGATTAGTATCAACTGCTCTTGGATATGCTATTGGTAAGGGAAAATAGATATGAATTATGAAAGCAAAATTAGTTAGGGAATCTCTTAATGAGTATTATGGGAGGAAGAAATATTTTGACGGCCATCCTCTATCAAAATATAATGCGGATGGGAGTGAAAGGGATCCTTATGAATTATCAGATCAAACCGTTAATGGGAAAAGATTAACATGGGATGAATTTTGGGACTGGTACGAAAGAGAGGGGGAGACCGATTATTAGTAGAAACGCCAAATACAAAATAAATGAGAATAATAGGATTTGACTTTAGTATAAATAAGCCAGCCGCTTGCATTTACGAAAACAACAATTATGAATTCTATTCTTGGCCATTCGGGCTAAGTGAAAAAATCAAAGAAATTTATCGAGAAGCCGGAGTTCACCTATTTAATAGGGAGGATGAAAAGTATAAGGGAACAGACTCTTCTGAAAAAATGAGAAAGGATGTTAGTAATGCTGCTTATCTATCCGATTTAATAATATCAAGTCTCCCAGATGGGGACCTGTCTAATGATCAAATAGTTTTCGAGGGATTATCTTTTGGCTCAACGGGAAACGTGGTTCTTCAACTAGGAGGATATAAATATATTCTTATGAAAGATTTATATGATGAGTGTGTTCCCTGGGAAAATATGACCACTTATGCTCCTATAACTCTAAAGAAAACTGCTGGAGCTTCAAAGAAGGGAATGGGAAAAGCAGAAATGATAGAATCATTTTTAGAAAGATCCTCTTGTCCTTTTGCGGAATTTATTAATAAAGATAGATTTCTATTTCAAAAGAAGACTGGAACCTGGATTGATCATTTGGATGATTTAGTGGACTCTTTCTGGGCAGTAGAGACATTTAGAGAGAAGAATGGATAAATTCCTACTAAGATACTAAGTTATCTTCTTTCCTGAGTGCTTAAGCTCTAATTTTATGCTCCAATAAAAAAAAGTTTTAAAGTCCAAGTTAAAAATCCGTTAGCAATTTAACGTTTTTTAACGGTTAGAATCTTTGTACTTAGCGAGGATTTATTATATTTGTATTGGCCTAGCTCCGATAGATGCTAGCCTATCGAGAGACCGGGAACTCAAAAAGCTGGGGGTTCGAATCCCTCCAAGGCCACAAAGATAATTAAAATTTAGAGATATGATTTACTCAAGATCCGAAATGATAGACATGCTTTACGCAGGATATGGGGACAGTGAAGTTATTGCTGAACTTAAGAAAGATCTGATGAAAATGACCGATGAAGAATTTATGGATCTCTGCAAAAAAAGTCATATTCATTTAAATTTACTCCGGAAGAATACCTATTACTGGGCTCGTTAAAAAAATGTTAAAGGATAGAAATACCTTCCTTTAATCCCTCTTCGTTCATATAAATAATAAAAACAGACTATTATGAATGAAGATAAAGCAAAAATCTTTTTAGATAGAATTCTAAATCGGATTGACTCAGGCGAATTTGATGAGCATTTGAATATTCCATTTGCCTCCAGAAAACTCTTGAAATCCTTAGTCGAGAGTAAAATGGCAAAGAAAGTAGAAACTGGTTCTACCCCAGTTTTATCAGATACGGATCTTTGGCATTGTGTAGAAGAGGTAAGAGAAACTGCAGCTCATACAGCATCCATATTTTTTGAAAAGGGACTTCTGGTTAAAGATGAAAATGGTGTAGTTGGAATTAATCCAAAATTGGAAAAATTACTGAATCCTTCTTCGTAAGCCATTCTGGAATATAGAGGCTATCAATAGGGATGCTATCATTTGAAAATTCCATGATGGATTCTAACATATCTTTTCTGAATTTGTCATGGGAATTTTCTTTTTTTGGATGTGCCGAAGGTCTAAATCCTAAAATAAATATTCCAATAATAGCGGGAAGAATTAGATAAATTTGTATTTTTTTCATAATTTATAATTTATATTTCTAGCTATCTATGAGGAAAAAGTGTATTAGCAAATGGTTAATTTTCTATTACGAATCGGTTAAATTATTATGAAAGTATCGTTCGATTTTGATAGTACGTTGGAATTAAAATCTATTCAGGAATATGCGGAGGAACTTATCCATCGAGGAGTTGAAGTTTGGGTTGTAACATCTCGTTTTGGAGATGATGAATTATATCGAAGATTTTTTCACACCTCAACGAATGTGGATCTTACGAATAGGGATCTCAGAGAAGTTACCAACAGATTAGGAATTCCCGAAGATCGAATCCATTTTACGAATATGAAGGATAAGTGGGAGTTTATAGAGAATAGAGGATTCATTTGGCATTTAGATGATGATTGGATTGAGAACGAAATGATAAATTCGAGAACTCTTACGAAGGGTATTGATGCTTTTGGAAATCCCAAATGGCGCGAGGAGTGTGAAAGCCTTTTAAAAAGGAGCTAAATGCTCCTTTTTTTGTGAAAGTAAAGACCCATCTTTTTTATTAGAATATATAAAATAAAGAAATCGCTGATGGATTTCCTTATGCAATTGTTGAGGTCTTTATTATCTTTATTTTCAAAAAAAGAAGAGGTTATCGAAGATGTAAAGCCAGAGACACCGGAACCGGAGGAGAAACCTTCGGAACCGGAAAACAAAAATGAAGAGCCTATGTACGACTGGTCAAATTTAAAACCGCTAGATATTTCTGATTCTGATCTTGTTCAAGTAGATTGGCTAAAATATTATAAAGTTGAATGGCCAAAAGATCAGATAGTTCTGCATCATACTGTAAGCGGTCCGGGAATTCAAGGGGATTTAAATACCTGGAAGAATTTTACCTCCCATATAGCAACTTGTATGATTGTTGAAAGAGGTGGAAAGATAAATCAATTATTCTCATCTAAGTATTGGGGGTATCATCTTGGAGCAGGAAAGACCTCTCTAGATCAGAGATCAATAGCTATTGAATTGGATAACTGGGGTGGATTATTCCTTGGAGATGGAAATAATAAGCAATTTGGAAAAAATGCAGATGGAACTCCTAGAATTATTAAAACTATACAGGGAAAATTTTATACAGTTTACGGATCGGTAGTAGATGTTCCCGTAACTCATTATCCTGATGGATTCAGAGGATATTATTATTACGAATCCTATACTTATGAGCAATTAAAGGCTATAGGCGAATTAATTCTTCTATGGAATCAGAGATTTGGTATTCCTCTAGACTATAAAGAGGATATGTGGGATGTATCACAAAAAGCTCTATCGGGGGAGAAGGGAGTTTGGACGCACGTTTCTTATAGAAAACCATCTGATAAACAAGATTGCCACCCCCAGCCTGAGCTTATCGACCTATTGAAATATTTACATAAATTAGTATAATATGAAATTTATATCCTTAAATAGATGGCTAAACGAACAGACTCTTAGGGGAAATGTATCTGATCAGAGCAAACCTGCAGAGGACGTTAAATACGGATGCGTTATGATGGACACAAAGATTCCAAATTGGGAGGAATATCATACTGCAGGCATTGATGAGGATGATGTTTATATTAAGCCTCACGATAAATCATATGGACTTGAAACAGATCCTCACGTTACAGTAGTTTATGGAATCCATGAGGATGAAATAGATCCAGAGACAGTGGCTAGTGTTATTAAAGCAAATATGAAGCCCCTTACGGTAACTATTGATGAAATTGATATATTTGAAGGAGATGAATACGATGTGGTGAAATACAACGTTCCTGTAAATGATCAGCTGCAGGAATATCGAGATCTTTTTTTAAAGTTTCCTAATACCCAAACATTTCCTGAATATCATCCTCACATGACTATTGCTTATGTTAAGCCGGGAGCGGGAAAGAAATATAAAAGAAAACTTCGAGATCCCTTTGAAGTTACTTTTACAGATGGGGTTTATTCATATCACGATAATCCGGATGATCCTGAAGATTTCACAAGAAAGGTCTATAATTTAGAGGACGGCGGGAAAAAGAAAAGGGTAGATGAAAATGTTGGATTTGAGAGGGGGGTGGAGCCTTATGAAGCATTAGGGATTGGAGAAAAAAGATTTATAAATCAAGTTGTCAACAGGGTTTTTAATATTACAAAGAATTCAATTTGGAGCGAATATGGATATCCACCACCATCTAAAAAAGATATAGAAGAATGGGCGGAGAATTTAGCTTCTTATATAGGTATTGAAACCCTTGTTGAAGATGAAGATAGGGCTCTTAGCGATGCTTTTGAAGAACACTGGATGGAGAAAAATGAACAATAAAGATATGAAATTCCAAAGTCTAAAAGAATGGATTAGCTTGAATGAGGGAGGGGAAGCAATTCCTAATTCCAGACCAATTACTTGGGATGAAGCTCAAGCTCTTTATTCATGGATTAAGAAATTGATGCCTTCTAAATTTGGTATTGAGCCGGAAGATTTAGAAGTAATAGGATCTTATGGAAAAAAGGTACAGGGAGAAACCCATGGGGACTTAGATATAGCAGTTTCCGTGGACTCCTTAGTTGAGAGAAACGGATTAGGGAAAGATCAGGTTTTGGACTTTGTAAATGATGCTCTTCTATCAATGGGATTTGAAACTAAGAAGATGCCAGGTTTTAAACAGGTTTCTGCTGGGATACCTATACCCGGAACTTCTGATATAGCTCAAGTAGATTTCATGCTATCACCGGGACTCGAATGGTCTAAATTTGTTTATCATTCTCCCGATTTTCGAAGTGGAGAATCAAAATATAAGGGCGTTTATAGGAATGCTCTTCTGATGGCTATAATTACCGAATCATCTAAGGAAATATTAAAAAGAACTCCGGCAGGAGATGTCGAGGAGTTGGAAACTAATGTTATAAGATATCCAGAAGGAATTTGGAGAGCTCGAAAGAGCTTTATGGGAAAGAAGGGATTGGTGAAAACCGGACAGCTCCTAAGAGATTTTGATAAGTTTGTTACTATTAATCCCCAAGAGGTTACAGAATTAGCAGTAGGAAAGGGATATACTCCTCAGAGTATTAGCACTTTTGAGAGATTATGGCATATAGTAACTCGAAGTAACTTTGTCCATTCAGATAAATTGGATGACATACTCCAGAAATTTGCAGTAAATCTAAAGAGTATGGGAATTCCTTATCCGGAAGAGGCTAAAGAAAAATATCCAGAAATATTTGAAGACATCTAATTAATCTACTAAATGCTCTCCTGATAATGGCTAAAAACTTTCAATAAATTTGGATATATAAAATAAAATGTTTATAGATCCAAATTATTCCTTTCAATTGGAGATAAAAAATCCAGGTAGACTTAAATTATTACATGAAGTTTTAGACCCTAGTTTAAAAATGGGAGATAGCGTGAATGTTCCGTGGTATTTCCTTAAAACCTCCTCTTTAAGATCAAATCATTTAAAATTAAAGTGCGATGATTGTGGAAATGTGTTTTCTAAAAAACTTTGTAATTTAGACCCCTCTAATAATATTCATTATTGTGGTTCATGCTTTCAAAAAGGAGAACGTCATTATAATTTTGGTGGGAGCATTCATAAAAATTCAAAAATAGGCATTATTAATTGGCATGATAATAATGAAAATCCTGCTAGAAGAACCGGGGTCAGGAAAAAAATATCAAAAGCTAGAAAGGGGAAACCCTCTAATATGCTTGGAAAAAATCAATCAGAGGAGACAAAAAGAAAAATAAGTGATTCTAATAAAATTACAATGAAAAAAATGTGGGAAACCGGTAAATTGAATTATAAATCTAAATATGCCGATTCTAAAATAGAGGAATATAAAGGAATTCAATATCAAGGAAATTATGAACTGGATTTTTTAAAGGAAATGGAAAAATATGGTCTATTGAGTTTAATAGAAAGGGGACCTGTAATTGAATATATGGATTCGGCAGGAAAGAATAGATTATATTTGGTTGATTTTAAAATAAAGAATACAGATTTATTAATCGAGATTAAATCCTCCTATACAATTAAGATAAATAGTAAGAATAATCATTTGAAATTTGAATTCGCTAAAAAACATGGAAATTTTATTATAATTATAGATAAGGATTATTCAGATCTTCGTAAAAAAATTAATGAATATGGGATTTCAAAGTTTTAAAAACTGGTCAGCCGAAAATAATATAAAAGATAAAGGCATAACGGTTTTATATCCAGGAGGTTACAAACCTCTACATGGGGGTCACATTTCCATTATCCGTAAATATTCGGAATTGCCTGAAGTGAGTGAAATCCGCGTATTGATTGGTCCCGGGGTCAGAGATGGTATTGATCAGGATAGAGCTGCTAGAATTGCGGAGCGACTTACATCTGGTATTGATAAAGTTATTGTTGAAAAAGTTCAGTGGCCTTCACCAGTATTAACAGCTTATAAAATTATAGGTGAAGCAGATCCTGGATATTATGCTCTTGCTGCATCTACAAAGGGAGATGACTATAAGAGAGTTCAGGACTTTGTAATGAAGCACTCCCCTGGACAGAAATTCTGCAGAGAGGAAGATGGAGTTTATGTTATAGAACTTCCTGTTAATGCAGAGCCATTAGTATTCTCCGGAAGGGATGATGAGCACGAAGGCGAGCCAATTTCTGCATCTATTCTTAGAAATGATATAGTCAATGATGATTTTGATAATTTTGTAGCAGGATATCCGGATTCTGATCCAGAAGATATTCAATATGTTTGGAGCGAATTAGCAGAAACTGTTATGAATGAATCCCAATTTACTTCTGGATCTCCAACAGTTTCTTCAATGGGTAATTATGATCGATCGCAGCCTGGCTATTATTATAGAAATATGCATATGATTGCAGATAGTGATGAAGGCGAGCCTGAAGATATTTCTGAGGGAGGAGCAGCTGGGCATCTTATGTCTCCTTGGGAAGCTACGGATATGACATTTGGTGAAATCCGCCAACTTATATGGGATTCATTAGGTGGTAAGCTCCAAAATGTAACTGAAAAACTCGACGGGCAGAATATAATGGTCACTGTTAAGAATGGTAATGTATATCTTGCTAGAACTCAAAAGCAGATGAAGAATGGCGGGGAATTGGCTATGAGATGGGACGAGGTTTATGATTCTATGAGTGAGAAAACCCCGGATCATATTAAAAAGGCGTTCCAGCAAGCCATTAGCGACATCCAAACAGTTATGACTTATGGTAACATGGAAGAGCTCAATAAACTCTTTAAAAACGGCTCTAGATGGCTTAATATCGAGCTTTTAAACCCAGAGACAGAAAATATAGTGCCTTATGGAGAATTTCAGCTCAGGATTCATAATATCAGAGAGGTTGATGATAACGGGAAAGAGACTAATGTAATATGGGAGGGAAAGGATCTGGATAAGATATTAGGTTATATCGATGAGGCTCAAAAAGATGATAATTTAGAAAAGATACACTTAATTAAGAAGACCAATTCCGTAAATTTTGAAAATATTAAGGATATGGAGAATATCCAAGAGGGGATCATCCGAAGTCTTCAGGTTCTTATGGATGAGAATCATTTGGATGATGAGAATAATATAGGAGATTATTTAGCCCAAGAAATTCGAACTTGGTTACAGGGACATATTAAGGATAGAGGAACAGTTGAAGAGCTAGTTCAGAGATGGGCTTATGGAAATAAGTCAACAAATATAGCTCAAATAGTTAAGCAGGTTGAAGAAAAAGAGGGTAAATGGATTCGCGAACAGGATAAGAAAATAGATGACAAGATTGGTGAATTGCTAGATCCCCTTATTGAGATATTTTCTCGAGTGGGAATTGCAGTTCTTCAGAACCTATCTGGGATAGCAGCCTCTAATAAGGATTCTGTTTCTAAAGGAATCAGAAAAAAAGCTGAACAGGCTATAAAGAATATTGAAGAATTTTCTAAGAAAGCTGAAGTTGAAGATATGGAGGATTTCCAGAAAAAGCTATATTATCTGGAGACTCAATTACGTAGGATTGAACAAGCTGGAGGATTAGAGGGTATTGCTCCTGTAGAAGGTGTGGTTTTTGAATATAAAGGAAGGCTTTTTAAGCTGACCGGAATTTATCTTCCTATTCTTAAAATGATAAATTTCTTTCAATTCGGAAGGGATAATTAGCATATGAGAGCCAAATTCATCAGAGGAAATGATCCTAAATCAGCTATGAGTATAGGAAGGGCTAATCTTAATTACTTTCAGAATAGCGTAAAATATTCTACCCCCTTTGAGCAACTATTAGGTGAGATGGTCTTTACTCACTTATTTCAGGATCATCAAATTCTGGAAAAAGCTGCTAAAATTTTGGGAGTGGAAGAAAATGAGGTTCGAATTGCATGTAATGAATACGATGAAGCTCTATCAGGAAGCGAAGTTGAACAGCATGCTGAAAGTCACGAATGGACATATTATAACGAGGACGAAACTGAAGAATACCAATTAATTCAGGCATCCACTCTCGAAATCTATGTTGTCCATCGCGAGTATAATGATCTATTCCTGATGCTTCTAGGAGCAATATATTAGGAATTTTAACAAAACTTTATCGAGTTTTGTGCATATATATTAAGACTTATAAGCCTTAATGGCCTAAAAAGCTAAGATAACTTAAAATTTTTAATTAACTAAAAAGATCTAAAAAGCTATGAGTGATCAAGAAAACTACAATGCGTTCTTTAATCCCGATGTGGAAGTAAATGAACCAAAAGTCGGACAGGCGATTGAATACAATCCTACCGCCGCAAAAGGTAAAAACAATGTTTACCAATCTATTATCAGGTTTATTCCCTGGTGGCAAAATCCAAAACACGGCTCTATTCAGGAAAAATGGGTATCATACTTAGTTGATCCCATCACAAATCGTGGCCGTTATGTCGACTGCCCATCTTCAGTGGGCAAACCCTCTCCTCTACAGGATATTTTCTGGAAACTTAAGAAGAGCGAAAGCGTTCAGGAGCAGAAACTTGCTGACACATTCTCTCGCAGGCATTCCTATGCTTCCCTTATTCAGGTTATTCGTGACGAAAACGCTCCTGAACTCGAGGGAAAAATCCTCGTCTGGAGATATGGAGTTAAAGTATGGGAAAAGCTCAACGCAGAGCTTAAGCCTATCGTTCAGGGGGTTGAAAAGCATGATCCCTTTGATATTCTCAATGGAAAGGCATTCGCCCTTGTAATTACCAAGGTATCTGGTTATAATAACTATGATCAGAGTAAATTCATCGACAAGAAGATTCCTCTTTGCTTGCCAGGTGAGAAGGACGGTAAGAAGGTTCTTAATCCTATCAACCAGTCAACAGATAAGAAAATGGTATTTGATTGGGTTAAGGATAATTCCCCAGACCTTGGAGACTACTCATATAGGGAGTGGGATCAGGAGACCTATGATTATGTTAATCATGTTATCACTTCGGTAACTGGACAGGGAGCTGTTTCTCAAAAATATGATAGCATAGTAAATAGGGAAAAACCTGCAGCAAGTGCCCCATCAGCAGGCATTACCTCGTCTGAAATTTCAGTTGAAAATATTGACTTAGGTGGAGATGATTTAGGGATTTCTGACTCTGGCATGCCAGATCTTGATCTTCCTGACCTTCCGGAGGTTGATGGAATCGGCGGAGATTTAGATGATATTATAGGTAATACCTGATAATGACAGAAAATCTATTTGGTGGAATAACGGAAGGGATGACATTTGATTCATCCCTTTCGGATTCCCTAGATAAGAGCCTATCTCCAGAAGAATATAAGGGGCATATACTTCATACTCTGGAATCACTTCTTAGGCAGAGGTTTGCTAATAATCCTGCCAAACAAAAAATCCATCCTCATACAGACAGGGTTACATTTTCGTGTCCCTATTGCGGGGACTCTATGCAGAGTGATTATAAGAAAAGGGGTAACGTAATTCTAAAAGGAAAATTCGCAGGATATTACAAATGTTTTAACTGCGGAGTTTTTAAACCCGTTACAGATTTCTTAGCAGATTATAAAATAAATGCCGAATTAGAACTTGTTAATTATCTCTCCTCGACAAAGACGGACTTCAAAAAACAGTCCTATGGTAGCTATGATATTTCAGTATTAATAAATGCTCAATCTATAGAAGGGTATGCCATAGAAAGAGAGGAACTTAAACAGAAGTTTAACTTCGTAGAAGTATCCGGTACACCGATCTTATCTTGGTTAAGAGGACGTCTGCAATTTGAAGAGGAGAGATTTTTATATAATTATGATAAAAATTTCCTTGTAGTTCTTAATTTAACAAGGGGCGGAAAGATTCTGGGATTCCAGAGAAGAAATTTTGACAAGAGATTAGAGAAATATAATACTTATAATCTTCGAAAGATCTATGAAGAAATGGGAATTGATAAAGAGATTCCTGATGAAATAGATGCTATTTCTCAGATTTATAGGATTTCCGAAATAGATTTTAGTCGAAAGGTAACTCTTTTCGAAGGCCCTTTAGATGCATTTCTTTTTCAAAATTCAGTTGCCAATGCAGGTGCTTCAAAAGGATTTCCCATTGATATGCCTCTTCGATACTGGTATGATGATGATCAGAAAGGAAGAGAAAAAGCTGTTCAAAAAATAGAACAGGGATCCGAAGTATTTTTATGGACTCGTTTCCGAAATCATATAGGCCTTCCTTGGAGAAAAAAATGGGATTTGAATGATGTGGTTATGTGGTTAAAAGAAAATGGAAAGAATAAGCCTATTTTTGATCTCTATTTCTCATCCGATCCTATGGATGCTTTAGACATATAAATAAATAGAGATATGAAGAAGGGATTAAAAACAAAATTAGAATTTAGATTCGGAGCAGATGATGATGGTATGCCGGATCTTAATTTTGTTGTTCCTAATCCCCCTGAAAAGAAGAAGGCTGAAATAAGGATTATTAAGAAAAAGAAGAAATCTAAGAAAAAAAATTCAGAACTTTTTTAAGATGGAAGAGAATGCAGAAAATATAATTCCGACATCTTTTGATGAATTTATGAATCCCGAGCCTGAAACGACTAAGGATGGTAAATCAGAAAAGGAGACGCTAGATGATAGATTTGCTAGGGAAAGAATTTCTTGGGGGGTTAAGGTAAAAAATATGTCAGCTAAACTCTCGAAGACTCTCCTAGTTGCAGAACTTATGACTGAGGTATATACGGAGAGACAAATAGCATTAGAATATTATCATTATATTATATCTCTATTGGTAAAGATTAACAAGGCCTATAATAAATCATATTCTGAAAAATATAAATTTTATTCTTATCAGTCTCAGGAGAGATTTCCTAACGAGACCTCTAAAAATATGAGAATTTTAGCAGAGCTGGCAGATCTTAAAGAGAAAAGAGAGATATTAGATAATCATTCCAAATTTATGGAGGGTACTCTCCGAAGCATAGATCAAATTATATTCGGGATGAAAACTAGAGTGGATATTGAACAAATAGCGAGGGGAAAATAATGGGGTGGTTAGAATATAGAGTTGATGGTCGGGTAGATATATCAGGCGGAGCATGTACGGAATTTCATGATATCTCTTATGGCTATGATAAGTATGACGTTGATTTAAAAAAAATCTTATGCGGAAAAACTATTGACCTCATTTCCAAAAAATATTTTATTGAAATTTTTGATGCTCAAATTGATCCATCAGTTAAAAAAGAGAGAAATAATGCTTCTCAATATATAGGTACTTCAATTATTAATAAATATGATCTTAATCATAGAAAAGAAATACCTTGCTTGAAAAGCATTACTTTTGGTAAATTTAGGAATTCGGATAAAAAGCTTGCTGCTTTTTTTCATGAATTGGGACATTTTGCAATTTTACCGGAAAGCAATAACTGGAATATCCTGAAATCAGAGCTTTTTGCTTCAATTATTGGGTTTCAAATAGCTAGGGACGAAGGGGTTAAAATTTCAAGAAGAGCGGAAATCTGGATTATGAAAGGCTTGATAAGTTATGTAAGAAAATTTGGAATTTTAACAAATGAAGATATTTAACGGAATAATATATTGCGCTATTTCTCCTTCCGAGAAAAAATATTATGGGAAAACAGTTAGAACTTTAGCTGCAAGAAAAAGAGAGCATTCGAGAAATACAAACCACTGGGTATTTACAGATGCTTTAAGGAAGTATGGGGTAGATAATTTTAAATGGATCATTATTGAATCCATAGAAGCTTATGATAGAAAGAGTCTTAAATATAAACTAGATGAAAGAGAAAAATATTGGATAGCTAAAGATAATACACAAGATCGGGAATTTGGATATAATATGACAAAGGGGGGAGACGGAACTTTTGGTTATAGAAGAGAATTTTCGGAAGAGCATAAAAGAAAAATAAGTGAGGCATTAAGGGGGAAAAAATTATCTGAAGATCTGAAAAAAGAGATAAGCAATATCCTAAAGGGAAAGAAAAAAAGTAAAGAGGGGAGAATGAAGATGAGCAGAGCGAGAATGGGAATAATTTTTTCTGATGATCACTGTGAAAATATAAGAAAATCGAAAATGAGAGAAAAAAATCCTAATTGGGGAAAATCTAGATCCGAAGAAACAAAAATAAAGATATCCGAGTCTAATAAAGAAACTTGGCGATTATTCAGGAGAAAAATATGAAATTTCAAATTACAGAAGATGGGAAATTCCTAAAATTGGTTGATTCGACTCAACTTGAATTGGAGCAGCTAGAAGCTTCGATGACTAAAAAACCAGATAATTGGTTTATAATTCGTAAAAAACTTCCCCATTGGGATGGAGAGATAAAATTTATCGATAGGTATAATAGAATTCCTATCGGACTATGGGGAGAAGTTCAGAAGTTATCTAAAAAATATAATTTTCCTCTGGTTCTAGATACAGGAGATGCTTTGCAGGATCCTAATTTCTCTGAAGAAGATTTTGATTCTTGGGTTGTTGATCATTTTGAGCATTCCACTATAAATCCTAGACAATACCAGATTGAGGCAGTTCAAAGAGCTCTTAAATACATGAACTGTACGGAAGAAATATCCACTTCTGGAGGAAAAACCCTCATTGCTTATATGATGTTTAGATATCTTTTGGATAGGAAGGGGCTTAAAAGAATGCTGTATATCGTTCCTAATATAGGCCTCGTAGAGCAGACCGAAGATAAATTTAAGGAATATGAGGCTAAAGCAAAGATAAAAAATGTTCCATGGGAATCCATAGCAATTTACGGGGGATCAGATCGAAGAGGTGAAGATGAGGCTCATATAGTTTTTGGAACTTATCAGTCGTTAGCAAAAAAGAGTTTAGAGTATTTTGGGAAATTCGATGCAGTAATAGTGGATGAGACCCACCATGCAAAAGCTAATTCGATTAAAACCATTCTCATTAAATGCTATAATGCTAAATGGAAAATTGGTCTCACAGGATCTTTACCTAAAGAGGGATCTTGTGATTCCTTTACTATTCAGGCATATCTGGGACCAATGGTCTATCAGCTACATTCCCATCAGCTTATTGAAGACGGCAATGCTACTCCGGTTCATGTTGTTGGAATTGAAATGGACTATATTTCAGATGAGGTTAAGAAGAATCTCTATGATCTTCGAATGCAAAAAGCTGATGAGAAGGACGGAAGCAAATTATTGAATCTGGAAAAACAAATTGCAAGGGAGGATAGAAAAAGACTCCTTTATGTTTGTGATATAATTTCTAGGGCAAAGAAAAATGCTCTTGTTCTTTTTTCAGATATTAAAAATTCTTATGGCAGAAATATTTATGACTGGCTGAGAGAGAATACGACTAAAAATGTCTATTATATTGACGGAAATACAGAAGCCGAAAGACGTGAGTTTTATAAGCATAAGATGGAAGAGGAATCTGATGTAGTTCTTGTAGCTTCTATTGGAGTCTTTTCGGAGGGTATTGATATTCTTAATCTTCATAACCTCTATATCGTAGAGAGTTCCAAGTCTGAAATAATTGTTCGTCAGATGCTGGGGCGAGGTATGAGACTCATGGATGGAAAGGATAAAATAACAGTTTTTGATTTTTCCGATAATTTTCAATATGGAACTCATCAATGGCAGAAAAAGAATTATCTCCTCAGACACGCGGACGAGAGAAGAAAGATTTATAAGGACAAAAGATTCCCATACAAACTCTTTAAGGTGAAGTTATAATAACTTCACTTTTTTTATGGATAAATAAAGAAAATGACTCTTTATTATGAGAAAATTTGTTGCCGAGAATATCGAAGAAGTAAAAGAATGGGTTTCTTCAGATACAGGATTTGAATTATATGCTGAACCTGCTGATAACGGAGGTGATATGAATGTTTCGGATCTTTCTGATGAAGATATTCAGGACCTAATTCCACCACCAGGATTTAAATTTAATCCAGCTTCTTTTTCTGAATATGTAGATACCCTAATTGAAGCAATTCCCGAAAATCCGGTTTTTGTTGCTAAGGCTTTTGATGCAGCCCTTAAACAACATCCTTATCTAACTCAGAGAGGAGTAGGATTTAAACAGAATAATCCATTTGAAGCATCAATACAAAAATTTATTCAGGCTCTAAGAAGCTTATAATTATGAAGGCTAAAACCGTTTTCGAAGAGGTTCGATTCAATTTTAAAGGAAGTCCTACAGATAGATTCCGGGTTAAACCTGGAATAAAAAGAGGGCCTTCTGAGAATCCTAGAAAACAGAGATCCGGACTAAATCCCGATGAAGAAGAAATTGTAAATAGATTTCGTGATAAATTAGAGAAAATTAGAGACGAGATCTATTCATTAGAGGATGAAAAAGAATCATTAGAGAGGGATCTAGAGGATCTGGCAGAAACCCCGTTTGACTCAGGAGAACTTGAAGAGTTTTATGCAGATGTTCAGAACAGATATGGATTCAATGCTTTAGATATTCTTAATTCTGGAATGGAAGACGAAGAAAAAATCAAGGCTATAGATGCTCTTAATCCTCGAGAGGATTTCGGGAGGAGAGAATTTGAAGATCTAATGCATAATTATAATTATTATCATCCAGCAGGGGCGGACCAGGATCAGGTAGAAAAAATTGAAAAGAGAATAAGAGCTATCGAAAATGTTCTCAAAGAAAGAGAAGGCATGATTGATAGACTCGAGACTAAAATATATAATTTGGAGAACTATTAATTATGGCATTTTTAAGAGAAGGCGCGGTAAAAGATCTTATGACCCGAGGACCTAATAAGGATACTTTGGTTCAATGGGCTTCTCAAAATGTTCTTACCTCTAGAGAAAATCCAGGGGAGAGAATTCGAGAGTATGCTCATCAGTTTGGTCTTACTGTGTCAGAATTAGAATCCTTAACGAATATATTTCTTGGCATGGAACAGAGCCCATCAGATTCAGATGTTTTGCTAGATTTATTATCTAGTATTAAGGAAGCCCGAGAATTTGGAGATATTAGGGAAGACCTCCATTTTGATAATGAATATATAAATAAAACTAAAAATATGAAAGAATCTATTTTAATGCCTCGACTACTAAAAGAGGATCATCATAAAGAGTGTTCCGATGAGGCTTCAATGGTAAAGATTCAGCTTAAGAGTATTATTGATGAAGCTGGTGAAATTTTACAAGGATTAGATAGTTGCGAGCAGATAGATGCTTGGGTTCAGAGCAAAATTTCTATAGCAGAGGATTACATCTCAACGGTTGCTAAATATATGAAATATGAAGAGGAAGAGGCTCCTGCTGAATTACCTCTAGTTCCTGCTGAAGATGAACTTATAGGTGGACCTAAGGTTTCAGATGAACCACTATCATTACCTAAAGATGACATGATGATGCCTCCTATGGGTCCTGATGTAGAACCAGAAGGAGAATTAGTTCAGTCCGAAATTGAAATTGATGCAGATGATGAATTGGAAGAACCAGAAGATGATGGATTTGATGAATTTGCTGAAGATGATGAATTTTCGGAAGATGATGAATTTGTTGATGATGAAGATATGGAAGAAGCAGAACCTGAAGAAGATGATTTAGAAATATTTTCTAAAGCTGATTTCGAAAATATAAAAGGCTAAAATACAGAAAATAAAAAAGGGAGCTAAATGCTCCCTTTTTTTGTGAGATTATCTTCGACCTTTTGAAGAGCCAGAAGAGCTAGAAGATCTAGAAGAGCTAGATGATCCAGTCGAGCTTCTGCCTATACTCGATGAACCGCTTGAGCTTCTCATAGAAGATCCAGAACTACTCCTTATTTGTGTTGAAGACCCAGATGAACTTCTGGAATAAGATCCAGGAGATACTGAAGACGGTCTCGAAGATGTTGATGGTCTTATTGTCTGTATTGTTCTATTTGTGTTTGAAGGAGAAGAATATGTACTTCTTGTCTGAGTTCTTGTTTGTGGTGCTGTCCTTACCTGATTTCCAGAATTTGTTGTGGAAGATCTCCTATAAGTATTCGTATTTGTATTATTATATTGTGGTCTTGTCTGCATTCTGGGCTTTTGATAAGTTGGTGTATATGTTCTTCCTGATTCGTTATATAATGGCTTTGTTGAAGGATCCTGAGATTTTGTAGTAGGCGTTACAGTTCTCGTAGTTGTTGAGACCTGAGTTCTCCTTGTTTCTTGAGTTCTTGTTATAGGAGTGGAGGGCCTATTAGCTTCTGTTCTTGTAACAGTGCTAACCCTTCTCTGCCCTTCAACTTTAGTTCTTAAAACCTTTCCGCTTCTCCTATCAACTTCGACCGTTCTATTAACTGTAACCGGTGTTCTTAAGCTTTTAGATGAAGTTGTAGGATACTTCTGGTAAATGTTATTATAATTTCCAATATTTTTATTGGGTGAATGATATGTATAATATCTACTTCCTAAAGCTCCATATCCCCTGGAGGGCGTCCGATTATCAATATAGATATACGTGCGAGAAGGGTAGTAGCTGTATCCGTACCAGTAGTTGTATCTATAAGGATAGCTCCAATAATAATTACGATAATATGGATAGTATCCGTAGTAATAAGGTGAGCTCCAATACCAAGGATCCCAATACCATGAGTCATAATAGAAAGGATCGTAATATCCGTAATTATAACTCCAGTATGGGGTAAATGTATATCCCCTATGAAATCTATAGATTAGAGATGTGTAATAGAGATCATTATAGACTTCCTGCTTTGCATCATAATATGCCGCTTGCTGTTCAAGTCTTAATTCTTTCTTTTCTAGGCGGAGCTCTTTTTGTTTAAGTTTTAGCTCATCCTTTTTAGCACGATAATAGAGATCGTCATATTCCCGGGACTCTTCCTTGGCATCTACATAGAGCGTATCGTTCTTGTAGATGGTATCCGGAGCCATTGCTTTTTCTTTAGCTAAGACATACTTTTCATAGTCTGATAGCTCTCTTTCTTCCGTTTGAGCGAGAGATATATAACTAAAGAGCAAACTGATTAAGATAAATAGTAACTTTTTCATAACTCTTAAATTTAGTTTGATATATAATATATAGTATAAAAACTGTGCCGAAAATAGAATTCGGAAAACTGCCAAAAAATTAAAGTATATATAGAATATAAAATAAAATCTTCTTATTATGAGAAAATTTAACGCTGTTTTTAAGGAAAAACAGGCCATTACAGAAAAGGTTCTAGAAGAAAAACTCCTAAATCAATTTAAGGATGTTTATTCCGCTCTTTTGGAACAATACCAGACTGTAGAGTTTTATGAGTTAGATGAGGATACTCAGGTCGCTTTCCTTAGGGAACTAAATGAATACTGGACTGAAGAAGAAGGCCTATCTAATAAAGGTCAGAAATTCCTTAAGACTAAATCCACTATTCTAACTGAATCGTCAACTGCATTACAGAAGAAATCCTTTCTTAAGAATAAAGCTACCGTTATTATATCTGAATCACTTAGACAAGCTGATCTTAAGACCAAACTATATGAAGTTCTTGATGAAATGTTTAAGAATACTCAGTCTAAAGAGATTACCGATGTCTTACCAGTAGATGCTATCTCAGGAACGATACTTGAATCATTTGGAAGTGCTTTGCAAGACTTAATGACTGAAATTGTTTATGAACTATCTCCCGAAAAAGAAGAAGAATAATAAGAAGATCTGATATACTAAGATTAAAGGAGGCTAAGGCCTTCTTTTTTTGTGAGATATATAAGATATACTAATTTAAAAATTAAATATCATGTTGAACACGCTCGAAATGGTTTTAGAAAAAAGAGGACCAGAGTATCTTAATCAACTACTAAGCGACGAAATCATTGTCACAGAAAAATTAGATACCTACAGAATCCTCTTTGAAAATGTTAATGGAGAACTGAAGTTCTTCAAAAAAGATAATACAGAGCTCAGTCTTGTAGAAAGAGTTCTTACCAACATTTGGGAGGATGCTATTATAGAACTTTCCATTATTCTTCACGAAGAAAAATTGCCAGAAGGCTTATGTTTTGGGGTAGCTTATACTCCAGTCAATAAGCCTATTCGTTTATCTTATGATAAAATGCCAAAGTATATCCTAACGGATGTTACGAAAAGAAATCCATCTACGAAAAAGGTCTTGGAATCCTATGATTATGATGAAGTCACCGAATGGGCGTCCAAACTTAATTTAGGAAGGCCCCCTGTAATATTCGCCGGAAAGCTTTCGGACACTCAGAAAAAGAAGCTTATAGAATACGGAAAGGGAAATTATGATGAAGAAGAGAATTTATTAGAAATAATTGGTAATTCCTATTCTGGATCTGATATTATAGAAGGAATCATTATAAAGTCTGGAGATCAGCTTATTCAAGTTCAGACTTATGAATTTGAAATTCTAAATGAGGCATATCAAAGAGTAGAGAGCTCCAGAGATTTTTATGATCTTACTCTGCTTAGAATTAATTCTTTCATGGATAGGTATGATTATCCTCAGCTTACAGAAAGATCGTCCGATGAGCTCTATCTCGAATTAGTTTGCGATATATTTAATAATTATTGCAAAGCTGGAAATATCTCTGAAGATATCGATCCAAAATACTTAAATCCACCTAGTTATGGCTATTCCGGGGATTTAAACCTTCTATTAATCAAAAATCTGGATACTATTAAGATTCTCGAGAGCGGGAATAAAATTCACGAATCTGTATTTAAAATTATGCTCTCTTCTTTTAGAAAGTATAAAAAACCATATGGTCTTTTAGGAGAATCCCATGTTCAGAAATTTAATACTTATGTCTATTTCATAAATGAGAAGGTCAAAGGGCAGAGTTTAGGAACTATTCCTATGACCGAATTAATTACAGAAGGAAAAATAGAAGAGGCTTCAGACAATGTAGTAGTTAATGCTGTTCACGATAAGATAAAAACTGATGTAGATAATATGAAAATTATTGCATCAGTTCAAAAAGCATTCCAGCCTATTGCTCCTAAACTAAATAAGGGCAAAGATAGATGCGTAATTTATTTGACTGATCCCCAGCCATTGACAAAATCGCAGGAGGAAAATATTCAGGATCTTGCTAGAGTCTGGAAAGCACCTGTTCTTCTTGCATTTGTAAGAGGAAATGCTAGACTAGATGGAGAAAAATTTCACTTATCTGATGAGATTAAGAAAGCTCAGCTAGAGGCATTTGCTGATTCCCATAAGGATATAGTCCCTGCTTTCTTCTCTATTGAATCATGGGATTTGGTAGAAATATTCCAGTATGCTAGACCATCTTATGAGCCGATAGCAGTAATCACAGATAGCGATAAAAAGAGTGAATTTTCGGTCCAATTATACTTTGAAGAAGAAGTTATGGGCGGTCGAATTGGTGTTGAGAAGGACTTTAATATTGGGGAGATGGAGAATAAGGATAAGTTAACTGCTTTCCGAACCATCGAAGATAATGAAGTTGTAACATTTAGAGAATTAACTCCTGATTCAGTATGGGGATATTTTAATACCATGGTTTCTGAATACAGAAAGTGGAATGGAAGTGTGCCCGAACAGTTTAAAGAGAATAAATTTTGAATAAATAAAATAAAAGTATAGATATGTCTATAATTACTCCGACGAGAGAAGAATTAAAAGAGGCTTGCAAAATGCTTCAGTTTAATATTAATATGCCCAGCATAATCGAATATCTTAATGAAAATGATGTTGATTATAGGGGATGGACTGATCTAGAAATGATCCGTTGGTATCTAGAAAACGGGGGTCCGATAAATGAATCTCTTAATGAAGGAACTTGGGCTTTGCCTAAATCATCTCAGGAGAGAAGGGATGCAGCTCTTTATTTCACAGATATAATTGAGAGGTTAAAGAAAGAAATCTATCCAGTATTTGGGGATGATATTCTTTTTGACGAATTTGATGGTGCTATTAGGAGAATTGAGGAGCTTTCTACTATTCCTGAAGAAGAAATTAAGGAATCCCTTAATGAAGATGTTACCATACCTCCTCAATTAGCTAATCAATACCTTACCGTTAAGAAACAAATGGCTGATAAACAGAGTAAGAGGGATCAACTTATGAAATCTGTTAATCAGGTGGATAATGAGATGAATATTCTTAATAAAAATCTTATTGCAATAGAGACAAAAGCTGCTGAATTACAGGGAAAGGAAGTTGAACCGCAAGGAGAAAAAGCGCAGGGAACTCAGACTGTTGAGGTTCAGGGAACGGTTAAAGAGTCCTTTGATATTGATGAATGGTGGAGGGAAAACGTTTCTGAAGCTATGGATGACGAATCAGATGATACTTTTGATCCGGATCAAGATATTTACGATAGAAATCCTGATTATGATGTAGAGGGAGATAGAGAGGAATTTGAAGAGGACGGGGAAACAGAAGATGATGATTCTCTTGAGGGTGATTATGTTTTCGCAGTCAAAGTTATAGACGGGGATGAGGAAGAGGATATTATTGCTAAATTCTATAGGGATGAAGATGATGATTTCTGGAAGGCTAGAGTCGTTCAAGGATCTGAAGAACCTATCGAGAGTATGCAATTTGATCCGGAGATGGAGAAATTGGATATCATTGAGCACCTAGCGACAATATATGACGAAGTTGAAGAGATAGATACAGAGGATTATGAAGAGATGTTAGACGATAAAGAAGTTATCGATGATATTTTTTATGATGATATAGTAAAATAATTTTATAAAATGCCAGAGAAGAAGGAGACTAAGAGTCCATGGGGAGAATTTATGACAAAGTTTCGAGATATTGTTTTTATAATTCTATTCCTAGTGACATCAGCTGGATGGATAGTTACATCTACAGCTAATAAGACAAAGATGAAAGTAGTCTTAGAGGAAACAACAAAAGCAGTTAATGATTTAAAAGAAGAGGTAAAAGAAATAAATAAAACTCTTCAGAAACAAGCTGAATTAAATGGTCAGATTATTCAATATATGAGAGAACAATGAAAAAATTAATACTACTATCTTTTATAATATTTTTATGGGGATGCGGAAATTCTGCAAACAGAGAAGAACCCATAATGACAGATTCAACTTCTGTGTCATTAGAATTATCTGATACTACTCTTTATCCTGAAGAATATGTTGAATCACCTGCAGAAGAGAGCGTTGCTCAATTAGATTCTCAAAGAAAATTATTAAGAGATACTATGAGAAGCGATTCTATTTCTGAAGAATCCGAATCTGAAAGGCCATTTCAGATATCTAAATTAGATACTATATCTTTGCTTCCGGAGATTAGAAGGAATAAAGAAATTATTAAGCAACAACAAGAAATTCTTGATTCTCTGATTAAGAAGAAATGATGTTATAAAAATCCTGCAAAAATGTTAGTATTTATAGTGATATATAGACTATAAATCAAAAATTAATGTTATAATTATGAAAAACTATGCTCCCGTAACTTTAGATCAGTATATCAATGAATCTAAATCAATTACGCTTAAGAGAGGATATGGTGCTAAACAACCGGTTGTAGTTGGTGCAAGTGCTCCAATTAGAAATCAGGTTCTAGCCTATGTTGCTGAGGGTCAGAGAGTTAAATCTGCTGATCTTAAAAGATTTGTTGCTGGCTTGAATGAGACTAATGCCAATCCAGCTGCTGCCGCTACAATGTGGCTTAGAAGAAATGGAAAATTCTTCGTTACTGAAAGTCGTCAAGGAGTAACTTATTATAAGCTCTCTCCTTTAGGTCAAAGACTTGTTAATAGATTTGCTTCTCCTGCTGGGATATCCGAAGCTAAAAAATATGATTTCAAAGATCCTAAAACTAAGGAGCCTGGAATCGTTGATAAGGATAAAGAAGAACTTGAAGAATGCGGAGTTAAAGAAGCTCATGATCTAGGGGGAAGGCTAAGTTCAAAACTTCATAATCTCCTATCAAAAGATCAGGATAAGGATGATAAAGAATTTGATGGCTTTGAAGATGAGATTACTAAGAAAGGAAATCCGCTTGGAGTCCTTACTGAAGAGAGAAGGAAGAGAATCGAGCAGATTATAGAGAATATTAAGTCCCGTCAGGAAAAACCTCTTAATGAAGAGGAAGAAGAGGAAAAAGAGGAAAAAGAAGAAGGATCTGCTGATGAATTATCATTTGATGATCTAGATCTTGGAAGTGAGGAGAAGGAAGAAGGTGACGAGAAAGAAGCTGAAGGCGAAGAGGAAGAAGCTGAAGGTGAAGAAGAAAAGGAAGAAGGAGAAGAGGAAGAAGCTGAAGGTGAAGAAGAGAAGGAAGAAGGAGAAGAGGATAAGGTAGAAATTACCGAATTTATTCTTACCGTTGATGATGTTGATGCTGCTATTGAGGAGTTAGAAGAAAAAGGAGTAACTGCTGAAAAAGTTGTTGATCCTGATGCAGAACCAGAAGAAGGTGAAGAAGAAGCATATAAGAAAGACGAGATTTCTGTTAAAGCAGAAGACTGGGACGAACTTAAAGGCTGGCTCGAAGAAAAAGGCGTTGACGTTGAAGAAATGTTCGGCGGTGAAATAGAAGTTGAAGAGGTTGAAGATGAAGAAGAAGGTGAAGAAGGTGAAGAAGGCGATATGGATCTTGATCTCGGAGGCGAAGAAGGCGAAGGTGAAGAAGGCGAAGGCCTTGATCTTGATCTAGCTGGTGAAGATGATGAAGAACTTGAACTCGATCTCGAAGGAGAAGGCGAAGAAGTTGAGGAGTCTCTTACCGGAATGGAAAATCACGAAGATGATACTAATAACCTAATAAAAGGTGCAAAACAGGTAATTATTAATTATAAATAAAAACCTATTTCTTAAATCTAGAGGGAAGTCATATCGGCTTCCCTTTTTTATTGATATATAAAGAAAAAGTATACTTCATGAGAGCTAAAACTGTAAATGAAGATCAAAATTTCGAAAGAGGTAGGACTGCTAAAGCAGCTTTAGGTATTGGTGGGATAAATCTCTATGATTTATACCAGGAAAGAATGGAGGAATTGGAAAGAGAAATATCAATGTCTAAGATTAATGCAGATACAGAATGGGGAGAATATCTTAGAGAGAATTTTGTTGGAAAGAAGATTACAGCACATATGACTCGAATGGTTACATTTAATATAAAGACAAAACAAAAATCGATAGATTCAGAAACTAAATATGGGGAATTTACTATTGTGGTACAAGATATTAAACCAGGAGAATCATTTAGTGATGCTATAGGTAGAAATGTGGAGATATCTCCACAAGCTATTGTGGCTGATATGGAAGGAAAGATATACACCATGAGACTACATCAAAAAATCTATGTTGAGTAATGAGGGCTAAATTTGTTAATGAAAAAATGGATTTTGAAAGAGGCATCCATCCTAAACAGGCTTTGGATGTTGGCGGGATTTGTTTGGGAGAGGAGAGATGGAAAATGAAGAAGAAATTGGAGGACGATTGGAAATTCTTATTATTAACTCTTCTAGATGGTAAGACCATTTCAGCTCAGATGAATAAGAGATCCGCAAATGGCGGGAAGCTAACTGGAAAAGATACTTGGGGTAATTATACAGTTACTATTGAAGACTGGGAGGTCCCCGATATTGATGATATGGGGATCAATATAATAGGAACGGATAAAGAATACTATATTCTTCCTATTGATGATAAAAAGATATACATACATAATGCGCGCTAAACGAGTTCCATATAAGGCATACATATTCGATTTTGATGACACGTTGGTAAAAACTGATGCAAAGGTTCATGTTCTTAGAGATGGAAAACGTATAAAATCTCTAACTCCTACAGAATTTAATCACTATATCTCTCAACCAGGAGAAACATTGGATCTAGAAGATTTCGTGGATCCAAGAATAATTATGAATGCTAAAAAATATAAAATGTGGCCTGCTCTTCAGAATATAGATGCTGCTAGAAAAATGGGAAGATCATCTTCAGATATATTCATTCTTACAGCTAGATCTCATAGAGCTCAACAGGCAATACACAATTACTTAACGAATAATGGAATTGATATTCCCTTAGAAAATGTCATTACTATCGGAACTGATTCAGATGAAGGATATGATATTGCAGAGGAGAAGGGTAAGGTTTTACAGGATCTCAAAGACAGATATGCTGATGTATTCTTCTATGATGATAGTCCTGATAATATAGAGCTTGCTTCTAAAATTGGTGGCATTAAAACCAGATTAATTGATTGGAAAAAATAAAGAGATATATGAGAGCTAAATTTATAAATGAGGAAAGATTTATTAGGGGAAAGAACCCTAAACATGCCTTAAATATAGGAATGGCTAATAAAGTCTTTCAGTCAACAGGAAAACCTTATGGTGAAGGAGGTGGATATTCCTTTAATTATTATGGTCCTGAAAACTGGATGGATATCATTCAGTGGCTTCTAGATCAGGGATATAATGCGGAAGAGACGGAAGAGGTTATGAGAAGCAAACTGATGAGATGGACTTCTGATGAGTCTGGAAAGGATGATGGTAATTGCACTCTCGAGGATTTTATAAAATTCAATAATAATGCTGGATATAAGAATAGAGGGAAAACTCAGATAGACGATTTCCTGGATCAGTATTTTCCAGATCCTAGTAGGGCAGAAAGAGTTAAAAGACAGATTGATGAAGATGCTGTAGGCGGGGTAAGTGCTCCAATGGGAACCCTTAACAATACTCCTGGAATGGGAAGTGCTCAACCTGCTCCATCAGCATCAACTGGAGCTCTTGGAACTGCTCCTTCCGGCTCTGGGGATAAATGGGATGCTTCTATAGGACCTATTAATACTCAGGCCCCATCTAAAAAGGTCAATGAGATGAATATTAATCCTCATGATAAATTAGGGGTAGCAATGGCTAAGAAAATGGGGGTTCCTCTAGTTTTCAAGAAGGGCAAGGGGGATAAGGATGTTGAACAAGTAAAAGTGGATGAAGATATCGATTTATCAACAAGCCTAATGACTTTTGATGAATGGGCAGAAAAATTCAATAAAAAATTATGAAAATCGTGAAAGAATCTCTAGATGGAAAATCAGATTTGGAAGAGGTTTCCGAATCAGGAGGATTTAGGCTAAAAGGAGTTACTTATGATATATGGAGGACCCCCGCAGGAAAGGTCTATGCAGGGGAGCAAGGAATTCTTAGTCATAAAGATACTCTCATCCCATGGGCTGAGATAAAAGAGCTCATGAAAAAATATTCAGCATAATAAAAACCTTTTGGTGCCCTTTCTATATAAATTCTAAAAAGAATAGAAATGGCAAAATCAACTATTAAATTTACAAGAATTAGGGATGTTAAACTACCTTCCCGTGGTCATAAATTAGATGCAGGAATCGATTTCTTCGTTCCTAAATTCGATAAAGTATTCATTAAAGACCTTTTAATCAAGAATCCTAGTCTCAGGCCGGAAGAAGTGCGTGATGGATGCTCATGTACAACTCTTACAATTTCAGGAGGCCAGAGAGAAGCTGAGGTCAAGTTCGATCTTCATGATTATAATGATTCTATCGTGAGATTTGATGATATAGAAGGACTTAATTATTTTATCTTACCTCCACTCTCAAGAGTTAATATTCCATCCGGAATTTATTGTCAAATGCAGGAGGAGGGTAGAGCCCTTATAGCTGCTAATAAATCAGGAGTAGCTTCTAAGCATGGATTAATCTTTGGAGCTCAGGTGGTTGACTTTGAATATCAGGGAGAAATACACATCAATGTCATAAACACATCCTCGAAAGTAGTTCGTATCTATGAGGATCAGAAGCTCATTCAATTTGTTGAGACTCCGGTATTTACTTCTGAAATAGAAGAAGTAGAAACCCTCCAGGACTTATATAAAGGAGCGACTTCTCGTGCTGACGGTGGATTTGGCTCAACCGATAAGAAGCCAGAACAACTCAATTCATAATGGCAAAACCAATATTAGTTGTTAATTATTGTATTGATGGCCTTACACAAGAACAGGTTGTCAGGAACTTTAAGGAGTTAAGAAATGTCGTTGAGAACTCAGGGATAAATGATGATTATTTCACATTCTTCCTTCCTGTAAAAACTGACTCACATATTCAGGTCTTTTATGAAAAAGATTTTGATGAAGAAAAATATGAGGAACTTAAAGAAATGATTAAACAGAAATTTGAGGAATTGAAATGAATAACGGAATAAAAATATACATAGCTTCTCCCTATAATGCTGGAGATAGAGAGAAGAATACAAAACTTCAGATTGATGCTTTTCATATTCTGAGAGATTTTGGATATCTTCCTATTGCACCTCTTTTAAGCCATTATGTTAATCTTGTTAGAGACAGGTCTCATAAAGACTGGCTGGAATATGATATTGAATTGCTTAAGGTATGCGATATTGTAGTTAGGCTTAGGCCTAAAGATGAGAAAGGTGTCGAAATCCCATCGCCTGGAGCAGATATAGAAGAACAGAAAGCTAAAGAATTTGGGATTCCATATTTCGAATTTGAAACTCTGGACCAGATGGCATTTTTCTTTCAATCAATGGAATTTAAATTATAATATTATGAGTGACGGGATAACAGAAGCCAGAAGAGGAACCTATTTTCTTGATAGATCAGAAAGTCAGGAGGAGAGGGAAAAGAGATATAATGAAGAAATGGAGAGATTGAAGCAAAAACGAATAGAAGTCGTTAAAATGATTCAAGCGGAAACAGATTTGGAAAAAGCTCAGGATATATTATTGAAATTTCTCTATAACCCAAGACCATAATTTAAATATACGTTAATTTTAAGGGGTTTATTCTTTTAGAGTAAACCTCTTTCTTTTTTGACCATATAAATTAAAAAGAAGAGAACATGATTATTTCAATTGAGCAAAGACAGTCCAAATTAATTGTTTCCCATATTAATAAAGAGGGAAATCTTGCTTATATGCAATTGAATATTCCTGTTTCCCATCAGTATTCCTATGTCTATTCAAAAAGTGCTGCAGGTGCTTTGCACGGAATTAAATCTTGGGATGGTAAACCTGTTAGAAAGGTTCCTGCTCCGTTTCTTTCCAGGCATCGTATTCAGGAATTTTTTATGGATGCGGGTGATCAATTAACGGCTCCTCTTTTCGAAAGAAATATGCCTAATCTATATTCTTGCGATATAGAGGTTGATGTAACTGATGATGGATTCGCAGAAGCTTCTGATGCTCGAAATAGAATTAATTCAATTGCTTGGTCTCATTATCCTGATGTAACAGTCTTTGGCCTGAAAGATTTATCAGGAGAACAATGTAACGAAGTCGAGACCGAAATAAACAATCACTTAAAACCTATTGGAAAGGAGTATAAGTTTGTTTATAAGAAGTATGAGAGCGAAAGCGATATGCTTTATGATTTTCTATATAATTATGCTCGTCATGCTCCCCTAATTACTGGATGGCACTTTTGGAATTACGACTGGAGGTATATCTATAATAGGTGTAAGCGTCTTAATTTGGATATTTCTTGGATGTCTCCGACTCGTCAGTGGTATAAGCATAAAATTATGGATCGGAACAACAGGGCTGATATATTTCTCCCCCAGCATAAGCTTATAGTTGACTATATGGAGATTTATAAGAAGTGGGATAGGGTAATTGATCCAAAAGAGAATAACTCGTTAGACTTCGCTGCAGAGGCCGCATTAGGCATCACAAAAGTTAAGTATTCTGGAACATTTCAGGATCTCTATAGGGATTATCCTAAACATGTTTTCTACAACGCTATTGATACAATTCTTGTTGAGGAGATACACAATAAGCTAAAGACCATGGAGACATTCCTCGGTCTTGCTAATATCAATAGAGTTGAGGCAATGAATGCTTTTTCTCCTATTGCCATGCTCGAAGCAACGGCAACAAGATATGCTTATAAAAGAGGCCTAGTTTTTCCAAAGGGCAATTTTGATAAAACTCGTGAGGATTATGAAGGGGCATTTGTATTTAAACCTACCCCCGATTTATATGGTTGGGTGGCTGCTTTTGACTATGCTTCTCTTTATCCAAGTATTATGAGGCAGTTTAAGATTTCAATGGAAAATTTTGTGGGAAAGAATAAAGACTATCAACCAAAACCTCATGAGATAAAATGTTCAAGCGGAGCTATTTTTGATGCTTCGGTAGAACCACTTCTTCCAGAGATACTTACTGATTACTATGCTCAGAGAAAGGAGGCTCAAATGATTGCCAAAAAAGCTGAGATTGAGGCTAATGAATTGAAAATGATCCTTAAAAAACGACTTAGTTCTGCACAAAAATCATTATCTTAAATCTTTGTTAAGAAATAATTAAGGGTCGTTAAAAGGGGATAAATAAGAGAGTAAAAATATAAAAATAATGTAAAATAAGTATGGGTAAGTCATATTCGGAGGCCCAATTGAGAGAGCAGGGCCTTCTCTATTTCAAAGGAGATATACTCGCAACGAATGTATGGATTAATAAATACGCACTAAAGACTAAAAGAGGAGATTACAAGGAATTAACGCCAGATGAAACAATAAAGAGATTAACAGCTGAAATAGAGAGAGCTGAAGCAAAATACCCAAACCCCCTTTCCCACAGACAAATTTACGAAATGCTTAAGGGCTTCAAATATTTTATATTTGGAGGCTCTATTCTTTTTGGCCTGGGAAATGATGAGCAGGTTTCATCTTTAGGAAATTGTTTTTTTATTGATAATGGGTCAGATTCTTATGGAGGAATATTCCAGACAGAGGAGTCGATGGTTCAGCTGATGAAAAGAAGAGGTGGAGTCGGTATTACATTAGAGCATTTAAGGCCCGAAACTTCTCTTGTCAATAATGCTGCTAAGACCTCTACAGGTGCAGTTTCATTTATGGATAGATTTTCTAATGGAACAAGAGAGGTTGCTCAAGACGGACGAAGAGGAGCTCTAATGATAACTATGCATGTGGATCATCCAGATATCATGAAATTTATCATGAAAAAAGATGATCTTACAAAAGTAACTGGAGCTAATATCTCTGTGAAGGTAACTGATAAATTCATGGAGGCTGTTGAAAGGGATGAAGACTATTATTTGTGCTGGCCTGTTAAGGATAAAAAACCAGAGATAAAAGAAAACCTTCCGTATAATTCTCTTCATATTCTTGAAGATGGATCCCATGTTAGGCGTGTTAGAGCGAAAGAGATATGGGATGCTATAGTTAAGCAAGCTCATAAAAACGCTGAACCAGGTGTTCTATTCTGGGATAATGTCGTTAAGGAATCTCCTGCAGATTCTTATTCTCATTTAGGATTTACAACGAAGGGAACTAATCCTTGTGGGGAAGTACCCCTATCCCCTTATGATTCATGTCGTTTGGGGTCTATTAATCTTTATCCTCTTGTTGATGATCCTTTTACTCCAGATGCCCGGTTTAATTTTCAGAAATTAGCAAAACATGCCCGAATAGCTCAGAGATTTATGGATGATATTGTAGAGCTGGAAGAGGAAAAGGTGATAAATATTATAGCTAAGATAAACAGCGATCCGGAGGATACGGAAATTAAAAGAAATGAATTAAGAACATGGGAAAGAGTCTTAGAAGTGTTGAGGAAGGGCCGAAGAACGGGGGTTGGCGAGCTAGGCTTAGGGGATGCGCTAGCTGCTCTGGGAATAAGGTTCGGAACGCCGGAAGCAACCAAACTGGCAGAGGAAATACAAAAATGCATCGCCATTCACTCCTACAAGGAAAGCATTAATCTTGCTAAGGAGAGAGGAGCATTTCCAATTTGGAATCCTGATCTTGAATCTCCGAATCCATTTATCAGAAGAGTTATTGTTGATAATTTTGACAATAAAGAATATAAGGAATATGTTGATTCTGGCCGTAGAAATATAGCTAATATCAGTATTGCTCCGACCGGATCTCTTGCAATTCTTGGACAAACCACCTCTGGCATAGAACCTGTATTTAAAGTCTATTATCATAGAAGGAGAAAGGTTAATCCGGGGGAGAAAGATGTTAAAATTTCTCTGGTTGACCAAAATGGAGATTCATGGGAAGAATATAATGTTATCCATTATCCCTTTATTGATTGGTATATTCAACATCGTAAGGAAACATTTAAAGATTTAATTGAAAGGGGCGAGGAACTTCCAGAAGATTTATCATTTGAAGCAGTTTCCAAAGAATTAAAGGCTCTTCCTGTAGAAATATTGGACGAACTCGTTAAAGGCTCTCCCTGGGGTGGATCAGAATCCCACAATATCGATTATATCGAAAAGATAAAAATGCAAGGAGCTATTCAGAGATGGGTGGATCATTCTATTTCTGTAACTCATAATCTCCCAGCTGATATCTCTATTGATGAAGTTAATAAGATCTATTTCCAAGCGTGGAAAGCTGGTTGTAAGGGACTTACTATTTATAGGGAAGGATCCAGAACGGGTGTTTTAATATCAAACAAGGAAAAAAAGGAGACTGAATTTAAGGAATCAACAGCCCCAAAAAGACCAGCTATATTAGAATCTGATTACTATGTTGCGAAGGCTAAAGGAAAGGAATTTGCTGTTATTGTAGGAAAATGGCCGGGAACAGAAAAACCATTTGAAGTCTTTGCCTTTGAAAATCCGCCAGCTAGCAAAAATACGAAAGGAAAGACCGTTAAAATTAAAAAGGGACATTATAAGTTCATTAATGGCGAATTTGAAATAGATAATCTTCAGTTATCGGCCGAAAGGGTAGAGGAGAGAATGTTAACTCTGACAGCCTCTATGCTTTTGCGTCATGGTGCTCCAATTAAGCATGTAAATAATGTTATTCAAAAAATTGATGATAATATTTCATCATTTTCAACGGTAGTTCGAAGATATCTTTCTAGATATATTCCAGATGAAAAACTTGATGGGGAGGCATGTCCTCATTGCGGAGATAAATTAATAATGCAAGATGGATGTGTCAAATGTGTTAATCCCGAGTGCGGATATAGTAAGTGCGGATAAAAATAAAAGGCCTCGAAAAATCCGGGGCTTTTTTGTGGGGATATATAATATATGAAAGCTAGATTTGTCTTTGAAAATATAGAATTTAATCGCGGAAGGGATCCAAAGGATTCTCTTTTTGGATTAAGGCCTGGACAAGTGGTTATCCCTAATAGGAAAAAAAATCCTGATAAGAAAGGATATCTTAGAAATGGAATTTATTATATTCAAAGAGTTTTTCATGATAAATTTGGGGAGATCGACGGATATAGTATTTCCGGACTTGGCGATGTAGTATATTATGGAAATATAGAAGGATATCCAAGATTTGAAAAGTTTGGTGGACAACATCATACTTCTGTAAGACCCGATGAAGTAATAGGAATATCCGGAACCGATAAAGAAGTTTTTGAAAAATGGTGGAATAGTGAAGAGGGCAAAAAGAAAAGAGAATATATCCAGAAATGGGATAAAGTTGTCCCTTTTATTTCTAAATTTTAAATAGATATAAAGAATAAGAAGCTATATAATGAAAGAAGGAACCATTAGAAATATATTAGCTGAAGAGCTTTTTGGAACTAGAATTTGTGAATCTGTCGAAGATCAAGAAATTCTAGAAACATTTTATAGCGGTCTAAAACCTGTATTTGAGAAGTTCTTATGGGGAGAGCCAATATCGGTCGAAGAGCTACGTAAACTTCTCCGAAAGAGTATTGTAAATTTTGAATTTATTAAACTTGATGGCGAAGTGAGACCTGCAAGAGGAACAACCATGCTTAAATATATTCCTAAAGAGGATCAGCCTAAAGGAATTCGTCCGTCATCTGATGCGGTAGCTACTTTCTTTGATATGGATAAGGAGGCTTGGAGAAGCGTATCTAAAAAATCCAAAGAGATAGTTCTTAAGAAAGATCAAGAAAAAGATCGTCCGATAGTAGTTGTAAAAGATAAGGAAGAGGGCCTTAAGAAAAAAGGTAAAGAGATCGAAAAAATTGGTCCTGAACCGGAAGATGAACTTAACGTGGGAGATATCAGATATTATCTAAACAGAAATAATAGAGATATTGTTATTCGTATAACTAGAATGGATGACGATGGATCAGTTTATGCAGAGACATTTAGAGAGAAAACTCCATTTAAAATACCGGCTAATAGGATCAGAAATATAGGTGAAAAATTAACTCCTGAGGAACTTCAGAAATTGCAAAAGCCAAGACCTATTATTCCTCCAACCCCGATTGCTAAACCCAAACCAGTAGCTCCCGAAATGAAGCCTGTAACTCCTACAACCCCTGAAGGAGAAGAGGGAGAGGTTATAGAGCTTAAACCTATTGAGGATGTAGAGACTAAGGAGCCTCCTGAAGAAGTTGAGGATAGAGAAGACGCTGAAGAACTTCTTAAATAATCTTAAAAACTTATTCCTCTTATCTTTTTATAAAGATTATATGAAAGCTATGGATAGAAAATTTGACTTGGATGATATAGCTATCATCCCGACAATTGTTAGTGAAATTAGGAGTAGATCAGAATGTAAGATTTCTAGATCTTTTGAGAATGAAATTATGGTACTACCTCTTATGGCTTCTCCTATGGATACCGTGGTTTGTGAGAAGAACTATGAGAGGTATATTCTTGAGGGAATAATTCCCTGTATACCGCGGGGTCAAAAAGTACCGAAATCTAAATCTGAATTTTATTTTAAATCATATGGATTAAGTGAAATAGAATATCAGCTAGAATATGAAGGAAAGGGCCCAGAAGATTTTTATAATTTTCCTAATATTCTTATAGATATTGCCAATGGCCATATGAAGAGATTGGTAGAGGTAGTTAAGGAGATAAAGGAATTTTATCCGCACATAAAGATTATGGTTGGAAATGTGGCTCATCCTCTTACCTATAAAAATTTGGCTATGGCAGGAGCAGACTATGTTAGGTGCTCGATAGGAACGGGGGCTGGCTGTACCACAGCGGCAAATGTGGCTATTAATTATCCTATTGGCAGTTTGATACATGAATGCGCAAAAATCAAAAAAGAGTGTAATTTGACAGCAAAAATAGTTGCTGATGGAGGAGCAAAAGATTATTCTGATATTATAAAGGCTTTGGCACTTGGAGCAGACTATGTTATGATGGGATCTATTTTTAACAGAAGCATGGAGAGTGCAGGATTTAATTATCTTAAGACCCCATTTGGAAAGATTCGGATTAAAAATTATGATCTTGCAAGAGCTCTATGGAAATGGGATTTCCCCATATATAAAAAGTATAGGGGGATGAGCACTAAGGCCGTTCAGCGAAGCTGGGGAAAGGCTCAGCTAGTTACAGCTGAGGGAATTACAAAATATCAGAAAGTTGCTTATACTCTTAAACAGTGGACTGAAAATTTTAGGGATTATCTTCGTTCCAATATGAGTTATTCTGGAAGTAGAACACTAGAAGAATTTATCGGAGATGCTGAATGGGTATTTATAACAGAGAGGGCCCGGAAGCGCTTTGAGAAGTAGATTTTTTATAAGGACCTCTTTTTATTCCTTTTCTACTTTTTGACATTTTTTCTCTTGTTTCGATAGACATTTTTTTACCTAACCAAGGTTTATTTTTAGCATTATTTTGGCTTATTTTCTTTTTATGCTCTTCCGATAATTTTTTGCCTTTAAAGTTTTTACTAATTTGTTTTTTATGTTCTTCTGATAGATGACTTCCTTTCATTGCATTCTCTATTTCGCCATTTAAGTATTTTTTCTTTAATGTTTCGGAAATCTTCTTCTTTGTTTCCTCTGATTTAGCAATGGATTTATTTCTAGATATGCCCCTTCCATTTTTACTAATAGCTTCCTTACTTTTTTCGGAATGGGAAAACGATCCTTTAACCCCTAATCCCCCGGTAGGGCTTATATTATATCCATTTGGCTGTAAGGTATTGAATTTTTTTATATATTTTTTTTGAGCATTAAAAGCCTCTTCTTTAGTTTCAAAGAGTTCTAATATAGTTTTTTTAAAATTTTTCTTACCGTATTTTTTCAATGCTCTCTTGAATAATGGCCTTCCACTTCCGAGATATGGATCTTCTTCTGGATTACAATCACAAGATCGATCCCCAACATATTGAAGACCATTTATTTTGTTAGTTGTAATGTAGGTATAGTGGAACATAAATCTTATTGGGCCTTATTTTATATAAAGATATATAGTATATATTAATGAAATTAATTACAGAAAGAGAAGGATGGCTATATTATTATATGCGAATGGAATTACAGAAGAACTAAAATCTGCAGATCATACTTTTACTGATCAGGAGATTTATAATATATTTGAGGGCTTTGATAGGATAAGATCGTTTAGGCTTTATGAGGTCCCTAATACTTGGTGTGTCTGGGGTCAGAGAGAGCCTGTAAATAAGTCCCCGGATGAATTCAATCAGGTAGGAACTGATATTCTGGATCAACCATGCTATTCTCCAGTTCTCTTTATTCATGATACAGAGATTAATCCTGGTTGGATGTTAACGGATGATGTTATTCTTTCTGGATATGGTGATTTTCATAATGAGCTAACTAATTTTTTTAATGAAGTAGCTAAAGGAATATTAGAGGAGAGAGAAAGAATTAGGCAAGAAACGGGAGAACCTCCAAATCTACTTGTTATGGAACAGAAGGGGATATCAGAGGATAAGCGAATTATTTTTCAATTTGATATGGATAAGCAAGTTGAAGAATTCTTTTCAGAGCCAAATCTTAGTGAATTTGCTAAAAAGGTTCACAATTTTCTTAAGTTCTCATATAAGGATGGAGATATATTCGCAATTTATGCAGATAAGAATATTATAATGGTTATGTCTGATAATCAGGTAAAACCATTTATTGAAAAAATCATAGCATATTTTCAGCATCATGAGAATTATGAGGCTTGTTCCATAATTAGGAATACTTATGATAGATGGATAAAATATAAGGAATCTAAAAAAGAGAAATCCGCTCCAAAGAGAGGAAGACCTCGAAAAAATTCGGATTCACAAAAATAGAAGAGGATGTATGATAAGGAAAATAAAAATATCCTTCTTCACCAGATTAATATAGAAGGCGGGAATCTTTCTTTTAGGGAGGTAATACCCGTTTTTGATTCTTCTACTATTCCAGAACAAATTTTATCAATTGATTCAAGCGGAAATATATTCTGGCTTAGGTTTCCTGAGATACCAGAAATCCCTCAAATACCAGAAATCCCTAAAATACCAGAATTTCACGTCGTTGAGAATAATAGAATAATCGAGACAGAGATCTTTTATAAAGATGGCCGTGTCGGGATATCTAGAATACCCCTTCTTAATTATAAATTTGATATAGGAGTTCCCAGAGATACCCTCATGACAGCTATCCATGTTGGTGATGGAAAATATGGGTTTTCTATGGGAAACGGGACCTCCCAGGGATTTATTCCAGAGATAATAGGAATGGGATCTGATGAGAATGATGCAGGCCTTTATTTTTTGGGAAAATCCGGTAATAATCTTCCTTCGAATATACCACTCATTATTATAGATGGGCGTAATGCTGCTCATGAGAGCTTGACAAATAGACCAATTTTAGGGGTAACAAGCGGAGATTATTCTAAGTATAAACTTCTCTTGGATCATGAGGGAAAGCTAGGATTAGGTAAATCACCAGAAATATATAAGATGGAGATCGCTGGGTCTGTTATGGCTGAAGATTTTATAGTAGGGGATCTGAGTATGAAAGCTTTAATAGATGTAGTTAAGGAACTCAAAGAAGAGATAGATACATTAAGAAACAAGATAAATCTACTAGAACAAAAATAATAAAATAAACAAAAATTAAAGAGCATGGATGATACAAAATTTATTGTTAGGGTCAATTCTCCTCTTATGCGTATTACTCATTATTTCCCTATTTCGAAAGCCTTTAGACCAAAGGACTAAAAATCCTTGTGGGTTCAAAATATTTCCACCTAAATTTGATATTAGGGGTGATAAGAAAATCGCCTCTTTTAGCATTGGAGTTGAGAAGAAGCACAAGTATTTTATTAATTTTCCTCTAATGTTCAGATTCTACTCCAAAGATAAATTTAAAACGGATGTTAAAATTTACTATTCCACCCCAGGAGAGAATAGACAAATGATCTTAGACAAACAAATTGAATATACTTCTAAAACTAGAGAATTCATTACTTATATTACTGACGTTATTCTAGGCAAACTATCCATAGATATCGAATTAGAAGTAATGGAAGGAAATCCGACAATACTCTTTGAGATTATGGAGAATAGCACTTGTAATCTTATGAAAGAACACAAGTTAGAGATAAAATTCCCAGAATCTTAACGATTTTTTAGCGATAATATTTTTTTATTAAGGATCTTTTTATTATATTTGTCCTATTAAAGGCAAAAAAGTAATATGATGGATCCAGACTTTAGACTTTTAGAAGACAGATATTTAAAAGCGAAAATCGCTTATTATGAGGGCAACCCAATTATGTCTGATGCAGAATTTGATGCATTAGAGGCTCATCTTAAATCATTGGGTTCTAAAGCTCCTGAACAAGTTGGAGCAAAGAGAAAGGACTTCGATTTCTCCCATCCCACGAAAATGCTCTCTCTGGCTAAACTTCAGACTGAAGCAACTGAGGATGGAACAGATTATAAAGAAGAAGATTTTCGTAAGTGGGTGAATAAGAATAAAGCTATTCTTGGGGTTCTTCCCGAATTGGAGGCTTCTCCAAAATTTGACGGAAATGCTATTAATATAATATATCAGGGAACAAAACTTCATAACATCCTTACAAGAGGCGACGGTCTTACAGGTAAGGATATCACAAAGAGAATGGCTCAGCACGTTCCCGATGAGCTTCTCCTCCTCGGACTGGATGTTCGGGATACTGATACGATCGAGATACGCGCGGAAGTAGTAATAGATGTCCCTCTCTTTAATGAAAAATATGCTTCTGAATTTGCTAATGCTCGTAATTATGTTGCGGGAGTTATTGGAAAGGATGATGCAGATGAGATTAAGGCTTCAGAATTAACCGTAATTCCTCTTCATTTTCTTGTTAATGGAAAACACGTCGCATGGTCTCATTTCAAAAGAAATCTTTTTTCTTGTCAGAATTGGAATTCATCTTTTATTCCTGACAATTATGTCTACACTATTCAGTCATTTGAGAAATTGAGAAAAACTCTCAACTACCAGCTTGACGGTGTCGTTATATCATTTCCAGCTCACGTCCGTGAAACTCTTGGTGAAAATGACCATGACCCTGAATGGGCTATAGCAATTAAATTCGTTCCGGTTGAGACGATTACAGAAGTTGATGGAATCGAATGGAATGTCTCAAAAAAAGGAGAAATAATGCCTACCGTTCTATTATCACCGGTATTTCTGGATGGATCTACAGTTCGCAGGGCCTCCGGATATAATGCAGGCTATATTACTAATAAAGCTATAGGTGTTGGCGCTAAAGTATCTCTGGCTAAGGCGGGGGATATAATTCCTGAGATTCAGAAGGTTATAGCAGAAACCACAGAAACTTTCGTTCTTCCTTGCCAATGTCCTGCATGCGGATCCAAACTCACTTTTGATGGTATTCACCTTATGTGCACTAATAATATGTGCGAAGGCAAGATTGCTAAGCAATTGGCATCGGCTATTTCAATTTTGGATGTTAAGGGCGTAGGTGAAAAAACTATCGAACCATTCGCTAAGAAATTTGGAGATATTTATCAGGTGATGAAATGGGTCCTTTCCCAGCCAAATGCTCTTGGTGAATTTGGATTTGAAATAGGATCTAAGTCTCATCAGAATTTTGTAAATGCTTTTAAAAATATCAGATCCCTTACTTATGAGCAGGTTATTCAAATGCTCGGATATGAAAATGTTGGAAAGAAGCTCTCCGTTCAGCTCGCACGCGAGCACGCGGGATTAGAATATAATTATATGCACCTCGAAAAGGCCCTCGTTGCTAAACTTCGCTCTCCTGAAGTAAGCGGATATATCAAAGAGGTGGTTAAGGGATTAGAAGATCTTGGGATTTCAATTGATCGTCCCAAAGGGGAAACAGGGAATGGAACCAGCGTAGGCGTTTGCCTAACTGGTTCCCCCAAGGATTTTGGCTATGCTACAAAAGCTGAATTCCTTGCTAAATTCCCTAATGTTAAAGAGGTATCACTTACAGATTCCTCATGTAAATATCTTGTTACTGATTCTTATCAGTCTACAAGCAGCAAGATGAAAACTGCAGAGAAGAAGGGAATAAAAATATTAACTTATGGAGATTTTAAAATATGAAAAATATTTTCAAAAGACTATTTTGTAGTCATATTTTCAAAGAGGAAAAAAAAGGAATTCATGGAAACAAAAAGAGAAATCCTTGGGAGCGAGGGTTTCATGCCAGTATTCTCGAACTATAGCTATTATGCAATATACAAAAAATGCATTAAGTGCGGGAAAGAAAAAATAGTTACTAAACGAGTTTTAAATCTCTAAAAATGCCTAAGTTGATAGAACTAGAAAAAATAAAAGGAAAAAGCGTTACCTTAACAGATGAGGAATACGCAATGTGTCAGAAATTTCTAAATGAGAGTAAAAATTCTCATAGATCCATGGGAAGAACTGATACCAAGAAGGAAGCAGATATACTTAATGGAAAAATAGGGGAGATTGGCTTTCATAATCTTGCCAAAGCAATTTTCAGGGGCATGTCTGATGTTAATCTTCGAAATATGCCTTATGGCGATGGTAATTATGATTTCATCCTTAAAGATAATCTCAATACTGACGTTAAGTGTAATTATAATCCCGCTTATGATAAGGTATTTTTTAAGCCTGTTCTTGGATATGATATACTCTCTCTTGTTGATGTAAGGGGAAGGACCGTTACCTATATCGGGTCTATTTCCAGAGGAGATGCTATAGAGAATATGTCAAGACTTTCAGGAGCGGTTGGAGATATGGGATATTATGTATACAGAAGCCTTTTTGAAAACTCAACATTTTAAAATAATGAAAAAACATCCTGACCTTTACCAGAATGATCGTTCGGTTACCAGCAGATTCCTAAATCTCTTGAAACCTGAATATCATAAGAAGACTCTTCCGGAGTTAAAAGAAATAGCTCTAAATATTCTTAATGATCCTACAACTCATGTTTCGGATCACAAAAGAAAGGAATATCTTCTTAATATTGAAAGAATGAGATCATTGACCCAGTTTCAATTCTATCTGGCTAATATCTCAATGAAGGGAAGTAACTTATCATTAAATGATTAAGTGGCAGTATATGGCAGAAATTAACAAATCTTAACGTTGATTATCAATATATTAATAAAATAAGTGGCAGTATATGGCAAGTTTAAGAAGAATTAGAGATGGCGAAGGAGAGGTTGGAGCCCGATCCGAAGCCATCGCCTGGACAGAAGAGGGAAAATTTAAGGAAGTAGTCGGCTCCCGCCCGACAGTGGGGTGCTCCATGCTTGTTGGATCTGTTACCGCAAGATCTTATGCCAATAGGGACTATTGGCTTACAACCCCAGTTCTTGAGATCCTTGAAGAAGAGGAAACAGATGAGTATTACTACTGTAAATTCAGGACGGAAAATAGCGATTATGAATTCTGGGCTGGCAATGTTCCGAAGGAAAAATTTGACTGGTGGAAAGATGATCCTGATGAAAAATAACCGTTAAAATATTTTTTTATCTCGGAAAGATTTCTTAAATTAGCTGTGTAAACTAAAAAAACACAGAGAATGAAAAGATCATCTAGCACAAGAAACTCCTATTTTTGGGTATTTGCAGTCCTGATATTGGTTGCCCTAATATCTGGAGCAGCTTATCAGTATGGGACCGCAAGAGAGGTAGAGATCACCGTCCAGGATAAGGAGAGAATCGTAAAGGGCTCAGGCGATGGACTTGAGAGCTATTATCTGATCTTTACCAAAGATGCTACTTACAAGAATGAGGATACTTTTCTGTATTTGAAATTCCGCTCTTCTGATCTCCAGGGAAAATTCCAGATTGGTCAGACCTATAAGGTTAAGGTATATGGATGGAGAATAGGCTTTTTCTCAACTTATCCGAATATCGTAAAAATCGTGAAATAATGGAAGGATTTATCTATAATATCGCGCTGAAGATTGTTGAAAGCCGTAAGGCTAAACAGGAATCTCTGAAAGCTTCTGATGAGGAAGCAGAGAAAAAGAGAAGGGAGAATTGGAAAAGACATTCTGAACTTATTGCTAAATTCAGGAATCAATTTATAGCTGATCTGGAAGCAGATTACGCTAAAAAGAATAAACCCAAATTTGAGGTTGGGCAAAAGGTCCTAATGAATCCTTATTCACCTGGGGATCATTGGGAAGGCAGCGTCAGATCTCTTCTATCTCATACCCCATTTAGAGGCCCCGTAGAAGTAATTATTGATTCTGCGGGTCTGGATTCAGGATGCCTTTATGAGGCAATTGATAATTTGAGAGAACGAGGTCATCTGGAAAAAATCCAATTCGGAATGGATTATGAAAAGTTTATAGATATCGTTCTGAATAAGATTTTTAGCGATAGCACCTATCAATGGGTTATGTATACTTACAGGTTCCATAAAAAAGGAGAGGAAGGAAAATATTGGTGCTATCCACTTCGAGAGGATAAGTTTGTAAGTCTCCATTCTAAAGAGGGAAAGGCCATTTTGAAGCTTGGAAAACTCGAAGCTCAGGTCGAAGAGAAAAAAGAGGCTGCAAAAAGAGCAAGAGAGGAATACGAATCTCTTCAAAAAGACTTTCACAAGAAAATAGGTATTACTTATACTATAGCATAATGAAAATATTAGGTTCAACTTGGTTTACTCAAATGGGAGGCACTCTCATTGGGATTGTTAAGACCCAGAACGAGGTCGGAGAAATTAAGTATTATATTGGTAGCTGTTTTGGCGATTGTCAGGAAGAAGACGAAAAGAGTATTGCTGAAAGAGGAGCAAAATTTCCTGAAACTGCTGGTAAAATACTGATACCGTAATCTACGAAACTTACCGGGATATATAAATAAATTCCAATAAGTATGATTATTTATAAAACTATCAATTTAATAAACGGAAAAATTTATGTGGGTCAGGATTCGAATAATAATCCTGATTATTTGGGCTCGGGATTATTATTAGAGAAGGCTTTTGAAAAATACGGAAAGGAAAATTTTAAAAAAGAAATTTTGGAAGAATGTTTTTCTAAGGAAGAATTAAATATAAGGGAAATATTTTGGATTAAAGAGCTAAATTCTAATAATAAAGATATCGGATACAATATAGCCAAAGGCGGATTGGGGGGAGATACAATATCTAATAATCTTAAGAATAGGGAATTTAGAAAATTTTTATCAGACAGAAATAAAAAATTATATCAAGATAAATCAAATCATCCTATGTTTGGCAAATCACAATCAAAAGAATCTAATGATAAAAGAAGAAATTCTTTATTGGGGATAAAAAGAAGCCAGATAACTAAGGATAAGCAATCAAAATCCGCGACCGGGAAAAATAATTCGGCTTTTGGAAAAAAATGGATTCATAATAAAGAATTAAAAATTCAGAAGCTGGTCCCAAAAGATGAATATAAAAGAATCATAAAAAATGCCGGCTGGATTTCAGGAATGCTTAAAAAGGGATAACCATGATCAGAGATTACATAATTAAGATGTTTAAAAAGTCTTTTGAAAAAGAATATTACGAGACTTATTGGGCTTTTGATCTTCATGGGACGATAATAAAACCAACCTATGACGAAACCATTAGAGTAGAATATTATCCATTTGCAAAGGAGTGTCTTCAGATCTTAACGGAGAGAAAGGACATTATCATGATTCTCTGGACCTCATCATATCCGCAAGAGATAATTGATTATATCTATCTCATGGAAAAGGATGGGATAAAATTTGATGATGTAAATAAGAATCCCGATATAAGTTCTAAAAATGGGAATTTTGGATATTATCAGGATAAGTTTTATTTTAATGTTCTTTTTGAGGATAAGGCGGGGTTTAACCCTGAGACCGAATGGGAAATGATTTATGAGTATTTGATTGATTGTGAAAATGCAGGATATCTCCCAAATTCCGAATGGACAACTAAATATTAAAGATATGGAAGAGCAGATTAAAAAAATTGATCATTATGTCAGACTTCTTAATGATGCTATGGGCATAAGGATTTCAGTTCAGATCAAAGGCTCTCTTGGAGTAATTATGGAAGATGAGAGGGTTATCTTTACCACGTCGGCGATACAGCCTACCGGTATAATTGAGGCGTATTTAATGGGATTTGTTACAGCTTTAACACGATAAAAATGAAAAGTTACATTCATGAATTTCGCAAATGGGGACCAGTTTCTCGCTGCATCGTTCATATTAAAGAAGTAGGCGATTCTACTTGGATCGGATTCGAAAACAGGAGGGATGGAACCTCGGTTACAAATGCTTCAGAAGATCTGGCTACGGGGATTGTTGCCAAAGAAGGCCTGGATCCAGCGAAATGCAGATTCTTCGAATTTTATCCAGAGTACGAAGGAGATGTAGATGAAATCACATATACCTGGGATTCAGAAGGAAAGGCAAGAAATCCCCAATGGAGACCATTTGTAAAAGCAGAAAATAATCCCTTTCTTGGATAATGGATTTTACGAGGGGCATAGAAGTTAAGCAGGCTATTGGAATAGGAAATCCAGATCGATTAGCTTTTATAAAGGCATTTAATTCAGATCAATATACCGATCTTGCAGCTCTCCCGATAAACCATATTATTGATGGCGTAGGGATAGGTCTTATAACTATTGATGAGATAAAGATTTTTTTGGATAAGTTTGTTGAAAAATTTGATACTAATTCTAATTATCATAAGACCAGATGGGTTTTGGATGAATTTTTCAATACTTTTAATGTTAGTATAAGTGTTGAAAAACGTATCCCAAAAATTAAGATAAAATTTCAATTAGCTGAAAATAAATTTATTAGCTATAGGATGTGGAAAGAAGGCGATGAATATTATGTAAGGGGTATTGGAACCTATTATTCTCCTAACTTTGATTCTAACCGGCCATTATTCAGATGTCCTGTGAACCAATCTTTTTTTGCAGGGATTCCCCCAATAACAATAATGTTTAGGGATATGGATAGAATAGTTAAAGATCTTATGTCATATAATAGGTGAAATTTTGAATAAATAGAATAAAAAGTAATCATGAAGAAAAAGTGGGTGTGGATCATTATTGCAGCTATTATAGTCCTTGTAGGATTTATAATTTTTATAAATGTTCGTCAGAAAAAACTTGATGCTAGGCCTTTCAATGTCTATGAATATCCCGAGACAATAAAGATTATTAATGGAACAGAATTTTCTAAAGCAGATACTATAATATTATCTCTAGCTCACCAAGTTTTTAAATTCGATTCTGTTCAAATTCTTTTATACTATATTCCAGATCATTTGAATTCAGGAGAAATGGAATTTTATGGTATAGTTCAGCAGACTCCTTTTGATAAGAATAAATTTCTGATATTGGTCAATAGAAAATTAGATCTTACAGATCTTTTTACGACTCTTTCTCATGAATTTGTTCATATCGATCAGTATAAGAGAGGAGACCTAGAAATTATAGGAAAATATGCTGTTTGGCAAGGAGACACTTTAGATATGACACAGGTTAAATATGAGACTAGACCATTTGAAAAAGAGGCGTTTGGAAACCAGAGAGTTATTGCTAAAGAAGTAAAAGAATTCCTATATGAATGAGAGCTAAAACTGTAAATTTCCAGAGGGGATTAGATCCGAAGGAGGCCTTGGAAATAGGTAATGAAAATCTAAGGCAATTCCATAAAGATATGGATAATGGAAATTTTTTGGCTCCTCTTCATATTTTGATGGATGGGCTGGAAAGAGGATATATCTCGGATAAAGAAGCTGATGAGTTTATAATTGGAGCAGTCAGAACTAGTGCTCCCAGATATTGGGAATGGACTAAATGGTTTGAGGATACAAGAAATATCTATTGGTCTGAATTTAATGAGTCTCTAAATATTAATTTTACGCTTCCCGATTTTAAGAGGATTAAAACATGGATAGGTAAAATAACAGAACATGATGGAGGTTATTGGTTTAAGATGAGAACTTCTTCCACTGATAAAAATGGAAATGGATATGGCATAGAGACGGAAAATGTTTTTTCGGATGATGATTATGCTTTTACATCTAAATTTATCTTGAATCAAATTAATAGAGTATTTACAGAAACAGTTAGAAATATAGATTAATGACTTTACCTAAACAATTAAATGATATTCTTGATTTTCTTAGAGGACAAGACTGGATTCAGTCTCTGAATTCTATAGGGGATACTTATATGGTCGGAGGCTGTGTGAGGGATGCTTTCCGTGGCCAGAAGATTAAGGATATAGACCTTATTGTTGAAGGAACTACAATGGATCAGATCTTAGACGAATTGAGGCCTTATGGTAGAGTCGATCAGGTGGGCGAATCTTTTGCTGTAATTAAGTTTAGGCCTAAAGGTCATATTGGAGAAGATTATGATATTGCAGTTCCTAGAGTTGATAGAAAAATAGGATCTGGCCATAAGGGATTTGTTGTAGAGACTAAAGGAGTTAATCTTGTGGATGATTTGGAGAGAAGGGACTTTACCATAAATGCTATTGCCGTTAAAGTGGATAATGGAAGATTGGTAGATCCTTATTCTGGATTGGCGGATCTGAAAGCTGGAGTTCTTCGTGCGGTAGATGATATAGCATTTATTGAGGATCCTCTTAGAATTCTTAGAGGTATACAATTTGCGGCTCGCTTCGGATATAGGATCACGAATGGAACTATGAAATTAATGAGGGAAAATGCTCATTTAATTAAAGAGATTTCAGGAGAGAGAATATTTGAGGAACTTATGAAGGTTCTGGATAAAGGAGGAGATACTCAGCTTGCTCTAGATCTTCTTCATCAGACTGATGTGGATGTAGCTCTATTTGATAAGAAGATGCTTAAATATGATCAGGGCTTTGAACATCTAGATCCCGCCTCTTTCTTCTATGTCTTGGGGCTCTTGGGAGATGTTAATCCTGCCGATTTCCTTAAAAAGAGGCTTAGGGGCGATAATAGACTTGAGAAGAATGTAAGAGTTCTCGATCGTATTTTTGAGATGCTTCCTCGAATGGTAGAGGACGAGGATCTAAAATACATGCTCTCTAAGGCCTTTACCGCTGCTCCTGAAGTTATGGATGCTGTAATTCTTCCTGATGAAGTCGATGAAATCGTTCTCCAGATGAGGACAATGAAAATTCCGATGAACGAAGGAGATATAAAAATCGGAGGGGAGGATATTAAGAGAATAGGCCAGCTAAAAGAAGGACCTGAAATAGGATTCATCAAGGAGAAAATATTGAGGGATGCTCTAATGAATAGGTTTAATTGGAAAGACCGGGATAAGAGTTTAGAATATTTGCAGAATCTACTATATTCGAAATGAAATCTCTAATTCATAATCTGGATAGGAAAAAGGTATTATTGATCCTTGAATGGTGTAAGAAGAACTTTGGGAGATCAAGATATCATCGAAAGTATCCAACATTGAGGGTCTATAAATCTAAGGGAAATTCAGCCTTTGCTTATAGAGATGGAGGACTATTTGGAACTTATGATCACGGAGTAATTACAATTTATCTAGGCTCTCATGATAGTATGCGGGAACTATGTAAAACAGTAATACATGAATACAGGCATTATCTGATGAGCATTCGGGAATATAATTCTCTCTATAAAAAAATGGAAAGAGAAGGTTCTGATCCTGAAGAGATATCTTATGAGCACCCTCATGAAAAAGATTGCGAGGATTTCGAGGATAAGTGGGGTGAATTATGTTTTAGTCAATTGAGAAAGAAACTCTATAAAAAAGACTGATATGAAAAGAATCCTTTTCTTTTTATTACTTATATTTATACCCTTAATAGCTCCAACTGGGTATTTAGAAATGACAGAGGAGAGGCTATTTGAAGCTGAAAAGATGGCATATTATATCTCTATTAGAGACCTTCCGTTTTCTCCGGATCTACTTGTTAAAGTTATAGAATATGAGAAGATTCTATATCCAGATGTTGTTATTCTTCAGTCTCAACTTGAAACCGGATTTTATACTTCCGATATATTTAACAACGGAAAGAATCTCTTTGGCATGAAATTTCCTAAATATAGGCCTACAGTTGCAATAGGAACTTATTCCGGGCATGCTCAATATGATCATTGGATAGAATCAGTCAGAGATTATAAGATATGGCAGGACTGGTATATTACTAAAGGTTGGAGAATTTCAGTTAAAGAGGATAATTCTTTTTACATGGTCTTTCTTGATTGCATAAAATATGCGGAAGATCCCCACTATATCCCTAAATTGATAAATCTCGCTTCTAGAGATAGGACGTAAATCTTAACGATTTTTTAACAAAATTATTTTTTTATCTCGGAAATTATTCTTACATTAGCCTCTATAAAAGAATAGAGTATGCTTGACATAGAAGCTTTTGATAAAATTCCAGCCGGATCCACTTTTGCAACAGGAGTTCTTCCTAATTCTCCAACAGGCATTTTTATGACTAGGGACGGAGGAGATCTTCGTTGGGTAGCTGTAAAGGGATATGCTCATGATTGGGCAGTCTATTGTCATTGGGCTTATCACTCAGAAGACTTTGTAGCTTCTAGCGGAGATAAGGTACTTACTCCTGAATATGTTAAGAGGTGTGTTCCTTGCACAGAAGAAGTAATGGAAAGATATAGAATATGAAAGTATATAGGATCCTTCATAAACCAACAGGTCTTTTTTTCACGCCTTCAAGGGGGTATGGGAATCTTTCTCGAACAGGAAAGCTCTATCCTAAAAAGCCCAGATTAGAATGGGCTGGTGATTGTGTTCGAATCGAATTACGGATCTGGAGCAATAAAAAGCCTAACAAGCATCAACAGAAGATCATTGATTATTTTGGTCTTCAACCTGATAAGGATGGAGGATATTGGTTGGATAGGTATTTTCATAATCAGAAAGATAATTGGGAAATAATTGAAATAGAATAAATTTATGAAAATATTTTTAAATAGGTTAGCAGCTTTTTTTGTTTTACTTATTTTTGGCTATTTACTATTATCTTTATTTAACTGGAATATTGATTATTTTAACTGGAATGGGATATCTCAGTTTATATTTTGTTGCACGCTAGCTTTTTTATTATTATTTAGACCAGAATTTTCAAAAAAATAAATTATGTCAGACATTACAAGAAGATTAGCAACAATTGAGAGGATATCAGCTATTAATCCTATACCGGATGCTGATGCAATTGAAAGGGCAACCATTCGAGGATGGAACGTAGTGGTTAAGAAGGGCGATCATAAAGTAGGAGATTTGGTTGTCTACTGCGAGATAGATTCTCTTATGCCCGAAAGGCCGGAATTCGAATTCCTTCGCCCGCGTGGGTTTAGAATAAAGACAATCAAACTCAGAGGAACTTATAGTCAAGGTATAATTTTTTCATTAAATATTCTAAATTCGTCGGGAAATTTAATTGAAAAGGATGGAAAATTTTATCTGGAAATAGATATATAAATTAAAACTATATATTTATGGAGATAGGTTATATTTATGCGATAATTAATAAAAGGAATGGTAAATTTTATTTTGGCAAAACCTTTGATATTCAAAAAAGGTGGAAAAAACATGTTTTTAATGCTACTAAAAAAATAAATCGAAAACTTTATGATTCTATGAATTCATATGGTTATGATTATTTTTCTATTCATCAAATTGGAATATACAAAGCAGAAAATAAAAATGAATTAACTAAGATACTAAATGAAAGGGAAAGATACTTTATAAATTTTTCTGATTCTGTTTTACTTGGCTATAATATGGCTCCTGGCGGGGATGGCGGATATTTAGGGGAGGAAGCTATACAAAAGATATCAAATAAAAAGAAGGGAATAAATTTAACAGAGGAACATAAAAAACATATTTCAGAAGGGAATAAAGGGATTTCAAAAATAGTATCGGAAAAAACAAAGAACAGGATTAGAAAAACTTGTAAAGAAAAAGGAATAAAACCGCCGGCACAATATTGGGGAAGACCCGGATATAATGAACATCCGATGCTAAATAAGCATCATACAGAAGAAGCCAGAAATCTGATGAGTCAATATAGATCCGGGAAATCCTATGAAGAAATTTACGGAAAAGAAAAAGCAAAGAAATTGAGGTTGGAAAAATCAAAAAGATGGATGGGAAATAAAATAAACTTTAAGGAAGTAGATTTAGAATTAGCAGAAAATCTTCTTCAGAAAGGAAAAAATTATAAAGAAGTCGCAAAATTTTTAGGAATTAGTTTAACAACATTTAATTATAAATTTCGAGAAAAACATAACATAACACCGTATCAATATAGTTTAAATTTAAAAATAATGTCATGAAAAAATTATCCGCTATTTTTGTTTTTTTATTGTTTGCTTTTCTGAGCTTTGGCCAAATTCCATTATCTATTAACAATATAGATGAATTCAATGGATCTGTTAATAAAGTCACCAGAAGCTCATACTCTGTATTTAAAAGTGAAAATTCCATCGGAAATATAAGTTTATCTATGGGAAGGGTAGATAGCACATATTTTCTAATATTAAGAGTATCTACAGATCTTGGATGCCTATCTCAATATGACGGAAAATGTATGATAAAATTTTCGGATGGAACTATACTTAATTTTGCCCAGGGATCGGAAACAGATTGTTCGGAGTCCCCTGCAGCTCAATACTATTTAGTTGCTCGAGAAGAAATGAATCTGGAAAATGTTTTTCAAATAATGAAAATAAACCGAGAAAAAATAGAGTCTTCTTCTATTGATAAAATTCGGGTTTATGGATCAAAATATTATGCAGATTATATTCCAAATCCAAAATTTAGAGAGGATTTTAATGCAAAAGATGTTCTTATTTTTCACATTAAATCTTTAAAATAATGAAACAATTGATAGAGCTTTCTGAAGGAACGGACGTAACCGGACTTCTTGGGATTACTAAATGGGAGCCTCAGATTCCTGCTTGCCTTGCCGGTCTTGCTAAGGGAGCCTTTCCTTCTCATTCCATCAAGACGGATGAGGAAAGGGTTCAGAACCTTGTGGACATATATGAGGAATACCGTACCAGATACACCTGGATTGCTACGGAAAAACTTGATGGATCGTCCACGACTTATTCTATTGTCAATGACGAATTTGGAGTTTCTTCTCGCAATCTGGAACTTAAAGAGACCGAGGATAATACCTTCTGGAAGGTTGCAAGAGCTCTTGATGTTGAGGAAAAAATGAGGAAGTATATGACTGATCACGGTCTTAATGCTTTGACTCTTCAGGGTGAACTTCTTGGAGAAGGGATTCAGAAGAATAAGTATCATCTTAAAGGCCATACAGTGAGATTCTTCAGGGTCTTCGATCCTACCGCTTATTCTTTCTTCCCATATCATCAGGCTATAAAGGCTATTGCAGAAATGGGACTTGATTTTGTTCCTGTTATTGAGACTGATATGACTCTTCCCGACACAGTTGAAGAGATTATTCGCTATGCAGATGGAAGATCAGCTCTTTATGAAACTGCAAGGGAAGGAGTGGTATTCGTTGCTGATCAGCTTATTGATAAGTCTGCGGATCTTAGCAGATACCAAGGAAGGCTTTCATTTAAGGTTATTTCAAACAAATTCATACTAAAACACGAAGAATAATGGACAAAAAAGTAGAAGAAGCAATTAATGAGTATCAGTGTCCTGGATGCTCTGTAGGCCCTTATCTAAAAAACGGGTGTACAGCATTCAAAAAGAGATCCTGGTCAGAATCATGCGATGCTCATAGTGCAGGAACTTCTCTCGGCCTCTCTATTAAGATCTTTCTGGGAATGCCGAAGGGATTTAACCGAACTGGCGGAGGATTGGGTGATAAGCCCCGTCTGTCTTTGGATATCTTTAAATCTTTTGATGAGGTTTGGGATAAGGACGGAAAACCTTATGACGAATGGAATATCCCAGTCTGGAAGTATCTGAATGAGAATGGGCATACTCTTGTCAGAGGAATGTCCCCCAGAAACAATGCTCCCTTCCTTCATGTGATTCTCGAGAACTGCATGGATAGGATTGATTGCTTCGAAGTAACAAAGCAGATGGTTGAAGAAATGGACTAATTAATAAAACAAATTTTGATAATTCTAAATACTAAAACAATGAGTGAAAAAGCGAGTGTAAAACTCAGTACAAAGTCTTGGCATTATAAACTGATAAAGTTTATTCTGGGATCGGCAGCACCTACGCCCTATAATATGAACAACCTCTGTCCGTATTTTTGGCTCTTGGTATTCAGCCTTTTGGTAGTTCCCTTTGTGGCTCCTATTAAAGGAATTGCGAAATTCTTAACCTGGTTTTTTAATGGATTTATTAATCTGTTAGAGAGCTCGATGATTTCTCCTATCGCAGATAACTGGGAAAAGAGCTTAACTGATTTTGATGTCTATCAGATATGGACTTGGAATCAGGAAGTAAATAAATTTTTTAAATCTGTTCATAAGAAAGATGATCGTCCTATAGATCATTCAGATTTTGCCCGGGAATGGTGGACTAAGAAATATGGAGAGGATCCATTTAAGAACCAATACGAAGGAGGGTATACAGAAAAATTCCAAAAATGGCTTAATGAAATGAGGGAGAAGGATGCAGCGTTGAAAACTGCTGAGTATACAAAGGAGAAGGAAGAGCATGTTAAGAAACTTCAGAGGAAGGAGAAATTGGAGAAATTCGGTAAGGGCGTTGATAACATCTTCCAAAAAGTTGGTGATGAGTTTCGCTCATGGAAGAATCTTATCAAATGGACCAAGAGGGTGGTAGGCCTTATCATTACTCTTCTGGGACTGGTAGTTACTTTCTTTGTTGTTAACTTTATTGGTAAGGGAATTCTCCTTCTCATCATCAATTGGAGCTGGCCGGTATTCTTTGGTGTTTTAATAGTATTGGCAGTTATAGGATTAGGCGCTCTTTTTGTTCATTTCATTGGAATTCTTATAAAGTATATTGAGGCTAAAGGTCGAAAGGTATGGTGGATTAATATTCTTTATTATCTTTCCCTAGTGGTATTCTATCCCTTTAAATGGATCTTTTATAATTTCTTCTGGAAAATCCTCTGTGTTGGCGGATGGTATCTTATAAAGAAAGGTGCTATTGGTCTCTGGGACGGCATCCTTGGATTCCTTGGAATCTTTGGTGAATATTTCGGAGCTTCCTATACAGATTATTGTCCTGGAATAGAATGGGATCAAGATGAACAAAAAAGATAGAGAAGAACTAAACAAGGCCTTAGAGCTGGCTGAGAAGCACAAAGACTGCAAACACGAATTTGTGGTTAAGGAGTATCCCAGCCAGCCCTATGGCACCTGTCTCGTCTGCGGAAGAACAATTTTTAAATAAAAACAAAAAACATGTATACATTCATAATTTTAGCTATCGTATCCTTTCTTATTTCCGGAATAGTCTTCGGAAAGAGACTTAAAGAGAATCAGTTCTTTGTTGCCTTGATTGTTATATGTGGAACTCTCCTAGGATCCGTTATTATAAACGGAGTCGTCGGGCTAAAAATTCCGCTGAAAGAGGTTAAGGTTAAAGAATTTCCGCTGGATAGGGAATTATCCCAGATAATAACTCTAACGGATACAATAGAATTTATATCTTATCTGGAATATACCTATAAAATGAAATCCGATAGCTCTATTAAATATAATTCTTTGGATTTCGATAATATTGAATATCTCCAGTCGAGCGAAACAGGAAGGATCTCTCGTTTTTCTATCAATTGGCTTCCGGAAGGAGATACAATTCCTAGATATGAAAGGTGGAAAGAGAAGAGAATTATAGGAGATAATAGATGGATATCTTCAATAGGCATTCCTAATGGGAGAAGACTCCATAAAGTCTTTATCCCTCAGGATTCAATTCATATAGTACTCGTAAATCATCTTAATGATAAATTCTTTAGAAATGAAGAAACAAAAATCGCTTTCGCTAATTAGGATCTTCCTTCTTAAAGAAGGAGTCTTCTGGAAGAGGACATGGAGCATGAGAAAGAAATCTGGATGGTTTGGATTTATAATTGCTCTTCCTTTTCTGACTTTGGCTCATTATGCTTTTGCTCTGATGCACTTCTTATTTGAGTGTTTTCTCTGGATTGTAATGAGACCTCAGTTCAGAGCGAATCTTCGGAAACTTCAGCTACAAGTTCAAGTAGCTTAAAATGAAAACTTAACTCCGAGAAGATTCTATAAATCTATAGACTAAAATAATATATCATGGAAACTTTTTTAACACTTCTTATCGCTTACATTCTCGGAGTATCTTTTTATACAATGGCTGTTCGGTGGAACGGAACAAATAAGTATGTAAAGGATATTAAGATCTGGCCTATTGTTTGGGAAGGAGCAAAGGGCATGGCCATAGGATTTGCTGTTGTAGCAGCCCTTATATTTGTTATTTCAAAGATCTCTATGCTGCTATAATTTTCAAATCATGAAAAAGCTGATATTCCTACTATCGATAGCTCTTCTTTTTGCTTCATGCGAAAAAGAGCCGGAGCCTGAACCAGAACCGCAGACTCTAATAGAGTTTCTGGAAGGAGAGTGGACCTGCAATCGACAAACTGTTCAGGGCCATCAGGCAGATTTAACCCTGACATTTACAGAGGATAACTACACGTTATTTGTGGATTTTGCCGAGCATATTATTCCCAACTTTACAGCCACAAATAAGGGTTATCAAATTCTAAATGAAGACCGGAGAGTTCGATTAGATTATCCATATTCCCCAGAATCTTTCTTAGTAGAGTATGATGTGGCTTGGACAGAGCTTAATCAGGAGAATATGACCTGGACTCCAAGACCAACTAATGAGAAGAATATAACGAGCAATCCTGTCATGCTAACCTGGACAAGAAAATAAGTTAAACTTTTGTTAAAAAAGTTCCCGAGGTATCGTTGATATCTCGGGAATTTTTATTATATTAGCCCTATAAAACAAAAGATTATGAATTTCGAAAGAGGCAAAGATCCGCTTAGGTCAATGGGAATAGGTCATTCTCAGAAGAGAGAATTCGCCAGCATTAGAGAGGCCGCAGAATGGGCTCTTCTCTTCCCTGCTGAATACACCGATGGCCAGATTACTAAATGGTCCAGGGATATGATAAGCTCTGGCAGGCTGGAACTTCCTAATGGAGTTCATACCGGTTGGCTTCAGATGGTTAAATGGATGAAGGATAATATCCGTATTCCCTCTCTTTTCGGGAATGAAAAAATTGGTCTTAAGGAGGCTAAAAATGTGATAGACCTTATGAGAGAAATGATCCCAGTCTATCTGATGAAGGGGGATAACCTGATGGCTAATTATAATACAGCTCTTAAGGAACTATACGATCATGTAGGATTCAAAGAGGATTGGGTGGTATATCCCGTTGATGATAGAACAGATATGTTCTGGTCTCTTGATGGCGATTCTGCTGTAAGATATTCTGAGACCGAAGAAAAGCTTAAGGACGAAGCTGCTGGTGAATACTACGAAGATGAAATTTACAAGCAGAGGTTCTATTCCAAATGGATCTATGAAGGCCAGGATCTCACCATGATTTTTGTCGATACTCATGTTGATGGCATGAGATACTTTGCAATATTTAGTAATTCAAAAAAGATATGAAGCTAAATCCTGCAGGATACGGAAATCATAATAACCTCTGGTGCACAGCACGCAAATGGGGCATCACCTTTAAAATCATGGTCTTCTTCAATTCCGGAAATGCTTATATCATGAAGAGCACTAAGAAGAATTTTGATTCGACTCGGGATTACAATAAACTCTACAAAGAATTAAAGGAGTCATTAGCAGATATGGATTTTGTTCTCCAAACACCAAGAAAAAGGTATTTACACTGTAATATTAGAACTACCGCTAATCTCATGCATCATCTCAAACAAATGGGAATAAATGAACTTTGACAGGGATTCAGATATTAAAACTCGTCTTGGTATAGGAAGATATACAGAAGAGAATCTGATTAGAATTATATCAGAAGCTCTTCGAAAATCTCATTCTTTTAGTGAATATGTTCTATCAAATATGCCGGTCTTGATATCTAGTCATGTTGCTGAATGGATTCACCCTAAGACTGGCGGATATTTCAATCTTATAAAACCAGAAAAATTATCTATGGAATCTCATAATAAATTCCCTGGATATTTTATTACTTATGACGATGGGGGATTTTCCTATGGTAATTTATCCCTATCAGCTTTTTTTAAAGATTTTAATATAGAGCTATGAATTTCGAAAGAGGTATAAGTCCTAAAAAATCAATGCGAATAGGCATTGGAAGTCAGGCTCTTCATTTAAGAGGCATTTATAATAGAAATATAATTTTCAGTACTTTACCTGATACCGATGATACTGCGGTTGAATTTAGAGTAATCAATGGACCTGATGGACATAGGATTTTCAAAGAAATACAGGAAAATGGGATTCAATCGAAACATGAAAAGTATTGGGTTCATACAGGAGGGAGTCAAGGACATCTTCCTATTGATTGGATAGCTGGACGATGGATTGAGTATCTAAAGAGCTATTATAAAATACCAGAAAGAGATGAATTTTGAAAGAGGAAAAGACCCGAAAGAGGCTTTAGGAATAGGAATAGAACGAGCTGTTCTAAACATTATTCGGAGAAATATTTCGGATGCTGTTATTTCTGTTGACGGGGAAATGAGAAAACATATAATAAGAGAAATAGAAAAATTTACTGGATGGAGAGAGGCAAAACATTGGACTTCTATGGATCAAAATAAGGTTTTTAGATTTATTAATCCGAAAGATGAAGCTAAAATAATTGTCATTAATTTAGATTATAGAAAAGACTATGCCTAATTTTGAAAGAGGAAAAAATCCAAAAGAAGCCTTAGGAATAGGCTTATTCTCAAAGAGATGTTTTGATTCAGTACTAGCTGCTAGAAAATGGCTAGTTCAAAATCATGTGGATATTTTAGGATTGAATGGCCTTTGCGATCCATATCCTACTGAAGAGCAATTTGCAAATCTTCGAGCTTATGTTGAAAAATATATTTCCTATAGCGATGATGAATCTTGGACATCAGATAGCCTTGTTAATGGGGTAGCTCAGCTCTATAGGGAACTACATGAAGTAAGAAATTCTATTGGAAATATAATGAACGGTAATAATAGATAATTATGAAAGAAGAATTTTCACCACTGACAATTGAGAAATTAGAGCATTATGTCTATACACTTTCTGATTCTCGGACCGGCCAGGTTTTCTATGTAGGTAAGGGAGTTGGAAACAGAGTATTTTCTCATGTGAATGATGCTCTGGAAACAGAATCAGAATCAGATAAACTGGATCATATTAGATATCTGATAGCTAAAGGATTCCCGCCAAAACATACTATAGTCCGCCATGGAATGGACAAGGATACGGCATTTGAGGTTGAAGGAGCTCTTATTGATGCATTTCAATTAGAAGGCCTTAAGAATGAGGTAAATGGCCATCATAACAATCAGAGAGGACGTCGGGATTGGCAGGATATAGAAATCGAGTATGGAGCCGTTTCAGCGACCATAGACGATCCTGTTATCATACTTAAGACATCAGATTGGAGTTGGGATAAAGTGTCTAATACGGTCATATATGATAATATACGCAAAGGCTGGTGGGTCTCAGGTGATAAGAGGAAGAAGATCAAGTATGCATTGGCTATAAAGTCAGGTATTGTTAGAGAGGTCTATGCTATAGACCATTGGGACGATAACTGGGGAATTACTAACAAGAAGGGAACTGCATGTAAGAAGGATTTTGTTGGAACTGTGGCTCCTGTAGAGATCAGGGATAAGTATATCTATAAGGATGTTTCGGCATATTTTGCTATTCCGAGATTACAGAAAGCATATGTTAATGTAGATGACAAAAAGAAGGAAAAAAATCCATAAAATATTTTTTTATCTCGGAAAGTTTGTTTATATTTAGAGGTAATTAAAAACAAAAAAATGGAAACACTTAAAGTAAGAATGGGAGACGAAGTTGAAAATTTCTCAAAAGAAGAATTCAACAATGTAATAAATGCTCTTTTCGGAACAGAGGACAAGCATATTCATATCGACGATTCCGAGCATCCTTTTATGCAGCATGTTCACCTGTATCAGAGCTCTCTTTTTGATGATCTTCAGAAAATGATTTATGGGGATCATCAGATAGAGATCCTGGACGCTGACGAGAATACGGTTTTAGTAGTTAGCAAAGTTTGAGTGCGGATAAATAAAGAAAATGACCTTTAATTAGCTGGATAAAGAATAAAAAACTTAAAAATTAAAATTATGAAAAGATTAGGTATTTTTATTATTGGATTATTAATTTCAATAGGTGTTTGGGGCCAGGAAAATATTTCTTATATAAAAATCATTGAAGTTCCTAATACTTCTTCTAATGAATTATATGTAAAATGTAATGAATGGTTTGTAAGAACATTTAATTCTGCAGAATCTGTTATTGAGTTTAGTGATAAAGATAATGGAAAAATAATAGGAAAATATGTATTTCAGGCTACTATGATTTCTCGAATTAAATCAACAATAACTGTGGATATAAAAAATAATAAAATTAGGGTTAAATGTGATACACCAACAGTCATTTCTTTATCCCCGGATTTGCAAGAAGATCTTGTATTAACAGAAGAATATATTCAATATAAGTCATGGAGAAAGACTCTTTCTAAAATAAATTTAGAATGGGAAAATCTTGTAAAGAATTTGGAATCAAGCTTAATCGAAGATGAAGAAGATGAATGGTAATGAATTAAATTTTATAATTAATAAATAATTTAAATTTAATTTCTTAAAGTTTCCTTTTTCGCGAATAAATAAAATACTGTTATGAGAGCTAAAAAAGTAAATCAGTTATCTATGGATTTTGATTACAGGGATGAGGATCAATTTCCAGATGCTCAAGGGGAGGATCTTGATTTCTTAGAAAAATTAGCCTGGCAATTTGAAGAAAGATTTCCGATGGGAACTTATGCTTTTAGTTTTTGGCGTCCTGAAGAAGATGGTCCAGCTGTTTTTGAAGTTATAACAAGTGAAAATCCAGATAAGAAGTTTTTTGATGCTATGTATTTTAAGGCTGAAGGAGGATTTGGATTTAGTATTGGCGAAGGCCCAGTTAGAAAACCCATGTATCCTGAATTGCTGAAGCTAAAAAATAAAGGGATAGAGGTTAAAAAATATTTAATATCTAATGATCGCTGGTCTGAATTTGAAAAAATGAATTCTTAATTATGAGAGCAAAAACTGTTAATGAGAATAATCAATTTGAAAGAGGACAGGATCCTAAAGATGCTATGGATATAGGAAGATACAAAGATCTTAAGGATAAAGATTTTGATATATGGAATTTTTTTCGATTTCTTCAGTTTAAAGAACATTCTGAAAGTAATGGAGTAACTTTTTATTCAAGAGGTGGGGGACAAGATGAATGCTATGATTTTAAAAGAATTTATTATTTCGATGAATATAACTGGATTTCTGATGAAGAAATAATGGATATATTTAGTAGTATTAATAAAAAAGAGCTTCTTAAAATTTCGGATAATATAGAGTTATTAGCTTTTAAAGGATCTACTCAACAGAGCACATATTCTTTCCAAGTAGTATTTAAGGGCGATTATCAAGATTATATGGATAGGGGGGAGGAAGAGACTATTGAAAAAATAGAAGAATATATTTCAGAATACTTCACTGAAAATTCCGAAGAATTTATTAATTTTGAGGATGAAGAATATGAAGATGAATAAAAATAAAAAAGAGGAAATGAAACTAGTTGCTGAATCCCTAAATGAAATAAAAAATAGGGAAAAATTGATTAAAAGAAGGGAAAAATTATTATCCGACTTAGAAAAAGCAAGATCTAATCATAAAAAAGCAGTGGATAGAAAGTCAGAATTTATTGAAAAATATGGAGAGGACGCTTGGTGGAATAATCTAAGCTATTACAAAGATGGGTATAATGCTTGGAAATATGAGAGAATGAGATATCCCGGAAAGGCTGCTTGGAATGGGGAAGGGCCCATACAGAGAGCGATAAATAATACATTTATTAAGAAATCCAATATTGAGGAGGAACTTAAAGAAATAGAGGCTAAATTATCTGGGGAGCAGGGGGAGACTGAATTAATGAATGATAAAGATGTATATATACCTGGGGTTTCGGAATATGACCCAGATCTGGATTATAAATATGCAATGACACATCCGGGCTATAAAGGACCCCCTGGAGGACCATATACAAATTATTATAACGATCTGGATTAATTTTTTCTTAAATTTTAACGTTTTTTCTTCCCAAACATCGTTGGTGTTTGGGAATTTTTGTTTATATTTATAGTGTAATTAAACTTAGTGAGATGAAAAAATTATATTTAGTGATCTACATTTACACAGATTACAGGAATTACAAAATTGGAAAAGCTGCTAGATATGCATCTTCACCCGAAGAAGCAGCAAAAATTCGTATTTCGGAACAAACTACAGCAGCTACTTATGGTAATTGGAAATTAGTAGATGTATTGGTGATTTCCAGAGAAGGCCTAGATCCTTTATTTGTAGAAGCATATATTCATAATCGGATACAGGAATTGGGATATGAAAGACTTCATCGTAATGTCCAGTTTTCAGAAAAAGATATTAAAGAAGGCCTTTCAGAATGGTTTAATTTTAGAAAACTTAATGAATTTAAGGTAAAGCGTCTTATACGCGAAATTTTTTCTGAGATTAATCATGCATCAGGCCAGAAATTTTATATCCCAAGATTTTATCAAGCTCTGGTAAAGGCTATTACTTTAGATAAAATAGAATCTGGATTAATGGAATCGGATTCGATAACAATAGCATTGGAGCTTGCTCCGAGATTTGGAAAAACCCTATGGGCATTAGATCTATTTAATGAGTTAAGATATTTAGGAATTAATGTTTTGATCCTCCCAACTTTTGTATTATCCTCGACTTCTTCTTTTACTAAAGAGATTACAAGTTTTGGTGATTTCGAACATTTTTATCTTTTGGATTCATCGGATTCAGAATTTGATAAAAAACTTAAAGAATCGAAGGAATCAGGAAAGATAATGGTTATTGGGGTTTCTATGCATATGTCAGAGGATTCTTTGAAAAAATATAAAAAATCAATGAGCATCATTAGCAAAGATAGGATTATGTCTATTGTCGATGAGGCTGATTTTGGGGCTCATACAGAATCAAGCCGGGAAGTTTTGAATGCGGTAGATTCAAAAATAACGCTTTTGATGACGGGTACTGCTATTGAAAGAGCTATCAAAGGGCTTGTATTTATCCAAAATAATATAATTATTTGGACTCAGACAGATATGCAAATGGTTAAAAAGGGAACTCATCCTATTCTTCAATATATTGGGGATGGGGACAAACAATTTTCCAACAGGGTTAATTCAGTTTTGAAAAAATATACAATAGAAGAAGCAAAAAAAAGCTGTGCTAATCTTCCAGAAATAGAAATGCTTAAATTAAATCTTTCAAATATTTCTATTTTGCAAGAAATGCAGGATATTGAATTAAGAGGTAAATGGACAAAAATTCTTACTGATGTTAATCAGAGCAAATCTATTATAAAAACAGTCTATAAGGGCCTTTTCGATTTCCCGAATATGGAATTTGATAATCCCGATCTAAAGAATATGAGCAAAATTTATCTTCGGAAAAAATGCAGGTTAGGAGTTACTATGATTTTTGGAGGATTTCCAAACAAAAAAGAGCAAAAAGCTTTTGTAAAATTCCTTCAAACCATACTAGGTGATAATTTTGAGGTTTATGAAATAAATGGAGATGTAACTACAAATAAAAAAGCGGAAGAAAAAGCAAAAAGAATTATCGCCAAAAATAAATTAAATAGGGAAGAAGGAGTGGATAGACAGATAATCTTTGTTTCCAAGGATATGGCTTCTCGAAGTTTTTCAATTTCCGAAATTGATACTGTAATACTTATGTATGACAGGGGAATGATCAATTCAACCGCCCAGAAAATCTCAAGGGCATTTACTCCTGGTAATAACTTATATGACGAAGAGAAATTGGTTTCACACGTCGTTAGTTTAAGCCTGGATGCATCAAGAGAACACTGTCCTATTGATCTTTACATAATTCAGGAGGCAGCTAGAATTGGGGAATATGATCCAAATGGATCTATAGAGGGTCCAATTAAGAACGTAGCTTCCTGCTATAATATCTTCCAGAATACAGATAATGGATTTCTCCCAATAGAAATGGATGACTATTCCCAATTCTTGATTGAAGGAGCAGGATCTGATTTATTAAGAATTGCTAGCTCAACAGTAGATGTATCAGATCTCGGATCCATAATTCTTTCGATGGATCAGGAAATGATAGATTTTTTGGATCTTGCATCTCCTAATGGGTCTAATAAACAAAAATCTAAAGGCAGAACGGAGATATCTGTTAATGAGGTGAAGACCTATTATAATAATCATAGAGGTCCAAATGATGAAAAAATAAAAACATTGGAAGAAAAATTATCAGAAGTTCTCAGAGATATTAACTATTGTGTGCCAGATTTAGTTATGCTTGATGATTATAGACATGATAATATTTCGGATATAATTGGAAATCTCTATAATATGCCTGAAATATACAAAGATATTGAAGAGGATTTAGGTTTTTCTATAGTCCTTGCAAAATATTTACTTCCATATCTTAATCATAGACTTCTTAATACAGCAATAGAAATTTTTATTAAGGAAGAGGATAAATTTTTCATTATATAATCGTTAACTTTACGAAATATTTATTATATTTAAGTATAAATTATAACTAAGTGAGTAACTTTAATAAATATTGGACTGCTAGGGGGAACTCAAAAAAAGCCGAGGTTTTTACCCCGTCTTTTTTAGTCAGAGAAATGCTTGATAAAATTCCTGCAGAAATTTGGAGGAGTTCAGAAACTATATTTTTAGATCCTTGCTTTGGATCCGGAACATTCATAAAATGCATCATTGAAAAGCTAAGGGAATATGGACATAGTGATGAGAATATTTCTAAAAGGATCTGGGGAGTAGAAATTAATAGAAAATGGTATAATAGGGTAAAACATTTCAGGATTGGCGAGTATAATATAAGAAACATCTATTGTGTAGATGCTCTAAATACAAATATTTTAGATGGTATGAAGTTTGATGTAGTATGTGGGAATCCGCCTTATCAGGGGAAAAAATTAGGGGGTGGAGCTGGATCTGGAAATGCTATATGGCATAAATTTGTAGTAAATGCTTTTAATGCTCTAAAGGAGAACGGATACCTTTGCTTAATTCATCCTATAGATTGGAGAACTAATCTTTCGCAGAAAAAGATTGAATCTGCTAGGAAAATTTTGATGACGAATCAAATAGAATATTTAAAATTAGCATCAGCCCCATTCCCTGGTATAGGAGCTTATGTTGATTGGTATATTCTGAAAAAACGTGAGAAAAAAGAAAATACTTTAATAGATTTTCTGGATTGCCAAAAAAATGTTTTTTTAGATAATAAATTATTTCCTCTATATTCTTATAACAGCGATACTGTAAATTCAATAAAATCGAAAGTTTTAATGGATGCTACAAATAATCTAAATATGAGGAAACCATTTCACGGGTTAACTATATTAGATAGGTCTAAGCCAAAAGGAAAATATAAATTTGCTCATGGAACCGGATATACAAAAAATGAATGGAAATATTATGATTATCCGCATATTCATCAATATCATAAAAAGGTTATAATGTCTTCCGTTAGGATACCTAGAGCTATTTATGATGATGGGAATATAGGGATCGGGGATCATGTTCATTATATTTTGGTTAATAATAAGGAAGAGGGGGAATTTCTAACCTCTGTGATAAATAGCAAGCTTGGTATATTTCTGCAAAAGATTTTCGTTACTACCTTTTGGGATGGCGAATCCTCTCATTGGAATAATCCATATCCAATCTCTAAATTAAAAATAGACAATAGGAAATTCGAATCGGATATAGAGATCTATGATTATTTTGGATTAAGTAAGGAGGAGAGAGAATACATTGATAAAGAACTAAGAACCAAATAATTAAATTTATGAATATTTTCGAATTTTTACTAACATCTATTTTAAACTTCATGGTTGGAGTGTTAATTGCCTATTATTGCACACGATTTTGGGCTATTAAAACAAGTCCTGGCAAATCTTTATTGGATCAGCTAGCAAAAGATACATATTCTTTTTTTCAGGAAAATGGGGGAATGGAAGTTAGCGAAAATTATGTATTTTTTCATGTTCATAATAATTTTTTATTAGATTCGATTTATGATTATTATAGTAAGGATTTTTTTAAGAAGAGAGATGAGATTCAAAGAAATACCGGATATTTGAATAAAAAATATAAGGATTTTTTTTATTGCGTAGATAATTTATATAAAGGAATAAACCAATTTTATATGAGCTATAAAGCTCAGTCAAAATTAGCAGATCATTACAGAGAAGAACTTATAAATTATTTTTCGGGACCTAGTAAATGGGATATAAAAGTTCCATATATTCTTTATTTTTTAGACAAAATGACTGGAGAAAATGAGATTTTTAAAAATTTTAGAGAGAATTTTTTAGATTATTATTTAAAATTAGGAAAATATAAAGATGTAAATACCGTTTCATTCCAATATGATCCTCATGAAATGAAACAGATTTTAAATTTATTTATTTTAAATAAGGATTTTTTTAAAAAGACTATAAAAGAATTGGAATTAGGAGTTTCTACTATAACTAGCGAAAAATCCTGCAGAAAATATTATAGATCTGGTGAAATAATAAAATTATTGGAGGATTATGAGGATTGCAAAAATAAACTAACTAATATTGAATTAGATAATAAGAAAGAAATAAAATATCTTATAGGGAAGATTCGAAACCATAAGTTATATCAATCAATAAATAGTAAAAAATAGTATAAATTTCTTGAATATATAATATGGAAGATCGATGGTACACATATAAAGAAATCCTCCAATTATTTGGGATCTGTAAGCAGACTCTTTATAACTGGAGGAATAATGGTACTATCGAATACAAAGAAATTACTAAAAAGACTTTCTTGTATAAGCTTCCAAAAGAGAAAAATATTCAAAAAAATGGATTACAAGAAGATTTACGAATCGATAATAGCGAAAGCAAAGAGCGAGAATAGGAATAAGGGAAATGGAATTTATTATGAATCTCATCATATAGTTCCAAAATGTCTATGTGGATCAGATACTAAAGATAATAGAGTTCTTTTAACGGCTAAAGAGCATTTTGTTTGTCATAAGCTACTGGCAAGGATTTATCCAGATAGTAATGGTATACGATTTTCGTTCTTTTTAATGTGTCAATCCAGCGATAATCAAGAAAGATATCAAATTTCCTCCAGAGATTATGAATATGCTTGTGAATTAAATCGCCAAGCTTGTTTGGGAAATAGATGGAGAAGAGGAAAGAAAGCTCCTCATTCGGAGGAAACTAAAAAAATACTAAGCAAACATTTTTCGGAACATCTACCAAAATATGCTTTTAAAAAGGGAATGATTCCTTGGAATAAAAATACATTAACAGAGGATCAGAAGAAATATATTAAAGAGCATACATTATCGATGGAATATATTTCTAAAAAATTTGGGATATCCAAAAGACAAGCAGGAGATTTAAAACATGGACATATAGATGGAAAAAGATTGGGAGTTACTGAAAAAGATATCCAATATATCAGAGAGCATACTCAAAATTGTGTTCAAATAGCTAATAAATTTAAAACAACTCAGAGAATTGTGAGTATAATTAAAAATAGTTAAATGGACGAGATAAAAAAGAAGGAATTAGAGGAGAGAAGAAAGGCCCGAAGAAAAATCAGCGCGGAAGATTTTACTCCGATTGAATTAGTTAATGAAATGCTCGATAAGTTACCTGCTGAAGTATGGGCCGATCCTAATAAGACCTTTTTGGATAACAGTGGAGGAAATGGAAATTTTGTTGTTGAAGTATTAAGAAGAAAATTAGAAAGGGGCCACGATCCTCTTCAGGCTCTGTCCACAATATATTCTGTAGAACTAATGTATGATAACGTTGAAGAGATGCATCATCGCATGTACTCAATTGTTAAAGATTTTCTCCATACTCAAGAAGATAAAGACAAGGCATTCAAAATAATCAAGGAGAATCTGGTCTGCCACGACGCATTGACCTGGGATTACGAAAACTGGTGCTCACCAAATACTCATCACGCAGTTCCTCTTTTTTAACTACTCCTTAACGATATATTCTATCTATTTTTAAAACTATTATTTTATATCTTATAATAGGGATATAATTTAAACTAATAAAATGGAAAAAGTAAAAGTATCGATTAATGTAATGGTTCATCCTAATCTTGTTCCTATGATTGAAAAATTCAATAAGATCGGGGGAATCTATGATAACTTAAATTCAGGTCTTTTAAGCGAACCCTTAATGCCTCTATTTCTATCCGAACATTTTGGAGAGCCTGTGGAGTTTATTAATGGTAATGGAATAGATTACAGAACATCAATAACTGGAAAAACTATTGAAAATAAGGCACTAACTATGTCTAAAGGATCTTCGGATTTAAAAAATTTCGGGGAGGTAAAAGAGAATTCTGATTATCTTTCTATTTTTCATCCGGACGAAAATAGGTTTTTTTTAATGCCTATGAAGGAAGCTCAAAAATTTCTTATAAATGAGGATATTACAAATAACAAAGAGCATGTCCCTTTCTGCAAAAATCTGATTCCTTCAAGCCGAATATCTAAGGCCTCAATTAATACTATGCATCTTTTAAATCATTCCGAAGAAATAAGTCTTTCTTTATTGGATAAATAAAGAAAAAGTATCCCTTAATGAGAGCTCGATTTGTACTTTACGAATTCGCTAAAAACAAAGATTCTAAATATTATGCTCCTGATTATCTTATACAGGAGCTTATGGATGCTGTTAACAAGTATGTTCCTCTCCATGAGATAGATCATATAGTTGAACCAGCTTCTGGCGACGGAGCGCTAATACCTTTTATTGATAAGATAGCTAATGCCTATAATATTGATACCAGCTATTATGATCTAAAACCAGATCCAGGCAATCCTCGTATTGAACAGCAAAACTTCTTAGACTATTCTCCAGAACCATATTTCAGTCCATCTAGGCTTGTACTCACAGGACCACCTTATGGGGAACCTGGAGCTACAGCCAAACTATGGAAGCAGTTCGCTCAGAAGGCTTCAGAGGTGGCAGGATATGTCGCTTTTATCTCTCCGGTTACTTGGCTTGATGTGAAACATCCTGTTCCTCATCTAGAACTTATCTATCAGAAGGACATGGGGTGGGTTAAATTCAGGGGCAGCGAAGCTTTCGGCGGTGAAGACCATCCTGTTAAGACTGCTATACTTATCTATAAAACTATCAAAGAGCCACAAACTGAAGACTTTTCATTTATAGATAACGATTTCATTATTCAGGAGATCTATGGTCGTGATAACTTCAGGAATAGAAAATACGATTATTATATTCTCTCCTGGGGCCGTGATTCAGGCAGAGTTAATACCTCAGGAAGGTATCCTGATGGCCGACTATTTTCTAAGGCAATTGGAATAAAGGTCTTGGATGAGGCTCGTAGGGATGATTTAGAAGCGTTTTTAGAGACTTTCGAACAGGACTATAAGGATAAGATCGCCAGATACTCAATTACAACAGCTAATGTCTTAAGTGTGCCTCGTTTTAAGAGATTTCTCGGAAACGCTCTATATTCGGGGATGAATGAATCTATAGACTTCGAAAGAGAAGGGAATCCATACGAGAAATTACGTATCGGTCGTAAGGTAACAAGGCCTTATCCTCAAATGAAGCCGAAAGAATTTTTTCAATGGTATCAGTCTGAGGCCTTTCCATATTATGATTCCGATGAGTTCTCTTTTTCTAGCGTGCTTTCAGATCTTGTTAATGACGAGGAGTCTACAGATGAAGAACTTCGAGAGGTATGGACTGAAGAACTTGATGTTCCAGAAGAAGTTATAGATAAACTATTACCTATGCGGGGTTATTTCTTAGATTTCCGCTATATTCAGAACATATGAAACTAGTACCAGAACATATAGATGAGGTAATGGGCTTCCAAAGAGGAATAGATCCTAAGGAGGCTATTGGTATAGGAAGGCTAGCGAATATACCTAGCGAAAAGATCCGTAATGCTTTTGCATGTGTCCGCAATTATTCTCTTGAAGATCTTGAGGATATGTATAGAAGGATTAGAGCTAAATCTAATATCTCTCTTGATGGAGTTCCTATAGAGAAATTATCTAATCATGAATGGATAGAATTTAATAATAAAGTTGTTAATGGTATTAAATCTCTTAGGAGAAGAAAGGTAAAAGCGGTCTCTCCATTTGGAGAAGGCGATATCCTAAAAGTAGTTCATCACGGAAGGACTTATTTTGGAGTTTATGATGGAATAGACAAACATGGGAGGATTAAGGCAAAGGGGAATAGGGCTAGATTAGCATTTGGCTTAGACAGATATACTCTCGCAACTCCGGAAGAGGCAGAAGCTTTTAGAAAAGAAGCAATTGAAAGAGAGAAACAGAGATGGGATTTGCAAATTCGCCGAGTTAAAATGCTGCTTTCAATGGGATCTGCTAAACCGGAAGATCTAGAAAGACTTATAAGAGACTATAAAAATACATTCCGAGAAGATTATGAGGGCTAGAAGAGTCATAGAATCTATCAATTTCGAAAGGGGAAAGGATCCTAAAACAGTTATGGATATAGGAAGGACTAAATATGCGTTTCCTGTCGAAGATATTATTTTCAGAGGGGGAAATGTAATATCTCCTGAAGAGGGCGATAAGTATTTAAGGACAGTTTTACCTAGGAGATTGAAGAGCGTTATATCCAGGCCAGGTGCAGTTTGGAATTACCCAAGATTCAAAGATGGCCTTCATTATGCAGATGCTAAATGGATCATGAGACAAGGCTATAGCGGAATTAAATATAAGGGAACTTTTTATCCATTTCCTAAAATAGAGGGATTTGATTTCCAAAGGAGCGGTGAAGAAGAAATCGATGAATCTGTAAATTTCGAAAGAGGAAAAGATCCTAAAAAGGTTTTACGTCTTGGAAGAGTTCGTCCGTATCCTGATATGACTGTGGAACAATTCCAGAGATGGTTTAGAGAAGAAATAGTTCCTTATTTAGATGATGATGGTGAACAGGCTATTGTAGATAATCTATTGATGAATGATTGGGAGGCTGATTGGGAAGTAGCTGAATATTTAAGGGGAAGGCATCTGTCGCCGGAGATTGTTGACGATTTAATGTATATGAGGGGCTACTTTAATGACAGAGAATATATAAAGAGACTATTTGACGAAAAATTATTTTAAGATATGAAGCTAGTAGCAGAATCACTTAATGAGGCCTTAAATGAGGGAGCTCTTATAAAATTTGGAAGAAGCACGCAGAGTTTGAAAGAGGAGTATCCTATTTTCAAGAACTTATCTGTTGCAATGATACTTGAAGCTCTTCAGAGAGTGAATTCTACTCATTTTACAGGAGGAAAATTAGATTTATTCAAGTTCTATGACTTTATAAAGAAATTTAGGGGATATACTAAATCCTTTAATGATATGAAGGAGGTTATGACTGAAATCGCTCCGGTTTTAGGTATTGTGGATCAGATTCGCTTTTCTAGAGAGGAAAGGAGCGAGATTAAATTTAAAGAGAAAGCTCTAAATGGAGAGGTTCCTATAGAGTATTTTGATGAGGCTGAGATTCCAGAGGATACTATAGAAGATGAGGATTATGTTGTTAGAAGCATGGGCGGGGATACTGAACCCGCTTTCTATAGATTTGATAGAGAACTTAATCAGAGAGAGCGAAATCTATTAAGAGTATCTTATGCCCTTAATCATGGTAATCCTGAAGTTAGCACATGGAGAACTTATCTTGGTGCAGTTCCGGCTAAAGTAGGATTTGTTCGAAGAAATAATAGAAGTTTTGATTATACAGCAGGACTTGCAAAAAAGAGATGATAAAATATGAAATTAGTAGCAGAATCACTTAAGGAATTCTTAGGAATTAATAGGCTGGACGAATTTGAGAGATCCGGAGATCCTCATAAGACTATGGGTATAGGACTCGAACCAGTTATTAAAGACTGGATGAGAAAGAATACTCATTATAATGTTGATGAGAAGCCAGCCGAATACTCATGGAGAAAACCTCCTACAGTCTACAGTCTCTTATGGCTTTCTGTGAAGCATAATCATCCGCAGTGGGTTAAAGCTCTTTTGCAAAAGGGATATGATCCTAATGAGAACGGTGGTGCTGCTCTAAGATGGGCTTGCGGTCTTGGTTATAAAGATATAGTAGGTCTCCTTCTTGATGCTGGAGCTGATCCAGATGCTAAAGGACCAAGCGGTCCTCAGGAGGCTTATGAATGGGCAAGGCGAGAAGGTCATAGAGATATTATTAAAATGCTGGATATGAGTAAGGCGGGATATACTTTTACAGATAAAGGTCCGGATTTTGAACTACCAGAAGAGCCAGAAGAAGAGTCTAAAAAGACCCCCGAAGCTCCTCCCGTTCCGGCTAAGCCCGTAGAGCGACCCGAAGAGGAAGAGGAAGAGGAAGAGGAAGAAGAAAAAGGAGGCTGGTTTTAATGAAGGCTATGAGAGTCATAGAATCGGTAGAATTTCAGAGAGGAGCAGATCCATATACTTCTTTAGGTATAGGAAAGTCTACTCAAAGGGATTTTTCTGGTGGTAAAGAACTCATAGAATGGGCTTATAATTTTCCTGCAGTATGGTCTAAGGGGGAGATCCCGGAATGGAATGATTCTGATTACATAATTAGAAAACCATTCGGCGGATACCTCGAAGAAGTCTATATACAGAGAATGAGGAATATAAAGCTTATAGTAATAAAATGGATTAAAGATAATATTACTATTAATGGAGAGCCTTTAAGCCTTAAAGAAGCTATGAATATGTTTGAAGAAATTCAGAAGTTCGTTATTAAGAATCTAGAAAGGGAACGGGGAATTAGAGAGAGCATAGATTTTCATAAAGGAGGTAATCCGCTGGATACGCTAGAGGTTGGCAGAATAGAGGAAAGAAAGGATGCAGCATATAGATCTTTTATGGATTGGCTTTCTACATACTCATTTAAGGAGGCAGATGTTATTGAAGAGACTTATGATCAACCTTATGGATTCTTTGGTGATGATGAAAAGGAGGCTTTGATATTTAATGGATTAACTGTTGATGAAGTTTCTAAGAAAACTCCAGAAGAAATGGAGAGATATTTCAAAATTGTAGAAGAGGTTTTCGGCCTCACTTTTTGGGCCGCTGAAATAGCTAAATTGGAATATGAAGAATATAAAACTATGCCAGAGGAGGATAAAGAGGAGCTGGAGCAAAAGATAGAAGATGATTTTGGAACATATAATTTTTTGGAATATCTTGTAAAGTATTTCATTAATAAATGGCCAGGAAAGGTAAAAATAAAAGATCCATATGAGAGCAAAAAGCGTAAACGAAGCTAATTTCGAGAAGGGACAAGATCCTAAGGATGCTCTGGGTATTGGAGTTGGCGAAAAACTCCGAATGGAGGGTATAGATGCTCTTACTCATTTCCTATATTATGCTAATGCAAAGGATATGATAAAAAAAGTCTGGAATGACTGGGATCATATGTGGGATAAGCTAAAGAACAAAGTCGGGGATGGATATATGGATCCGAATGCTCTTATGAGTTTTATAAGAGATTTAGATGTGGAGAATCAGAAAAAGCTATATGATTATATTATAAAGAACCATTCGAATAAATGGTAATTTTTTCTTAAATTTTAACGAAATTCCAGCCGTAATATTTTTTTATTACGGTTTTTTTGTTTATATTAGCTCTGTAATTAAAATTAATTTTATGCCACAAGGAGATCTGGTCAGTGTTTATAATATTAAGGATACCGAAATTTACGAAGATAATAACTGGGACCTTAATGAGGGGTTTAATGATAGGGACTGCAATTTCTACGAGAAGAAAGAGGAGAAGGGTATAAGACCTAATCGCGATAAGGACGGGAAAATTCCGTTGAATCTTGGATGCGGAGTTCGAATGAGAGATAAGTATGGACAATTCCTCTATACTGATAAAGAGAAAGCTGAAGGATATGATCGGGAGGTAACTCTCAACGTCACTTCATGGATTGGTACATCTCCTGGAGCTATTCACTATTATGGAAATATGCATTTCAGAACTTGCACTGTTCATCCAGAGGGCCAGCCAACTTGCTCTACCTCTTGCTGGGATATTCCTCTATTTGGATCTGGAAATATTCAGCTTACCAGAGAACTCGAAGCTTGGGAGTTTAAGAGGTATCCCAAGACTTATGACGGCTGGTATCCTGGAGATAGCTATTCCGGATTCTATACCCCGGAGGATGTTATAGCCAGAGGTAAACAGGTCTTTAAAGATCTCTTCGGAAAGGGATGGAAACTTAAAATTGATCGAAGGTATTAAATTTATCCCAAAATATTTTTTTATCTCGGAAAGATTCATTATATTAGCATATAAATTATCACCAATGGCAGCTAAGATAGACTTAACCACAAAAAAGAGATTTCTGGAAATTCCAGAAAGAAAGAGATTTGGCTGGTCTCCCTATATGCAGGAAATTCTTAAAATCCAGTTTCCCCGTAATGCTGTTAAAGTAATGGCGCAGAAATCTGTTATTAGGGGAAAAAAATTATGCCTCTTTGGGAAGTTCATTTGGGATTATCAGATCGAAGTTGTTGATTACAAAGAATTTGTAAGGGAATAATGGAAAAAAATCTTATCATAGTAAGGGGTTTGCCGGGCTCAGGATTTGGATATATAAAATAAAAAATGCTTAAAAGAAATTGTCCATATTGTGATGCTGAAATTAAATATAGGAATGAAAAATCCTATAAATTTGCTATTAAGAATGAATCTGTTTGCAGGAGCTGCTCCGGGAAAATCAATACGTGGAATATTAGATTAAAGAACGGGGAAGCTAAAAATCCTTTTTTAGATAAAAACCACTCTAAAGAAGCTATTCAAAAAATGAGAGATTCACGGGCATCCAGGTCTGAAAAATATAAAACAGATGAATTTAGAAAAAATGTTTCTAAAGTAACTTCCGGAGAAAGAAATCCAATGTATGGAAAGAATTTAATGGATACTTGGATAGAAAAATATGGATTAGAAGAAGCATTAAAAAAGGAGAAAAGACGGAAACAAAAATTATCAAAAGCTTTTTCGGGGGATAAAAATCCAATGTACGGTAGGGAAACCCCTAAAAAATCAGGTAAAGGAATTTCTGGCTGGTATGGAAGTTTTTATTTTAGAAGTTTGCATGAATTGAAATTCATAATTTCCTGCGAACGATTCGGGTTAGAAATTTTATCTGCGGAGGACTTAAAAATACCATATAAAAATTATGATGGAACGGATAGAACATATTCTCCAGACTTTATTGTAGATAATAATTTTTTAGTTGAGGTCAAACCAAAAAAACTTTTCAAAACACCCTCTAATTTATTGAAATTTGATTCCGCAAAAAAATACGCTTTAGAAAATAATTTAATCTTTAAAGTATTGGATTTTGGAATAATACTCAAAGATGAACTTAATAGATTGATAGAGTCGCAAGCAGTAAAATTAAATGTTGAATATGACTTATAAAAATGAAAATGGATCCCGCGAAAGATCTTTGATCATCGTTCGCGGGATCCCGTAACTGGGTTCGGGAAAAAGTACCTTTGCTAAGCTATTAGGTCGTGCAGTCTGTACCGCAGATGATTTTCATACTGATCGAGACGGAAATTATAACTGGAAGCCTGAAAATGTTGGCAGAGCTCATGAGTGGTGTAAGCGTAAGTGCAAGAGATTTATGAAGGCCGGAATTGAGACCATAATTATAGCTAACACTTCAACGACTGAGGATGAAATACGTCCATATATAATGATAGCTAAAAATCATGGATATAGAGTGTTTTCGATTGTTGTTGAGAATAGACACGGGGGAGTAAATGAACACAATGTTCCTGAGGCCACTCTGGAAAAAATGAAGAATAGATTTTCAATAAAACTGATATAAAAATAATCTAAAATTGATGGAAATGAAAAATAACACTTTTGTTCAGGAGAATGGAATGGTAATTGAAGAAGGGAAAAGATACAGATCTCTTGTTAGAGACCTTGTTTGGGTGAAGGAGATAAATCTTGAAAAGAACGAAATGCATTGTTACAATATTTCAGAATCCTGCAATTCCTGGCATAGGATATCTTCAGCTATTAAAGATAATAAATTCCGCAGTCAGGTATAAAAATGAGTACAAAGATTTATAATGCATATTTATGGGATGGCACAGTTGAAGAACTGATGTCATTCCTTAAAGAGCTTCGAAAAAAGTATGCAGAAGAGGCAACTCTTCATCTTGTTCAATTTTCTGGATGGCTTAAGCATAAGGAGGAGGAATATAAATCTGAAGGAAAATACTTCAGCCTTTCGATATATCTCAGGAGTTGCATAAATGCAGGACTTAATGAACCGGATAATCTTGATGCTTCGGCTGCAGTGTATTTTCATCGCGGAAAAATTGCTCTTCAATTTTTTGGTTTTGAACTATTCTCTAGAGATGGTAAAAGACCTATGATGGAGCTGCTTCGTAGCGAGCCCAAACTCATCGAGTATGATTTCTGGAATAATGTTGATCAGCCGGAAGAACTAACAGAGGAACAATGGGACGATAGAAAAGACTTCTGGGATTTTCTTCAAGTTCCCTGCGAGGACGGTCTCATTTACGAATTCTCCTCACGAAATACACTATGGGAAATTATAAGCAACTATAGAGAAAAAACTCGGTAAGCATCATTGTAATTGCGAAAGATTTATTATATTTGAACATTAATATATGAAGCTATGGTAAAGTTCTTAGTAAATATTCTCTCCTGGGTGCTTCTGCTTGCCGCCCTTGTATTTTTCATAGGTATCTTCTACTTCGTGATCGAGAAAGATTCCGATAATGCTTTTATTTGCGTCCTTTTAGGATGGACCAGCTACTTTTTAGGCTGGGGAGCTAGAAATTATTATCTCTTACTTAAAAACAAGTAATATGAATAACGATCTTAAAAAACTTTCTGACCACGAGATCAAGATACGAAAAGATGATCTCATCAGGGCTGAATCCGGTATCAAAATTCTTCTTGCCGAAAAAAGGGCTGTTTATAACAAGAAGATACAGAAGAGGTGGACGAATCCTGTTAAAATACTGGATCTCAAGAGGGAAATGGATGATCTGGAAAAGGCACTCTACTTGCTTAATGAATATTCCCGGACATTGACCGATGAAAGTAATTCCAGGATGAAATAATCACAAAACTCTTAACAATATTTTAACTATAAATTCTAAATAGAAAGAAATGTCAGACGAACAAACTCCCATCCAGAAGCTCTACTCAGATCCCAAAGCTAAAGGATTCGTTAATCACTTAATTGGAGCTTATCTCCCTATCCATAAAATCGAAAAGGTCTGGAACTTTAAATCCACTCAAAAACATCGCTGTAATGTCTGCGGCCAGAAGCTCTTCGATATTCAGACCGTTTGGGATAACATGCACAAAAATGATGAGAAGCTCCGGGCAGAATTCATGCCTCATCTTCAAAAACAGCTGGCAGGGGAAGAGACCAAACTCGAAGAGCATCCCATGTATAAGTATGTTACCCAGGGAGCGGTCCAGGCCTGGACTGGTAAGAAAACTGATACCTGTCTCTGCAACAAATGTATTTCAGATCTTCTTGATATGGTCCAGACTGGCCTTTTAATGGATGATAAAAATATTGTTTGGCTTATCAACAAAATGAGAAGATCGGAAGTATTTGATGTATTCAAGGCCAGCGAAAAACTAACACCCACCGATAAAGAAGAGGTGGAACGAATAGAGAAAAAAGTCGAGAGATCGCCAGATAAGAAAGTTGCTACGTTTGGCGACCTTGAAGTCTTACAGCAACTTAAAGCAAAAATGGAGGCTGAAGAAAATGGCAAAGAATAAAGAAGAAATTAGGGTTGTCAGAAAGATCCGAAGGATTGAATTCTGGTATAAGGACGAATTCTATGTCTATGAATTCCGAAGTGAGAACAACACCGGGTACTCTTTCATCTGGAAGAATGGGGCAAGGATATATGGACCTATGATAAATCACTCTACAGAGGAGGGGATTGAGGTCTATAATGCGATCCAGCCTAAAATCGTAAATAAGGAAATTTGATTTTTAACAAACTTTTAACGCTTAAAATTTTTTTAAAATTTAACTTTTTCTTATATTAAGGTGTAATAAATATAGAGAAATTACCTAACATGAAAATAATACTTAATACTCAGAGCTCAGAATTACTTAATTATTTTATAAGGGCTTCGAAGAATTCTGCATCAGGACCAGAGAGTAAAAGAGCAGAAATCCAAGGATCTAGAGTCGAATCCGGCCTTTTTGATCATATAGGAGTTCCTTCCGTTGATGCATATCTTATAGAAGTTCCGACATCTTATTCTAAAAGGGCCGTTGACTTTATCAAAAAGAAAACTCCTTATGTTCCCGTAATTCTGTTTGGCTCGCCTGAATCCCTGATTGAGGTTTCCGGTGCAGATATTTACATTCCACTTTGCAATTATTCAGAAGAATTCTTTGCAAGTTTCTACCAGTTAGCTATTTGGAATGCTTCGAATTATATTCGTAATTTCGAAAAGCTTCGTAAATTAACCACGAAGATGAGTGATGTTATCGAATTCAATAATTGTAAGTATGATCCTACCCGCAGGACTCTATTCTATAAAGGGAGCGAGTTAAAGAGGCTATCGGCTAAAGAGGGCGGAATTATAGAAGTTCTTGCTTCTAATTTTGGGGAGGTGGTTAAGAAAGAAATCATCTTGGAGAAGGTATGGCATAAATCAGACTATTTCTCCGGTCGCTCAATGGATGTCTATGTCACGCATCTAAGGACCTTATTTAAGGAGAACGATGTTGATGTTAATATAAAGAATATCTCCGGTGTTGGACTAATACTTGAATAATATGAGTGTTTTTCGAAAATTTCAGAATACCCGAATCGATCTGGAAAAAGTTATGGTCTATAGGCCATATACAAATTCCGTCAGAAGAGAAGATGCATGGGATAAAATAATTTTCTATACTTCTCGATATCCCGAATGTTTTGAGGTCTATTATAATAGTGTTGAGGAAAGGGAGATTCTTTTGAAGGACCTTAAATTTTTAGATGATTACTTTGCGATAAAATCTCCGGAGGAAGAGCGAATATTGCCATAAATCTAACGTTTTTTAACGTTTCATAAGTCATTTAGATCCTCAAATATTTTTTTATTTGGGGATTTTTTCTTACATTTACTTAGTAATTAAAACTATAAGACAATGAAACGCTTAATTATCCTCTGGACACTCTTACTTCTCCCGCTTTTTGCAGGTGCCCAGTTTTCGATAGATTCCGTAGGCTTTCAGGTTTATCGGGCTGATATCTATCAGGGGCAGGATACAGAAGAAGGCTTTTTCGCTAACAAGAGGAATTCTTACAATGTAGACGTTTTAGTCTATATTGAAGATGGCAAGATGACAAATAAGAATATGAGGGGTCAGCTTAAGTCTATGAGATTTCAAAAAGAGCCCAAGTATTTTTCTAACCTGGCTGAAGGAGTCCCTGGATATGAAATAGAGAGTAAAGACTTTGGAGGGTTCAATTGCGTTATCAGCATATTTTATCTTCAGGAGTCAAACTCATATAGGATTAGAATGGATTATTCAAATCTTCGAATCTTTTTATATGCTAATCCTACAAATGAAAGACCTTGGGATGATCAAACAGATTTAATGCTGGTAAAAGATGCTCAGTCCTGGCCTAATGATCCTGATTATACGGATGAAGAAGTTATAGAGTATTTTAAAAAGCTGATGAACGGAGACGAGGTTTCAAAGGCTATTGCTAAAGCTCTTATTTTTGATGCAGTAAACGAATTTTAAAAAAGAATATGAATTACACACTTGATTTTATCAGAAAGAATAATCTCATTATTTTTGAAGCAATAATGGGATCGCATGCATACGGAACCAATATTGAGACTTCGGATAAGGATATCCGAGGGGTCTTCATTCAGCCTCTTGAAGACATTCTTAAGTATGGATATAAGGATCAGGTTGCTGATAAGACCAACGATATTGTCTTTTATGAACTGAAGAGATTTCTCGGACTGGTTAAGACTAATAATCCTAACATCCTTGAGCTCCTTAATGCTCCTGCAGATTGTATTATCTATAAGAATTCTCTTTATGATCTTATCGCTCAGAATGCTCGTCATTTTGTTACGAAGAAGTGCCGCTGGACTTTCGCTGGTTATGCTATCGAGCAGATTAGGAAGGCAAGGGGATACAACAAGATGATGAACTGGGAAGAATCTAAGATGACCCGAAAGGGTGTTCTGGATTTCTGCTACATTATTGAAGGGGGAGAGACCATACTCCTTGAGGAATGGATCAGAAGAACCGGTAGAAATACAGAAGGATCCCTCTTCAGCGATCAGAGAATGCTTGCTCTTGCAAAGATCGATCACGCTCATGACATTTATGCAGTTTATGATCTTAGTAATTTCAAGGGTCTTTATGGAGTTGTTGGAAAGGAGAATGCAAATGATGTTCAGCTTACCTCTATCCCTAAGGGACAAAAGGTCGTTGCTATCCTTACTTTCAATAAGGACGCATACTCAACTCATTGCAAGAATTATCTGGCTTACCAGACTTGGCTGAAGGAGAGGAATGAGGATCGTTTCAAGATGAACAAGGCTCATGGTAAGAACTATGACTCGAAGAATATGATGCATACCTTCCGTCTTCTTAACATGGCTCTTGAGATTGCAGCTACCGGAGAGATAAGAGTTCGTAGATCAGATGAAGAAAGAGAAAAGCTTCTTAAGATCCGTCATGGCGAATACGATTATGATCTTCTTATCGAAGAAGCAGAAGATATGATCAAGGATCTTGATCGTGCATTCGATCAGTCTTCTCTTCCTGATAAAATTCACGATAGCTTTATCGCTAATCTTGAATATGAAATCAGAGAAAAAAGATATGGTCTTTAACACACTTTTAACACCCGGGATTTTTTAATCTCGGGTTTTTTCTTTATATTAGCAAAATAAAATACAATCTTATGAAATTCAATAACAGACCTAACATAGCTCATAAAGTTGGAGATCGAATTGTCTGGGAATCTCGCTCAGTAGCCGTCAATGGAGTAGTAATACTCTATGTCCCCGGTGAAAAGGTTCCTTATGTTCTTGTTTCAAAGAGGGGTCCAAAATCAGCCGATTATCAGGGATATATGAATCTTATTGCAGGCTATATGGACTGGGACGAATCAGGTCCTGAAGCCCTTTACAGGGAAGCATGGGAAGAAGTAGGTCTGGATCTTAGAGAATTCGCTTATCCGGAAAAGGATGGTCAGGACTCTCCATTCTGGAAGGATGTTATAAGCAATGATCTTGAACAACCTTGGCATGTTAAAACAGAGCCAGACGAAAATCGTCAAAATATTTCCTTAAGGTATGGATTAGCAGTTAGGATGAAAGCTAATATTCTGCCTGCTCTATCTCTGGAAAATAATGAGGTCGAGGGAGAAGTCGAACATGCTGGATGGCTTCCAGTTAATGAATTAGATCATTATCAGTGGGCCTTTGATCATGATAAAGTTATTAAAGAATATCTCGTCAGAATAGGCGATCATATTTGTAATTATTAAAACTTCTTCGTGGGTTCCTTCTAAAATATACAAAAATACTTTATGAGTGCTATAAATGAACTCTTTACCGAGAAGTTTCGTCCTAAAAATCTGAGCCAATTAATTGTTCCGGAGAGGATCAAAGCCCAATTGAATAAAGGTCTGATTCAGAATTTACTTCTTCATGGATCTGCTGGAACCGGGAAAACTTCAACTCTTTTTATACTTGCTGAAGGTCATCCGACTCTCTATATTAATGCCTCTTCAGAAAGGGGCATCGATACTATTCGAGAGAAGATATCCAGCTTTTGCTCGACTATCTCATTAGAGGGCGGTAGAGAAAATCTTAAATGTGTTATACTTGATGAGCTTGATGGAGCTACAGAGGAATTCTTTAAAGCTCTTCGTGCTGTTATGGAGAGATATTCCGCAACGGCTAGATTCATAGCTTCCTGCAATTATCTTCAGAAGATTCCAGAGCCTATAAGAGAATCGCGATTCCATTCAATATCTTATGATCCTGTTAATAAGGAGGAAGAGGATTATTTGGTAAAGGAATATGCTAAACGAATTGCTGCTATACTTCAGGCTGCGAAAATTGAATATAAGCCAGAAGTTCTTCTTAAATTCATTAAGAATGATTTCCCCGATTTAAGAGCTCTCATGAATAAGATTCAGGCTCTTTATCTAAGAGGAGTCAAGACACTTGACGAGACTAATTTCAATACTAATTTCGATTTTAAAGATCTTTTCGATCTATGCCTGAATACATCTTCAAAACCATATGATAATTATAAATTTATAGTTAATCAGTATGGATCTAGAATTGATGATTCCCTTGCAGCACTAGGAACTGATTTTCCCGAATATCTCAAGAGTGTTGCTCCAGCTAAAGAGGATAAGCTTCCACTTGTTCTAATAGCAGTGGCTGAATATCAATATCAGAAACCCTTTGTTATTGATCCTTTGATAACGTTGCTAGCAGCAGTTATGAAGATTCAAATGATACTAAAATAAAACCCATAGGTGCTAACTTTAAACATATCTTTTTGGATATATAGAATAAAAATGTATTACGTATATCAGTTAAGCTCTAAAAAATATGGAATTTTTTATATCGGAAAAGGAAAAGGTTCTAGAATGTATCAGCATGTCTCATTAGCTAAGGGAAAATCGAATCGAAAAAATAATAATCCCCATCTTTATAATAGGATTATTAAAATACTAAATGATGGTGAAAAAATACAATATAAAAAACTTTTTGAGTCTGATATTGAAAAAAAATGTTTAGATAAGGAAAAAGAATATATCTCAGATATTGGAACATTTCATAAAATCGAAGGAATAAAACGGGGTCCGCTATTAAATCTAACAGCCGGTGGGGAAGGGTCCTCTGGATATATTCACTCTTCATTATCAAAGAAAAAAATTAGTGATTCTTTGAAAGGAAAATTAAAGGGTAGAATATTTCATAAGGATTCTTTAAAAAGAATGAGTTTAGCTAAGAAGGGAAAACCCTCAGGGAACAAAGGAATTTCTCATCTCGAAAGATTAATTAATGTTTATGGGGAGAAAGAAGGACACAAAAAATATTTCTTATTTTTGGAGAAACAACGAAAATCCCATCTAGGAAAAAAAATGAAAGGAAAAGTCTGGAATAAGGGCTCTAGCATTTCGGAAGAAACAAGGAAAAAGATACAAAATTCTTTATTAGGTAAAAAACATAAAATGAATATAGTTAAATGTCCTCATTGTGGATTAGAAGGATCCGGCGGAAATATGACTAGATATCATTTTAATAACTGCAAATCTTTAACAAAAATTTAACAATATTCTTATGAATTTGATTTCTCTTTTAATTATATTTGGGAACTTATAAAAATAATTTCTATGACTAATGCGATATTTGATTTAAGTAACATGTTTTTCCGCTCGCTTTTTATCGTGGGCGGATACGGAAAGAAGCAATATACTTTTGATTCACAAAGAGAGCAAGACCAGCTCATGCGTAAAGTCGCTACTGATATAACATCCGTTATCAGATCCATAAATCCCTCTCGTGTTATCTTTGCTCTTGATTCCAAATCTTGGAGAAAGAGTATTTCGATTGATGAGAATGAGGGATATAAAGGTCATCGTAAAAAATCAGAGGTTATTAATTGGGACAATATCTATAAGATAATGGCCGAATTTGCTGAAATAGTTAAGACCAATGGTTTTATCGTCTCTCAGATTGATAATGCGGAGGCGGATGATCTAATGGCTCTATGGAGGGATGAATTACTCTATAATCAGAATCAGCATGTTGTTTTGGTATCTGCGGATGAAGACGTTCGCCAATTAGCTGATTCTATTTCTTCCCCCAAAAAAGCTTTCTCTATAATATACAATCCTTTTACCCAGGGTAAGAATTCGTCTAAAAAACTCTTTGTACCAGATGGATTTAGGGATTGGCTTAATGATGAAGATGATATTGGGGACATTTTCAACAGATCCATTGATGTTGATAAGGAAGATTTTAAGAGGATATTGAATGATAAGGTGAATCTGGAAGAAGTTGATGGAAAGGAAATTGCTTTGCGTAAGATCTTCTGCGGAGACGATGGTGATAATGTCCCCTCTATTTACACCTGGCTCAATGATAAGGGTAAAGAGGTTCGTATCACTAACAAGCCATATCAAAAAATCATTGATTATATTGGGGCTAAGGATTGGAAGGATCTCATGGAGAAATCAGAGATCATATTTGACCAACTTATCGAGGTATCCGGTCAGAAGCCATCTTTTAAAATGGATAAGAGACTCGAAAGACAGGCAAAATTGGTTGTCTTGGATAAATCACTATTTCCATCTGAAATCGTAAATGCTTTTGCTGAGCATATTAGAGAGGATTATGCAGGGAATCATATTAGTCCTCAGACTTGGAATATGATCTCAATGCTCGAAGGAACTCGTTATGTTGATCCCAAAGGTAGGGTATCCTCAGGTAATGAGGCATCTATATTTGGCCAAATCGATCGTATATCCAATAAAGAACTCTTCTAATGGCAAGTATGGATCTATATTTAGATAGATTAGAGGTCTTTGCGAATACTGCAAAAGAACTTCATGAGAAACATAAAAACAATCAGAGAATGAAAAACGAATACAAAGTTCTTAAACTGAATGAGCTCGGCCCTCAATTAGGTCTTCCCTCTAGTAAGGGATATAAGACTTCTGATTATCTGGAGCTAGTCATTCAGAAAATTGAGGCAAGTGGATATGCCTTTGTTCAATTTCTTCAGCTTATTGATGTCTTATATGTCATAATTAATACAGCGGGAAAACTCAATTATGTTAATCTTCCCCCCGAAGAATTTAATCCGGAGAAGGAGATCAGAGACCATTATAATCCAAAGCCTTCATCTGGTAAGAAGAAAAAAGAAGAGCCTGTTGAGGTTCATGAAGAATTCCAAAAGGCAATGGAGGTTGTTAAGGATCGCGAAACTCTTCAAAAGAATATGCATGGAGTGAAGCTCCCCTGGAAAAAATAATTATCAACATCTAAATACAAATAACAATGATTAAAATCTATTTTGTTTTCTTAATTATCGGTTTTCTTGGCCTGCTCTCCTCGATGATATTCGGAGGAGATCATGATGCTGATTTAGCCGATGGATCTCTGGACTCTGGAGACACCTTCGACGATAGTCCGAAGGTATTCTCTCTTAGAGTCATCTTCTCGTTCCTCATGGCTTTTGGCATTGGAGGAAGCGCAGTCTATTTGGGAGAGGGAAATATCTTTACTCAAATACTTGTGGGACTTGCAGCCGGTTTGGCAACAGGGGCTTTTACCTGGTGGCTTACTAAGATCCTTTATAAGCTTCAAGGAGCTAGCAATGTTGACTCTGATTCCTTTATAGGAATGAAGGGAGATATTGTTGTAGGAACTACGGAAAGCGGGAAATCAAAAGTTAGGTTAAATACCTCTTCCGGTCCTATGGAGTTTCTTTGCAAAGAGTCTAAGGGTAAAAAGCTGAAAATCGGAGATATTGTAGAGATTTCAGAAAAAGCAGGAACTCTTCTTGTCGTATCCAAGAAATAAAATTAATGAACATTTATAAACATTTAAACACTTAAATTATGGAATTTTTTCTTTTAGGAGTAATCGTTTTCGGCGGTATCGTACTAATTGGTTCTTTGCTAGCATTCGTGTCTAAGAACTATATCAAGATCCCGCCCAACACAGCAGCCGTTATTTTCGGTCGCAAGAAAAATGTCGAGGTTAAGAATCCCGACGGAACTGTAACTAAGGTAGCAAAGGGCTATCGTGTCATCGCTGGAGGTGGGGTATTTAAGATCCCTGTTATAGAGAGTGTAGAATTTATGAACCTCTCAAACAGATCTCTGGTGGTTAATGTTAAAAATGCACCTAATAAAGATGGGGTTATGACAACTATCGAAGGAGTTGCCAACGTGAAATTCTCATCGGAATCTAATCTACTTCGCGTAGGTGTTGAGAGATTCCTCGGTCGTCCGGACGATGAAGTTAATAAGATTATCCTCCAGAACCTCGAGGGTCACTTACGTGCCGTTGTTGGTCGTATGACTATGGAACAACTTATCGGTGATAAAACCGCTCTAAACTCTGCTGTACTTGACGAGGCAAATGAGGACTTCAGCAAGATGGGTATAGAGATCGACTTTATCAATATCCAGGATATTTCCGATAACGATAGCTATATTATTAACCTCGGTCGTAAAAGAGCAGCTGAAATCGCAAGAGATGCTGATATTGGAGAGGCAGAAGCGAAGAGGGATGCTCTGAAGAAGACTTCAGAAGCTGAAAAAGCGGGTATTGAGGTTGCTAACACGAACCAGGAAAGGATTTATGAATCCAATAAGGCAAGGGACGTAAAAGAGGCAGAAATGAAAGCTCTGACCGATACTCAGCGAGAAATTGCTAATCAGGCTGGACCTCTTTCTCAAGCTCAGGCTCTGAAAAACGTTGTTGAGGCTCAGGCTGCAACAGAAGCTGCTCAGGAAAAGGCCTTGGTACAGGTTGAAATAAACCGTGCTGAAAAAGAAGAGAAGAGATATATTGCTGAGGTTGTTGTACCTGCTGAAGCTCGCAAGAGGGAAAAAGTTATTCAGGCAGAAGCGCAGAAAGACGCTCTTGTTATCGAAGCTGATGGTATTCAGGCTGCTACTGTTAAAAAGGCAGCCGGCGAAGCTGATGCAGTTCTTTTGGCTAAGAAAGCAGAAGCAGAAGGCCAGGCTGCTATCGTAAGAGAAGCTGGTCTTGCAGAAGCTGATGCTATTAAGGCTAAGCTACTTGCTGAAGCAGAAGGTATCAAGGAAAAAGCTAAGGCTTATGCTGCTCTTGACCAGACTGGTAAATTCCTTGAAGTACTTAACGCTCTTCAGACACTTGGTCCTAATGTTATCAAAGAATTCGCAGGAGTTATGTCAGCTGCTACTGCTCACCTTGGAAACATCAAGGATGTCAAGGTCATCGACTTTGGCGGAAATGGTGCTGGCGGAGGATCAAGCGTTGGTAAGTTCGGAACCATCCCGGTGGAAGTTCTTACTAAAATGTTCGAAGGACTTGGCGGCGCAGGATTTGATGCATCAAAGCTCTTCAGCTTCCTCGGAATCAAGCCGGAAGATCTTCTTAAGAAAGATTCTCCTGCTACAGATTCAAAGGAGACCCCATCTCCAAAGGAAACTCCTAAGAAGTAGTTTTATAATCCGTTTATCTAAAGCCTCGGAGAAATCCGGGGCTTTTTTTAACGGTTTTTTAACAAATAATTTAACCAAGATAAAGGTTTTTTTATTAAATTAGAACTCTAAAGTTATATCTGTGTATAAGATAATATGGAATTATTCGACCTTATAAAAACGATATTCGAGGATCCAGATGGATATAAAGAAGCTTCTAAGATCGATAAGAGGAAGAATTTCTTTATGATCAATCGTAGATTCGCTATTGGTCATCCTATGCAAGCTAATGCCCTTAATAGTCTTAAGATCAATCAGGAACAGGCTATTGATGTATGGCAGAAGTTTATGAGAAAGACCTACAATAAAACCCCGTTTTGGCTCTACATTAAAGGGGTGAAGAAGGCAAAAGAAGAAAAAGAAAAAAAGATAAATATATCCACTGCGACTATAGAGGAATATGCTCGTAGACATAATTATGACAGAAAAACTGTTTTAGAAGCTCTGAATCTATTTCCAAAAGAGATGATTCATGAGCTTCAAACATTTGAAAAGATTGAGAAATGAAAGAGGCTAGAGTTAATGATC